CAGCAGCAGCAGCATCAGCAGCAGCAGTAGCAGCAGCATAAGCAGCATCAGCATAAGCAGCAGCATCAGCATCAGCAGCATCAACAGCAGCAGCAGCAGCATCAGCAGCAGCAGCAGCATAAGCAGCAGCAGCAGTAGCAGCAGCAGCAGTAACAGCAGCAGCAGCATAAGCAGCAGCAGCAGTAACAGCAGTAACAGCAGCAGCATAAGCAGCAGCAGCATCAGCAGCAGCATTGTTTAATTCTTCTCTAGTAGCTTGATCATTACCGAACTTAATAGCAACATCTATTGCATTGGTACTTCTGGAATCTTGCATTAAATGTCTAACCGTATCAGCACAATATGCTTTAACTAACATAAGAAGTTTTAAATCACCTCTATTAGTTTTTTTAAATAACCAAAGTAACCAATCTCCTCTATGACAAGTTGTATATATTTCTTGCCAAGATTTACCCTCTGCCCAAACTTGTGCTTTTTTACAAGCATTTAGTTTAATTAATAATTCTTTCATATGAATAATTTTAATAGTCAATAAGTGTTAGTTTAATGAAAATTTTGGAAATAAAAGATCTTTTAACCTATTATGGTTATAGAATTCTTTTATTATGGACTTTGAAGTTTCGTGATATAGATTACAATTAAAAGTAACAATTACTATCAAATGTTCTAATCTATTAGTTTTAATGTTCTTGCAACAGTTAATTGTGTTCATATAATAAATTTTATTAATGAGTAATAATGGTATAGTAGAAGATGTAATAAACTATAAATTTTTAAAGTGGTTGTTTTTATAAATTATTTTCGTCCTTGAATTGTTTTAGAGCTTTTTCATATGTGATAGGTTTCTTTACCCTTTCATTAGATATTGAAATATTCCAACCATCAAAAAATGCATCTTCAATTAAATTTTTCATCCTTTCAATCTCTGCTTTCAGTTCTTCAATTTCTTTAGCGTTCTCGGAGTTGTATCTATTAAGTAGTTCACATACAGTACTATAATCATAAAACGCACCATTTAATGTTTGCGTTAATGAAATATTCTTTTGTTTTAATAGCCAATCACCAACTGGTTTTAACTCTTTCGCTTTCTGTTCAATCATTTCTTTTGTGAATGTCATTTTAGTTGGTCTTTGATGTTAAGAATTGATTGTTTGTTTACGGTTGGCTCATTTCCATTATCCATATAAGCCGAAGCCACTTCGACACATTCATCCACAACCTGCCTGCCATATTCGAGCATTGCTTGTTTTACTTCCTTCTTTGTTTCTGGAAATTTATCCCAAAATCCTATTGGACTATAAAAATTAAGTATTTCTTCTGCTGTTTTCATTTATATTCTAATTTTGTAATTTATTTTTAATAATAGCATACTGAATAGCTTGCATCCATTTTTTATCTTTAGTTTTCATATCAACTGCAAGCATAACAACATAACCTAAAAATCTAGTTTGTTCATTTGAGTATCTATGATCTAAGTTATCCATAAAAAACTTTTTAAGCTTTGGATATTTAATAGTTTCAAGATGTTGTAGTACGGTTTTCATTTTCTTTTTATAGTTATTTCTTTAGGAAAACTTCATTGAATAATACTATTAATCTAGTAAATCCAGTTATACCTAATCCTATAACAGTAATAAAAAGTAGCCCGATATCTATATTTTCTAGCATTGGGTTATCAGTTATCTCTGACATTACAGAAAAACTTACACAAATTAGGTATAAGAAGAACGTTATTGAGCCAAACATTATGAGTATTTTCATAGAATTAAATTTTTTAGTTAAATAATAATAAGTAATACAGTATTGTCTACCTCAGAGGTTACAACATGTAACATAATAGACGTTTTCTATTGATACACATAGTCATATTTATAAGGATTAATGATTTTATCACGCATTTCTGCTATCCTGACTATGAATTATAATCTCAAAACTACTATATTACTAATAAGTTAGTAGTACTATATAGATATCAACAGATAATACACAGAAGGTATATTATTTCTATCACACAAAGTACACAAATACATAAAATAGAGATAATTACTAATTCATCTTTATCTATAAGAACAGTTATTATAAATAATAGAAGAAACGTAATGAGAAAAACATGTATAAATATCATAATTTGTAGTTATTTTCAGTTAATAATTTGTTCATTATATCTATTCTAGTTTGAAGAGATTTGAATATATCTTCTGAATTGCTGCATTGATATATAGTTTTTGTTCAATACACTTCTTTAGGATTTATAAGATCTACCCACTTCTCACCATATATACCTATACCAAATATGTTCAATGAAGCATGGCAAAATAGTTAGTTTTAATTGAAGTATATGAAATAGAATGTATATTTAGATCAAATATATCAAGTAGGTTTAAATGTTCAATATTATTGGATAGTGTAGAGTCAATAGGAGAAATAATAAAAAGTACAAAATCTCCTAAACGTTTAGTTCTCGTGAAATTTCTTTCATATCTTGCTTTAAAACCAAAGTTATGTAAGCTCTTACATAAATATTCCAATATATCTATATGACTAGATAAATGTATTTTAAACATAATAATAGATTTTAATTAGTTAATGCTATTTAATGTGCATATCTAAGATAAATAAATAATTTTTTGTAGAGTTATTGCAAGAGGTATTTAATTATGTAAAGAGTAATAATAAATCCTACGTAATTAGTTTCTTCTAAATGGAAATCTCCTGTAGATAATAACTTTTCTTTCAACTCTGGGATATTAAATTTAATAGTACATAAATCAAGCATTACTTCTAATTTAAAATTTTTTGCATTACTCGCATCTAATTTAGTGAATAAAGATCTATTATCTCTGATAGAAGTTGGATAAGAATCGATGTTCGTTGAAAAAGCCTTTTATGTCCATTTAACGCTATATTAAAATGATTAAAGTTACTGAATATATGAAAGTTTCAATAAGTACTGAAAGTTCAGAAGTGTGTGTATATCATTATTATCACTCTTAAACTAAAAACTTAGTTTTAGCTCTAAATACAATAGAATCAATGGTTTATATATCTATTATTTCACAATGAAATAAAAAAAACAGATAGAATTCAGTATAGATATACTAAATTTAACCATCTGTAACCACAAAAACTACTCACATTCATAGTAAGTTTATGTAATATGTTCTATGTTCTATTGCATTACTATTATATAAGGAGTCAAACTAGATCCTAGTATAGATTAGTTGCAAAGAGTATAATAGTATTATAATAACAATCTATATAAGGAGCCCAATTGGCTTAAAAACTAGAATAAGATAAGATAAAGATAGAACTATTCAATACCAGTAAGGATTACAGCTATACTTTTTTAATAATAGTACAACAGTTTTCGATTATAGTACAATGTTTTTGGATTATAGTACTATATTTATCGATAAATTTATCGAAATATATTTGCAAATTTGAAAAATGTTTTGTATCTTTGCATCAAATAATATATTATGCCACAACAAGTATTCACGCAAGTAACAGAAGATTATCAAACAGGAGAGGTAATCAAAAGGGAAATATTCAGAAAATCAGTAGAGAACAAAGAACAATTTGTTAGAACTTACATAGAAGATATAGGTCTATTAGCTAAATGTTCTGGTGCTGAGACATCTACTATGTTATGTCTATTAAAGTATACTGATTACAATACTAATAAGTTATTTATTACTGCAGATAGACGCAGAGAGATATCAGACAGTTCTGGATTGAAATTAGGAACAGTACATACTGCTATATCCAGATTAGTTAAAAAGAATCTATTAGTTAAATGCAGTAGTTCTACATATATATTGAATCCTAAGATATTCTTTTATGGTGCTGATCCAGAGAGAAGTAAAGTATTTGAAGCAATTATTAGGTATGAAATTAAAGCTTAATTGATTTGAATCCTTATACAGGGAACAACTATTGCACAATCTTTCCTACCTTTGGTAATCAAACGGTATTAATAAAACAAATATATACTGAAAGATTTGGGTGGAAGCTAAATATTTTGTAACTTCGTGAAAACTATGTACTAACTAGATTCCTTGAATAGAAATTTAAAAAATTAAATGGTCGCATCAAATCAAAATGATATATTATGGACTTATGGATATGTTCCTAAAGTAAAACAATATCCTAAGAAAAAGAAAAAAGTAAAGAAATCTATAAAAAAGAAGAATCGATTATACTATACTGTAAATAAAAATATAGAACCTTCTGCATCAGAACAAAGAATAATAACTATACTAAGGAAACTTAATATATTCTATTGTAGAGAAGTATCTTTTGAAGGGTTTTTAGATTAAAAGATCATCCTTATAGATTTGATTTCTATTTACCCAAATATAATATAATTATTGAATATGATGGTGAGGATTATCACAAAGCAAAAGATGTAATAAAAAGAGACAATTTAAAGAATGATTTCTGCAAAAATAACAATATTAAGTTGTTGAGACTAAATAAAGCTAATTGGTATTCTTTAGAGAAAGATATTATAAGTTTCATTAGTAAGTAGAATAATAGAGGCTAAAAGTTTGTTTCACATTATATAATATAACAATATAAGAAACATTTGTTAAATGTACCTTGAGCTCCACCGCAAGCAAAGAGAAGACTACTCAACTCCCTAATATAAGGAGTCAAGTAGTCATTCAATAGCCTAAGCCTCAATGTTAGCTGGAGCAGCAACACGCTTGTTGGAGAACAGGTTCTTAGCCAAAGTAGGCAACAGTTCCTTTTCTGCAATGAGAGCAATCGCATCCTCACTAAATGCTGCAGTAACCTCTTCAAAGGTTCCATGCATAGTAAGTGATGGACGATCAACTGCTGGTCCATTGTACAAAGGTTTACCATCTGCGTCAACTTCAAGCTCACCTGTTGCAGGATCAATCTGCTGAGTTTTCTCAAAGTGTTCGGTAACAGCAATAGCCCAATCACCAACCTGAATGTTGTCACGCATGTCCTTTGGTACAAAGAACTTTTGTCCTGCTGCGTTACGAGCAACTGCTTGTTTCTCGCCTAAAAATCCAACAATTTGGATACGTTTCATAAATATATATTTAAAAGTGAAAAAATACAAATGTCAAAGGTGGGGAGTACACCCTACCCAAATATTATAACGGGGTGTTAAAGTTGAAGTACCCTCTTCTTTTACACCTATATAAAGGTTTACCCGTATATAGATATAATAATAAATCTTATAATTTTTCAAATTATATTTGGAAATGTTAATTTTTTTTATTAGCTTTGTATAAAATTAGAAGTTTTGGGAATATATGAGGTATTAGAACAAACTTGTCACATGATGCTTAGTAGAGCAAAAGGACAAGTAGTTGTTATAGAACTTACTTCAGAGTGGATAGATAAACTTAGAAAAGAGATTAAAGAAACCTTTGGTATTATCTATGATTATAAAGAAGTACATAAGTTATATTTTCCAGGAGTTACTTGTAAGATTGTAGAGTCAGATCATAATAGCCAGGAATTTGAAAACCAATTAAAGAAAAATATAATATGAAGGCATACGTAGAAGTTAATGTATTGACATATACAGTTAAAGAAATAACTAAGTATTTTGAAAAGGGAGAAGATCCTAAAGAAGGCGATGAATGGAAAACTTTAATAGAAGATAATAATCAAGTGCCTCATGCTTATATTTCCAGGTGTAGGATAAATCCAGATAAGATACTTTCATATACAGAAACCTTTTCAATAGATCAGTTACATATACTTAATCAGGGAGAAGAACCATCGTTTGATGTAGTAGAGCTTTCAATGGAAGATGGTCTTACAATGATACTTCAGGGAACACTTGAAGAGTTTCAGTCAAAGTTAGATAATTATTATAATAGTTAATATGGGTTGTTTAGTAGAAATAAAAGGCAAAGGTGTAGATAGTTTTGATTTAGCACGCAAGTACTATTCAATATTGTTTCAGGTTAATAATATACCAGTTACAGCTAAAGAACTGGATTTAATCGCTTTCTCTGCTATACATGGAACTATATCAACTCCTCCTATAAGGGAAGAGTTTAGTAAAAGGTTTGGTATACCTAAAGCGAGTATTTATAATATGAGTTCTAAATTGCAAAAGCTCAATATTTTTGTAAAAGCTTCAGATAATAAAATAAGAGTAAACCCTAAAATACAATTGGATTTTTCTAAAAAAGCATATAAGTTTATAATTACATTATTAAAAGAAGGTGAGTAGGTCTATTGGAGATATATTAGATAAGAAGATATCTGATCTATTTCAGATAGATGAAGAGATTGTACATACTATTATAATGCATGAAAAAAGTAGTGTGCGAGATGCAATGAAAAAATACAACTCTATTGAAATAAGCGGACTAGGTAAATTTACCCTTACAAGGAAACATATAGATAAGAGGTTAAAAACATTAGAGGATATTCAAAGATCATTTCTTTTTAAACTTGAAGAAGAAACAAATGAATTTAAAATTGCTACTTTAAATAAAAGGCTGGTAGGATTAGGAGAAGAGATTAAGTTTTTAAAAGATAAGTTTTATGGATTTGAAGAAAATAGCAGAAGGATTTAGAAATCAGTTTATGCCTCCTGCAGAATTAAAAGATTTAATTCATCAGGTACAGGAAGAAAGATTAAGTCGTTGTTTAAATTGTCGTTTTAACACTACTCCTGGGCGAATAGAGAACCTTTCTAAATGCGATGGATGTGGATGCTTCTTAAAAACAAAGACAGCTTGTTTAAGCTGTGATTGTGGTGCAACAGTACATAATGAACGTAACCCTAATAATATTGCAGAAGTTAAATGGTATGCTGTAACAGATGAAGAAATTGAAAACCAAGTTAAAGAGAAAATAAAATGAAAAATTACAAAAACGATATCATCCAAACCATAAAAGGAATTTGTAAGATATCTGAAGGAAGACCTTTGTCAACACATCTATCTATTGCACTATCTGAATATAGTAACTTTGATGGTATCAGTGATAAAGAATTATACTTTATATTAGAAAAGTATAAATGTGAAATAGAACTTGATCATATAATTCCACATGATGAAGCTATTGATAGGGTAATTGAAGAAGGAACTGATTTTGATAAACTGGTTAATGACATTTTAAATGAAGATGATGAATACTAAATTTATAGAAAATACTATATACGAGATGGAAAATCAGATAGAAGCTAATCTTTCTGAAATAGAAGTATATAAGCAACGTATTTCTTATTTATATGCCAAGAATAAAATATTAACAAATGAAATTGATAAAGCATATATTTCTGAAGATGAGGCATCTTGTAGCTTAAATGAAGCTTTATCATTTGATTGTAGTACAATTACTAGAACAGGTTGGACTCCTAAAGAAGAGGATTCTTTACTTGAAGGATTAAAAGAATACAATATTATAGATAAAGGTGAATGTATAGAAGAAATTACAGATATACGTAACGGAACTCCTGTTAAAGTACAATTTAAAACCAGAGATGAAGAGTGGATTGAAATTAAATAATTATGGCGACAAGTAAAAAAAATATATTTATTGCTTCAGAACTCGAATGGGCGGAGGAAAAACTTTTAGAATGGAAGGCTTATTATGATGCAAATCCATACGGAGAATTAAAAGATAGGCTTTCGTTTAAAGAAACAAAGAATGGAGGGCTTATTCCAATGGTTGTTGCTAGTATAGAACAACAACAAAAAGCTTTAAGGGATACTCTTAAAGAGTATTTTACATTATTAGAAGTAGTTAATAGATTAAGAGAAGCAGAAGAAAAGAAGCTGGAAGTACGAGGAGATAAAGAAGTTGGTGGTATGATGCGAAGTAAATTACAAAAATAATGAGTTTATCTACAAGTAGTGAATTTTTCATAAATATGAAAAGCATACCAGATTCCTCTTCTCAGGAGTATGATGCTTTTTTTAAAAATGAACTAGATAAAATTGAAAACGGATTTACTGTAAATGGAGTACATATAGATGGATGGCTTTATTGGCATACTAATCACTGGAAGATTCATTTAGATGTAGAGAATAAGTTTACAGGTAAAATTAAAAGAAGTTTATCAGAACCCCTTCTTCGGGATAATGAATGGATGTTTGCTGAATATAGAGCAGAAGCTATTCGTAAAAAAATGGGGTTATGCGCTATAGGTACACGAAGATTTTCTAAAGCTCTTAGAAATGATAGTATTCTTTATATGGATGGTAAAGAAATAACTATAGGAGAAGTTAAAGAAGGAGATAAAATATATGGCGCAGATGGTAAACTAACTACTGTAATAGGAGTTTTTCCTCAAGGAATTAAAGATATTTATAAAGTTTCTTTACTGGATGGACGTGAAATATATTGTTGTGAAGATCATCTTTGGAAAGTATTTGATAAACATAGTCAAAGTTATAAAGTAATTAAATTAAAAGAAATTCTTCCTAGATATAGATATCCAAGAATACATAATGGATATAAAGATGGCATAACAAGAACTATATTTGAAACAAGGTATTCTATTCCTAATAACAATTATGTGGAATATTCTCCAAGAGAAATTACCCTTGATCCATATTTTTTAGGACAATGGTTGGGTGATGGAGGTAGTAGAGATCCTAGAATAACTACGGCTGATGAAGAAACATTAATATGGTTAAAACAATTTGCAAATTCATTAGATCTAGTTGTTAAAAAAGATGATACATCTTCTACTAAATGTACTTATTTAATAACTACTGGAATTAAAGGAGGACATTGGACAACTAGAAAAAAGAATACTATAACAACAGAATTAAGAAAGTATAATTTAATTACTAATAAACATATACCTTCAGATTATAAATATAATTCTTTTGAGGTAAGATTAGCTTTATTACAAGGATTAATGGATTCAGCTGGAACAGTTTCTAAAAGAGGAGATTCTATTTATTTTTCCAATAGTAATGAAAAGTTAGTTAAAGATGTGTATGATCTTGTCAGAAGCATGGGAATATCGGCATCTATTAAGAAAAATAAAGCAGGATATAAGAAAAATGGAATTTATATACCATGTAAAGATTCTTATTCTGTAATTATGTTTACAGAATTACCTATATTTAGATTAACTAGAAAACTTAATAAATGTGTAAAAAATAATAAAGGTAGACAATCTAAAATAAATAAAACTTCTATTGTCAATATAGAATTGATTGGTAAAGATTATGCTACATGTATAACCGTAGATAATAAAGATCATTTATTTTTAACAGATAATTATACCCCAACACATAATTCTGAAATAGAATCATCTATTATAGGAAGGTCGGCTACTATCTTTGAAGGTAGTGAAAATGTAATATCTGCAGGCAACGATAAGGATTTAAAGCTTATAGCAGATAAAATAGATAAAGGATTGAACAATGTTCATCCTTATTTTAGATGGTCACGTATTGAAAATAATTGGGGTAAACAGGTAACTCTTGGTATAAAGGATAAGGAAGGGAATCGTATTCCATGGTCTTCTATTCTACCACGAAATCTTGATGATGGTAACAATACAGAAGCTGTTGCAGGTATAACTGCATTTGAATTTATAATTGATGAGATAGGTAAGTTCTTATTTTTGAGATGTCTTGAAGCAGGTATTCCCGCATTTACATCTCCTTTTGGTTGGAGATGTTCACCATTACTTGTAGGAACAGGTGGTTCATTTGATAAAGGTAGTGACGCAGAAAAGATATTTAATAATCCAGAAGGTTATAACTTTCTGGCAATACATGTTAAAGATGAGCCTAAATCCTATGGTTTATTCCTTCCAGGAACTTATCGAATGGAAGCCAAAGAAGAATGCAAACTTGGTGAATGGTTAGCACAAGAAAAACAAATAGAAGTTCCATTAGATAGTGAAATATATAATTTGTCTTTTCAAAGAACAAACCAGGAAAAGGCACAAGAGATAATTAAGAATGAACGAGAAACTGCTAAGAAAGCAAATGATCAGGAAGCATACTTAAAGGCAATAATGTATTATCCTTTAACTCCAGATGAATGTTTCTTAACAGCTTCTTTCAATATATTTAATGCTGCCTCTGCAGTAGGTCAGAAGAAAAGATTGGAAGGAAGTGAAACGAAATATACAAATGTATGGTTAGTTCATGATGGAGAAAATATCAAACATGAATTTTCAGATAAAAAACCTATAAGCACCTTTCCATATACAGGAGCAGGTAGTAAAGATGCTCCTATTCAAATGTGGGAAGCACCAATACATAATCCTCCATTCGGACTATATGTAGCAGGAGTCGATCCGTATCGTCAAGGTAAATCTGAATATTCTACTTCATTAGGTGCTGTTTATATTTATAAACGAATGCACGATATTACAGGAGAGAAGTTTCAAGATATGTTTGTTGCTTCTTATGTTGCAAGACCTAATTCCAAAGATACATGGCATGAACAAGCAAGACTTCTTATTAAATATTATAATGCAAGAACTCTTGTAGAAAATGATGAAATATCTTTTATAGATTATATGAAATCTAAAGGAGATGCTAGGTATTTAGAATCTCAACCACAATGGTTACGTGAAGTAGTTCCTAATACAACGATGGATAGGGAATTTGGTATATCTCGTGCCTCTCAAAAAGTACGTGATCACTTACATAATTGTTTAAAGAAATATTTAGACGAAACTATTAAGATAGAAAAAGATGAAAACGGTTCTGTAATACGAGAGATACTAGGAGTTAATAGAATATTTGATACAATGTTACTTGAAGAAATTATTAAATATAATGAAACAGGTAACTTTGATAGAATTATTGCTGCAGAACTTGCCATAGCAATGGCACATCATATGGACCCTATGGGTAAAGTAAGAGATACTCAAGATGAAAGATTAGAATCACTTAAAAAGATATCAAAAAATAAATCTATATTTTCTGAAGGAAAACCTTTCTTTGGAACAAAGCATAAAACATTTAGATAATGCCTATAATAATTACTACAAAAGAAGCAAATGTTCCTCAAGAACAGTTTCTAAATATTTATCCAGATCAATTTGTTTCTGATAAAAAGAAACAACAAGATGACTTCCTTAAAAGGAATATGGATTATTTTTATACTGTAGCAATAAATGCTTTTTCAAAAAATCATGGAAGATGCGCCAGAAACTATGAAATTCTTAAAGGAGTTATTCGTAGAGAAGATTTTTATGAAGGAGAAGAAGTAAAAAGTTTTACTGAAACAGTAATGGATTCAATTGATCTTCCCGCATATGTACAGCACTATTCTATAATGACTCCTGTGATAAATACTCTTGTAGGAGAAATGAGTAAGCGTCCAGATAATACTTATGTAAAAGCATATGATGACGATTCTAAAGCAGAAGAATTAGAATATAAAACTCAGATTCTTAATCAATTTGCAATGCAAAAAGCAAAAGAAAGAATCATGGGAATTCTTGCAATGCAGGGACAAAACGATATAGACCCACAAGAATTACAGCAAATGACTGCAGAAAGTGTGGGTAAAGATGTAACTTCTTATACTTCAGTTGCAGAAAGATGGGGTAGTAGAATGATTGAAGCCCTTAAAGTATCCTTCTCCATGAGAGAAAAATCAGAAGAATGCTTTAGAGATTTAACAATTACTGCACGAGAATTCATGCATATATATGAGGATAAATCTCCAATGGGATTTGGTATAGAAGTATTAAATCCTAAAAATGTATGGTGGTTAACAACACCTGATGAAAAATATATATCTGACCCCTTGGATAAAGGTGCTGGTTCATATGCTGCAGGTACAATACATATAATGGAACTTTCAGAAATTCTTCATAAATTTTCATTAACAGATAAAGAAATAGAACATTTAAAAGAACAATCTCAACAGTCTTATCTTATAAATGTAAGGGAATCTAATCTTGTGAGACCTACTTCAAGTAGTTATGGTTCAATTACTTATGATACATATTCTCCTTTAATTATGCAAGAACGTTTCTTAATGGAAGCGCAATTGAAAGAAAATCATGATGAACTAGATAACTTTTTAGGAATAACTAATAGTGCAGGAACATTTGGTAATAAATATATGGTTGTTAGAGCATACTGGTGTTCTAAAAAGCAAATAGGCGATCTTAAATACCTCGATGAAGATGGTGTTGAAAGAAGTATGTATGTAGATGAAAACTATGTAGAAGGATCTCATCCAGGTCAAACGTCTTTAGTTTGGGGATGGGTTAATCAATGGTATCATGGATTGAAGATAGGTCCAGATATTTATTATGTTAAACCATTTGAATTACTTGATTACTGTCCTATTATAGGATCTGTATTTGAAAATAAAAACGCAGAACCTAAATCTTTAGTAGATTTAATGAAGCCTTTCCAAACTTTATATAATTTATTTATGAATAAGTTATGGGAAACTGCTGCAAAAGATTGGGGTAATGTTATTTTAACTAATATAAGACATGTACCTACTCTTAAAGATGGTGACAGTCAAGATTCATTAGAACAGTTTGAAGAAGCTGCTAGAGCAAGAGGTATTGCATATTTAGATGATTCTCCTGAAAATACTAAAGCTCCTAGTTCATTTAATCAACATACGGTATTAAAAGCTTCTCGTGTAGAAGAACTACGTGGTTATTGGGGTATGGCTGCATCTATGAAACAAGAATGTTGGGAACTAGTAGGGCTATCCAGAGAACGTGTAGGTTCTGTTGCTGCTACACAGACCGCTACAGGTACAAATACGGCATTAAGTCAATCATATGCTCAAACAGAACCGTGGTTTTCACATCACGAATATTTCTTAAATAAGGTATATCAGGCAATGCTTGATGCTGCTTTATATATTCAATCTCATAAACCTCTTTCTACAATATCCTATGTATCAAATGAAGGAGAACAATGTTTTGTTCAAGTAAATGGTTCTGATCTTAAACTTAAAGATCTCATGGTTCTTGTAACTAGTAGAGCAGAAGACGCAAATACATTTAAACAGTTACAACAGTTAGCTCAACCAATGTTACAAAACGGAGCTTCTCCATATGAAGTTGCCCAATTGTATACTACCAAATCTCTTAGAATGCTTAAAGATACATTTAAAGCAAACATGGAGAAAATGGATAAACGTGTACAAGATGAACAGCAACAGAAGCAGGAAGAAATGAAACAAAAGCAACAGATGTTTGAACAAGAACAACAGTTAGCTCTACAACAGAAAGATAAAGAAATGGAAAACGATAACATGAATAAGCAATTAGATCGCTTATCTAAAGAAAAAATCGCATCTTTATCTAAAAAAGGAGATCCTACAACAGATTCTTCTGATAACGATATTGCTTTGAGTAAGTTAGAACAGGAAAGTGAACGTATTCAAAGAGACCATGATATTAAGAAAATGCAAATAGATCAGAAACAACAAGAAATTTTACATAATCAATCTGTGGATAATAAAAAGTTACAACTTGAACAGCAGAAAATAAATGCTGAAAAAGAAAGAACGGCTGGTCAATTAAAAATGGCTAAACAGAAAGGTAAAGATAAAAAATAGTTTAATATGAAGACTATAAAAATACCTATTTATGAATGTACGGTTCGTTTATATATTACAAAAAATATAAATAAAAGTGCAAATAAGATATATAAAAAGAATGACTGTAAAGATATTTTAACAGATAATCCTGCAGCATATCATTTGTATTTTGAAATGGATGCTTATTATCTTTTTATAAATACTACAAGTATTAGTTTTAATACCATATGTCATGAACTATATCATCTTGTAAGATCTATTGCAGAGGATAGAGGTATTAAAGAAGAGGAAGCTACTGCTTGGATACAAGGATATCTTGCGGATGAAATATTCAAATATATACTAAAAAAGGGATATTCTTTGACATAATATTAACCATTAAAAAACTTAATGCTATATAATGCAACTTTTTTTAATGTTTTAAGCATAAAAATTTGGTAAATATAAATATTTGACTTAATTTTACATTGAAACCAGAAATAATACTAAATACATATGGATAATAATCTTGAACAGTTCAAGGGGAATATTCTTAACGACCAAGAAAATACTTTCGGAATCTCAAATACAACATTGTTTGATGAAGACGAAGATCCTATTTTTGGAAATTCTAACGTTACAGCAAACCCTAAAGATATAAAACCTATAGAGCAAGAGGATAAAAAACCTGAAGCTAAACCTGTTCCTAAAAAAGAAGAGGCTAAAGTTGAAGATAAACCTGATGATCATATAGATATCTTAGATGATGAACCTAAAGAAGAAGTTTTAAATGAAACTAAAACTACTACTAAAGATAAAGTAAATCAATCTGAAGACGATAATGTTTTTGAAGCAATATCTGAACAGTTACAAGAATTGGGTATTTTTACTCCTGAAGAAGGAGAAGAAAAAATAATTACAAAAACACCAGAAGAATTTAAAGATCGTTTTGTAAAAGAAATACAAAAACAAGCAAATGGTTATTTAAATGAAATCTTATCTCCTTTTGGAGAAGAAGGTTACGAAATGTTTAAATCTATATTTGTAGATGGTGTTCACCCAAGAGATTATTTATCCGCATTTAATGAAATCGAATCTATTAAAGATTTAGATATAACTGATGAATCTAATCAAGAAAGTATAGTAAGAGATTACTATGAAAGGCTAGGTTGGAAAAAAGAAGGAATAAATAAAAAAATACAAACACTTAAAGATACAGCTAATCTTGAAGAAGAAGCAGGGGTTGTTTATGAACAATTACTCGCACAAGAAGAAGCTAATCTTAAAGATTTAACTGTTAAAGCAGAAGCTAGAAAAAAAGAACAGTTAAAGTATAAACAAGAATATTATAATAATATAAATAGTTTGTTACAAGAAAAAATCAAAATAAAAGAATTTGATGGTATTCCTGTAACAGATAAAATAGCTAAAGAAACACTAGACTATTTATATACTGAAAAGTATAAGACAAATAGCGGAGAGTTGCTTACAGAATTTGATAAAGATATTCTGGAATTAAGGAGACCTGAAAATCACGCAACTAAAGTTAAATTAGCACTCCTTTTAAGGAATAAGTTAGATCTTTCAAAAGTAAAAGCAAAAGAACAAGTACAAAGTAAAGATGAACTTTTTACAAAACTTGCTCGGAAAAATAACTTAGAAAAGAAACAAAATCCATCATATACAAACGAGTCCTTTATTTAAGGAATAATAAAACATAAATTTTAAAGCAAAATGGCTTCAACTAATTTACAACAAGTACCTGGCTTTAATGGGTATATCGCCAAACGTTATTCTTCTATGGATAGGAGAGTAATTGGTAAGTTCACGGATGCAAACCACCTTGAATCATTAACCCATGGTCTTCAGCCTACGGAGTACGATAAAAAAATAATCACGTTGTATACACAGACTTCTTTGTATGCAAATGATTTTATGCAAATGTTGGACAAATCCACACCTTTTTATCTGAATTCAAATTCAGACTATTGGCAGTGGAAAGTAGAAGTTCCTTACAAATTTAATACTATTGTAGAGATACCTTCTAGTACAAGTTCACTTTCTGTTATCGGTATTGATAGTCAGGAATTCCAGTTAGTATTTGAACGCAAGTTCAATATTAACGAGGTAATAACTTGTCATAAAATGTATGGTCAAAGGTTTGTTATAATTGACGATCCTACCCCATATAATACAGGTTGGTTGCATACATTGACATTGATCTCTCCAACTCCTCTTACAGATTTTGTAAATCCACGATTTATCGCTGTAGGTATTGAGTATCAGGTAGTTGATGTTCTTGTTGGTGAGTTTGATTCTAAACTTGCAGGTCTTGACAATTTGGCAGATTCAATCATGCTTTACGAAACATTGTCTGCTGGTTATGGTGTTCAACACTCTATTACTGGTTGGGCAGATGCTCGTACTCTTCGTGATAGTAACGGTAAACCATTGGATATTATGGTATATGCTAAACAGCGCAGGAATGAAGCTGGTAAAGCAGAAACTGTAGATGTACGTTGGGAACCATTTGTGGAAACACTTTGTCGTAAGAAAATGATGGATCTGAAAGTAAACCGTATGATATGGGGTACTCCAGGTTTGGCTAAGACTCGTGGTTCTAAACAAGAACTTAAACAAGCAGTATCTGGTCTTTACTATCAGATGCGTCAAAATGGTAATCTTGTTCGTTACAATAAAGGTCAGTTCTCTATTAACCTTTTGAGGGATGTCTTCGGTGACTTGTTCTATCGTAGGGTTGATATGGGTGAACGTCGTGTAGATATATTCACTAATGAAGCAGGTTTTGATGTATTCGATCAGGCTTGTAAGCAAGATGCAATGGGTTCAGGTGTATCGTTCATGTCTCATGGTAATGATGGTTTCATACAGAATAAAGGTATGGACGGTCAAATTAATACCCTACAAATGAACTTTGCGTTTAACTCTATTGTTACTCGTGAAACAGGTACTATTAAAGTTCATCACCTTCGCGAATTGGACTTACCACAAACAAATACTGAATTTGGTCAGAATAAAAAATCTACTCCAATATTCATGGTGTTTGACGTATCTCCTTCTGCAGATGGTTCTTTGATAAATAACATTCGTGAAGTTCGTCACGCAGGTGCTCCTTCAATGACATGGGGTTATGTAGACGGTACTGTATCTCACTTGGGTTTTGCAAAATCTCAAGGTATGCAGTCAGCATCAATGGACCCTTGGTATACAATGTGGTTTAAAGATCGTGCAGATATATTTGTAGAAGATCTTTCTCGTACAGTTCTGATTGAAGAAATTCCTCAGTTCTAATAAAACTCATCGCAGGGGAATTTCAAACTTCTCGCCTAGAAAAACCCCTGCACCTTTTATTTATCTTCAGGATACGTTGGTTCGCGACCAGATGAAAGACTAAAATAAACCAAAATAAATTAAATACATATGATTGGTAAGTTAGGTAAAATCTCTCCTATTAAGAAGGTTTATAGTTCTGAACATAGAACATTAGAAACTTCACTATCCTCTTTAGGTCGCAATCGTCTTCCTGGTACAGGACTACGTGTAGGTCCAACAAGAGAACCTTCTGGAGAATATCGGACAGGTCTTAATCCAGATGCTTTGTATATCAAAAGAATGAAATCTGCTGAAGAACAAGCACAGGAAAAAGAAAGGGTTACAAAACTTAAAGATGAACTTGAAAATCTTTCAGGTCTTGATTTAGGTCCTCGCTCAGATTATTATACAAAAATGACTGATGCAGAATATGGAACCCCTACTAGGGCACGTTTTGTAAAACTAATGGACGGTACAAACTTATTCAATCTGGATGATATACAAGATGCTATAACTTATGCATGGCTACGAGTTCATGAAAATATAGCTCCTTCGATGCAAGCATTTAAAGAAGGTCGTATATCAGCACGTTCAGAAGATATTTTCTTTTTCGTAGATGATGAAGAATATCAAACAGAACAAACATATAAAGAAAATACAATAATAGATAAAGCAGTAGCAAGTCTTATTAATTTAAGTCCTATTAAAAGAGCTAAAATAGCAAGATTGCTAGGATTAAAAATATCTTCAGATGCAAGAGAAGATGCTGTATATAATGCTTTAACAAAATATATAAAAGATACAACTACAAAAGATAAACTACATAATGTAAACTTGTTTAATAAGTTTATAGATATGAAAGATGATAATCTTGAAGTACAGTATCTTGTTGAAGAAGCTTTAAATTTAAATATTTATCGTTTAAATAAATATAAAGTATACGAAGGAGAAAACGTTATCGCTTCTACAAAACAAGAAGTTATAGAAATGTTATCTACTCCAAAATATCAGGAAGATCTTCTTGCACTTAAAGAAAAGATTAAATCTAAAAGAACAGTTGAAGCATGATTCCTGTAAGAAGTTTAGTGTACGAAATGCGAATGAGACTAAATAAAAAAGTCTCAAACGAATACCAAGATATTCCAGATATGGATTTAATGGTAGCACTAAACGAAGCACAAAATAAATTAATAAAAAAGAAATTAGGTCAAAATAATAATTACAGTTTAGGATTAGATTCTTTTAAGAAAAGATACGAAGATTTACAATCCCTTGTAGTACCTTTTGAACAAATTTCAGTAACTAAAACACAGGAACTATTTACAAGCTATAGTTCAGATATAACTAAATTACAATATGATTATTTTGTTCCTTTGAACATGTACGCTACATGCACTAAAGGAAAATGTAAAAATAGAGTAATTTATATAGGAAGAATAGTAAGACATGCGGATTTAACAACATTGTTAAATAATTCAAATTTTACTCCTTCTTTTGCCTATCAAGAAACATTAGCTGTTATATCAGGAAATAACGTTATAGTATATGCAAATGATCCTGATGGAGACTTTATAGTAAATAATTTATATATTTCCTATTTAAGATACCCACAAAAAATAGATATTGCAGGATATTTTGATTTACAAGGTAATCCTTCAGTTGATAGTGATTGCGAACTAGTAGATTATTTAAAAGACGAATTGCTTGATATAGCTACTCGCGAATTAGCAATGGATACTGAAAATACTCCTGTAATACAATACTCAGAAATAAGAAATAAAAATAACGAATAATAACTTATAAAATTTAGATAAACATGGATTTCTCACCAATGACGTTATTTGTCGTTGCTTCAGGTAACACTTACCCTACTACAGGTTCTACAAACAACCTTGCAGCAGGTCAGTTTGGTATCTTCCGTCCAGATTATACTCCCGCAACTGCAGGTAATATTGCTGCTGCTGCTTATGTATATTTTGCACAAGGACGTATTGAAAGTGCTCCTAATGCAAATGCACAATCAGGTAACAATGGTTCAATGCTGGGTAGCAAACGTTCTGATAAAATTTATGCTGCAAATGTATTGCAGTGGTATAAAATTACAGCACACCAAACAGCTACTGTACAAGTAACACAAGTAAGTAATTTTAACGTAGAGTGTGGTCAGACCGTATCTCTTACACTGAGGTTATTCTCAAGTTACATTAATGTAGGTTTCTTTAACGGACTTACTCGTACCGTAACAGTTGTTGCTCCATGTTGTGCTTGTGGTACAGATCCTTGTACAGAACTAGATCCTACTGCAATGGTAGATGCTTTTGTAGCAGGAGTTAATACAGATCCTTTCTTGTCACAATTTGTAGTTGCAAATAGGACAGGTACTGGTTTGTCAAGTGTTCTTAATTTGACAGGTATTCCTCTGAATAGTTATGGTCAACGTTGTGACCCTTCTGCTTTCCCTTATGAATATGATCGTATGGATTTCTATACTTTTGTATATCTTGGAGCACCTACTTCAGTAGATTACATTGTATATGATCCTTGTGATATAGTAGCAACAGCTACCGTAGTACAGAGGGCAACATATCCTAGGGGTACATCTGATGAAATAGCTCAGATGGAGAAAAACTACTACAGTTATCAGACATTTACTAAACATTTGTTTGAATGGGATATTTTCAACAACGGTTTTGCAAGCTATGTTGTACCAGGAACTTTCTATGATACATACTACTTGAAATTTAAAGAACCTCTTGGTCCAAATGGCGGTGGTTGGGATAGTGCTTCTGCTCAAACATATGATGTTACAGTAGCTGTTCCTACGGGAGATACTGCTTTCACAAACATTATAAATGTATTCTTGGGTACTCCTACAGATGAATCTGGTAGCAACTTTACAACTACAACTACTACGACTACTTCTACTACTTCAACAAGTACTACAACAACTCTGTTCCCATAGTAGTTCATAATTAATATTTAATTAACGGGCATAGGTTTAAAAGCCTATGCCTTTTTTAATAAAGCCAAATGTTTAGTATAAATTGTGTAAATTTAATAAAACTTTTTGAAGGATTACGTATTAATCCATATAGAGATGCTACAGGGATTCCTACAATAGGTTATGGTTTAACATACTATTCTACAGGTGCAAGAGTTACAATGTCAGATCCTCCTGTAAATGAATTAAAAGCATCTCAGGAATTACTTTGGCATTTAAATAAAAATGAAGCTCCAAACCTAACTAAATTATTAAAAGTAGAACTTAATCAAAATCAAATAGATGCCTTAGGTTCTTTAATTTATAATATTGGTAGTGGAAATTTTGCAAAAAGTTCTTTACTTAAAGGAATAAATTCAAACCTATCTCAGGATAAACTTAAACCTCTTTGGTTAGAATGGAATAAAGCAAATGGAAAAACATTTGATGGATTAACTAGACGTAGAGAATCTGAATGGAATCTTTATATTAAACCTTTATAATGACTAATATATTAGATATAAATCTTGTTGATACGTATAATGTTGAATCTATTGGATTTGCAGATATATCTACGTACGATCCTAGTTATACTATATCAAATGCAACTTTTGAAATAACTCCTCCAGGATTTAATAAAGTAAGTGTTACGTTTACACCTAAACAAGTAAATATATATAACGCATCTAATCTAAATTTAGGAGTAGGTACAGGTACACAATTACCTGATGGAATATATACTATTACATATTCAGTATTTCCTAATTTAACTTATACTGTTACAAAATCTTTTATGCGAACTACTCTTATAAAATGTCTTTATAAAAGAGTATTTCTCGCGATGGATACAAAATGTAACTGTAGTCCTTTAAATAAAACTGATTTAAGAAACAAACTTAGAGATATTGCGTTACTTATAGATGGTTCAATCGCCTCTGCTTCAGAATGTGATATAATTAATGCAGAAGCAAAATATAATAAAGCAATGTTTCTTTTAAAAAATATCAAACTTTGTGAATGTTAAAAACCAAAACCAATGGGATGTCAGCCAACAAAATGCTCAACATGTAATACAGTAGTTAAAGCGTGTCAATTAGTAAATGGTCAGTGCATAAATTGCATATCTAAACCTAAACCAGTAACTTCTCCAACTCAACCTTAATGTTTTTTGTACAAACATCTTTTAGCGATAAATGTGATCAACCATATATTAATCTATTAGGTGTTATTGATAAACGAATAGCACAGATATCAAATTATCTTTTAAATAATATTAGATACGGATTTGATACAAAAGTTGATTATGAAACATATGAGAATTTAACTTTATATAGAGAAATTCTTTTAGATAAAATATATTGTTCTGATTGCTTATGTGATTGGAGTATTGATTGTATAATTGCAGAAATAAGAAAACTAACAAATCAAATTTGCTAAAATGGGTTCAGGATGCACTCCATGTAATACTAATAATTGTTTAACACCTACTTCAAGTGATTGTGTTTTATATCAAGGAGATCCTGTGTCTTCTTTAAATATATGTACCAATGATACGGAAACAGAAGTATTAACAACAGTATTAAACGAAATATTAACATTAATTAATGGTACAGGAATAACTCCTACAGGAATATCTAATACTTGTGATTTTATAAATGCACAATTATTAAACACAACTAATCCTACATTAATTAATTATTTACAAGTTATTATAAATAGTCTTTGTACTATAAATACTAACTTAACAAATTTAACTACTCAAGTTAACACATCTGCTACTTATGCAAATCCTGGATGTTTAACTTTACCAAGTAATCCTACTACTCCTCAAGTATTACAAGCTGTAATCAATGAATTGTGTGATTTATCTACACAAGTTTCACAACTAACTACTACTGTAGATAATGGACCAACTTTAACATCGACAATTATAACTCAGATAAATACAATTATTTCTAATTTTTTAGGAACGAATGTTTTAAGCTGCAATAATGTCGGACGCAGTACAAGTGTAGATAGTAATGGTAATACCATTGTGCAATTCAATGCAATGGTGCCTCCTTTCTGTCCAATACCTTATGTAGGACCAACATCTAACTTTGATAATACAGGGGCAGGATTGGCTTCTAAAGGCTATTGTGGATGGTATTTCTGTAATGGTCAAGTAGTTAATGGTGTACAACTTCCAGATATGCGGGGATATGTTTTTGCAGGAGCCACAAATGTTACTGGAGGAACTTTAGACAATAGAGTAGATCCTGTATTCAATAGTGATCCTACCTATGCTTCAAATGTAGGAGATAAGAAAGGTGAAGTTAAACATATATTAACAGTTAATGAACTTGCTTCGCATACTCATCCTGTAATAGATCCTGGTCATAATCATACTTATCAAACTAAGAATACAAGAAAAAGTGGTACTGATAATATAATTACTGCGTGGGATGCCCCAGGAGATTCTGCTGAATTTACAGGTCCTTTAGTAGGAACTAATTTTAATACTACAGGTATATCAATAAGTGGTACAGGTAGCAACGTACCACATAATACAGTACAACCAACACTATATGGTGTATGGATAATGCGAATTGCTTAAAAACTAATATAAATGTCTTGTGGAACAAATAGTCCTTACGGTATAAATTATTTAAATCCTTTAGGTCCTTGCTTGGTTAATCCACCAGCAGGTTCTTCTGGTACATATGATTCTAGTACTGTTATATATACAGGTCCTGCATTAACTTGTTCAGGAATTGCTACTAATACAAATCTCCAAACTATTTTACAAACTATGGATGCAAAAATTTGTGCATCTGTAAGTATTAATTGGAGTTCTTTTAATTATTATTGTTTACCTACTCTTTGTTCTTGTAGTATAACTACTGCACAACAGTTTGTAGAAACAATGAGTAATCAGTTTTGTATTTTAAATTCTGCATATAATACTTTTGTAAATACAACGTATCCTGCAGAAATAACTACTTTATTAGGATTAATAAACGGTATTAAAGCTCCAGGATTAACTTCTTGCTCTGCAGTAAACGTTGGTTCAGGAGATAGTTTAAATACAGTACTCACTAAGATTTTAACAAATCTTTGTACAATAAATACTGAAACTAGTACAGGTTTAGCAAGTGCTAATTGGAACGAATGTTTTACAGTAAGTCCTTCTCCTACTACATTGATAGGAGCATTTAATACGGTATTAGATTTAATATGTCAAACAAAAGCATTAATTCCAGGAGATGTTACATTACCTACGTTTAATAATATTGGTACATGTCTTGCTTCTCCAGGTTCTGCAGATACTTTATATAATACTGTAATTAAAATAAGAACTTTACTTTGTACTTTACCTACCTTTACTACAAGTGGTTTAACTTGGGGATGTGTAACAACAGGTACAGATTTACAAAGTACAATTCAAAATTTACTTACATTAACAACTACTAATAGAGAAAATTCAATTCTACAAGTAGATGCTAATTTTACACTTACACCTATTAATGGAGGAAATCCTTGTGCAGGATTAAAACTTAATTTTGTAGGAGCAGGTTCTACAGATAGACTTGTTGCATCAAATCACTCAGATTCTTCTCCAGGAACTTTATCAGATAAAGTATTACCAGGAACTAATGTTACATTAGATTTTTCTGATAATACTCATATGGTAATTAATGCGGTAGGACCCGATCATAAAGTATCTGTGACTAGTGGAGACCCTACTTCTGATTATCTTCAGGCTAAATTAAATATTAAACCAGATTCTCTTAATATAGTAAGTTGGAGTTCTGTTTATAATAGTACAACCCATCAATTAGATATTACACCTGCTATTAATCTGGTTACTTTATTTACAGATGGTTTAAATACCATTGCATCTGACCCTACTTTACTTGCTCAATTCTGCGCATTAACTTGTGGATGCCAACCTTGTACAACGACTACAACAACTACAACAACAATAAGTCCAGACGTGGTATTAAGTGGTATAATTGCAAATACGGGTGGTAGTGGAAATATTCCAGTAACCATTAGTTTTAATCAGTTAAGTCCTAATGTATCTTGGTATAATCCAGGAATGACTACTGTAAATGCTTCTACTTCATTTAGTACAGGTGCGTTTACTGTAACAGCAGCTACTCCTGTGACAGGTGTTGTAACATTACAAAATAATGATAACGTTAGTATTACATATAATATATATGTTAAAGATGACTTTGGTGTATCTGTACCAGGTTCTACAACTTCAACAGGTACGTTAACTTCTTCTTCTATATTAACAGTTAATCCGTTTACATTCGGTACATCTCCTAATAATTACAGATTACATATCGAATTCCATATCTAAAATATTAGATAGGTTTGTTTGGTTTTCCTATCTTTTCACAAGGGTAGCTTAAAAACTACCCTTTTTAAACTTACTTTTATGTTAAATTATATCTTTTTTTCTTTATTTACATTGTCTATAACTATTTTTATGATTTGGAAATGGCAGTTTATTACAGACTGTATTAGTAGCGTTGAAACAAGTCCTTCTATAAAAAGACTTGTGATATTAATATGTATGTGGACAATGATTATATCTGTATTTGCATCTATATTTTTAAAATTATTGATGCCTGATTACATGTGGTATGGTTTATTAGGCATCGTTATAGGAGGTCTCGGTTTAACTGTAGCAGAAAAAGTATGGGGAGATAAGACTCCTGAAGATAAAACACAAAATTAAAAGCAATACTTCTCCTATAAAAGCCTTTATATTTCTATATAAGGGCTTTATTTATTTAATATATAATATTATTTATTAATAAATCTAATAAAATTTATTATATATTATTTGGTAAATTCCAAAATTTATTGTATCTTTACATAACCTAAAGTTATACTAATGCAAAAAAATAACATGTTAGAACAGTTATCTAATTTACTAAAGCAGAAAAAAAGCAATGCTTTTTATGCTGAAAAATTAGGAATTACTATATCGGAAGTAGAAGAATTGAAGAAAGAATTACGTGAAAATAACAAAGTAGAAGAAAATGAAGAAACTGTTTATTTTCATAATATTGCAAAAGAAGAAATAGAAATTAAATCTTTTTATAAGAATCCTCCAACACCAGAACAAATTGTAAAAGATCATAATATTGATACTACAAAATATAAACTTTCTGGATACTGGAGTAAACAGAAAACAAATGGCTGGCAAATAAGTGCTTTATTTACTCAAAAATCAGAGATAGATAAACAACCAGATTTAATTCAAAATATATTAAATAATTACAATACTACATATCAACCAATAAGAAAAGGAGATTTATTAATAAATGTTAACGATTCTCCTTGTTGTGCTTTAATATCTTTACCCGATTTCCATTTAGATAAAAAAGAAATTACAGGAACATCTATTCAGGAAAAAGTAGATAACTATTCTAAAGTATTAGAAAATCTTTTATATAGGTCATATCGCTCTCATTATCTAGAAGAAATTGTTTTCTTGTTAGGTAATGATTTTTTTCAAACAGATACTATACAAGGAACTACTACTAAAGGAACACCTGTTGCTATAGATATGGATTGGGATGATGCATATGAAGTAGGATTCGACTTAATGGTTACTTCTATTAATAAATTAAAACAGTTTTGTAATAAACTGCATATCTATCTTATACCAGGAAATCATCCTAAAACAAAAGAATTTTATCTTTCACACGCGTTAGAAGTATATTTCAAATCTGATAAAAACATAATTTTTCATAGGAGTTCTACAGAATATAAAGTACATATATATGGAGAAACGCTATTGTGTTTTAATCATGGAAATAATATAAATGAAAAGTTGCCATTAATGTTTGCGACTTCTTTTTATAAAGAATGGGGTTCTTGTAGATATAAAGAAATTATACTAGGGGATAAGCATCATAATACAGAAAAAGTAATACGTTCAATGCAAGGAGAAGCACAAGGTGTTAGAATGAGAATACTTCCTGCGCTATGTGGTACAGATAAATGGCATGAAGACAATTTGTTTACCAATTCTATTCAGTCAGGAATATCTTTGATTTATGATAAGAAAAATGGTAAGTGTAGTGAATTTGAACATCGAATTTAATTAATATGTCAACATTAAGAAATTATGTTTCTACAGTAAGGAGTTCGTTTAAACTTAATTCTATAGATGAACTCGTTTCTGATAGATATATCGCATCAGAATTACAAAATACTGCTTTAAAATATATTAAACAACAGACAGATAAAAGAAAACTTTTTGCGTCTCCTAATATATTTACGGAACTTCCTTGTATAGAAATGATACAAGTTCCTTTAGCAGAATGTTGTTCATATACTTCTCCTTGTATGATAGCAAGGAGTAAAAATGTTTTACCTAAAATTGTAGATAACTTATATGGACTTATTATACAAGGAGTCTATTCTTTAGACAAGCGTGTATCTTTTTTACAATCTAATCCTAGGAGATATGCAAATTCATTAGAACTAGGATTACCTGATAAAAGAAAGTTTTTTTGGTTTCTAAATGGTTATTTATATATAACTGATCCATTAATAGAATCTTGTACATTAGATGCGTTTTTTGAAAATGTAGTAGATGTAAGTCTCTATAGTTGTAATAATAAACAAAGTTGTCCTGCGAATCCCTTAGATTTAGAATTTAAAGTTCCTCCTAATATAATGGATGATGTAATTAAAGAAGTTTATAATAAAATAAAAGCCACTTATAAACAATCTGTAGAAGATCCTGAAAGTGACGATAAAGATGAATCTAAATAAATATGCCAAGACCTATTGTAGAATATAGAAGTGCTTCTTTTGAAAATTATAAAGTATTTTCTGAAAAATATCCAAAAATAAATATTTCTTTTGATAAATGGAAAAAGATAATTTATTCATGGAATAAAGCATTTATGCATGAAATTCTAGAAACAGGTGAAAAAATAAAATTACCACATGGTCTTGGAGATTTTACAATTAATAAAAAGAAACCTAAGAAATATATAAAAGAAGGTAAAGAACTTATAAATCGTGCAATTGATTGGAAAGAAACTAAAATTGCAGGAAAAATAATATATCATTTAAATAACCATACAGATGGATACCGCTATACTTGGGCTTGGTTTCCTAGATCTTCTAAAATTAAATATTCTTATTGTTGGAAGTTTAAAACTTCAAGAGAACTATCTAGAATATTAGCGAGTTATTTAAAACAAAAAGACTCTTATTATAAAGATATTTATAGAGAGTGGATAAATAAAAAATAATATGTCAACATTTTACGAACAGAAATTTGTATCTGCTCAACCTTTATTTGCAGAGGTTAAGGAAGATTTACGTAGTTATTTTGATGGTGGCGCAGTAGATGATTTGATGTTTCCTAAATGGCTAGAACATTGTTTACGAAGATTTAGAAAAGATGCTTACAGAATAGAAGAAATTGTATTAGAAATAATTGATTATCAGGCATGTTTACCTGATGATTTCAGTGCTGTAAGAGAAGCATGGGCGTGTGCTAATATAGAAAAAGGTCCTTTTAAATCTCCAACATCTATTTATTGGCAAACCGATTGTAGATTAACTACTATAAATGATCCTTGCAATGAATGTTTTCCAGGTAATAATAACCCATATTGTTGTGATGGGGATCACGCCTGTAACTTACCTCAGCTTCCATGTAATACCTGTGATCAACAGTTTATTGTAACAAATAAAATGAATGATAACTGGATGCTTAAATTTAGAGTATCCCATCTATTAAGACCAGGAAACATGCACGCAAAAGAAAGTTGTGGTAAAGGTCATTATTGTGGAAATACTTATTCTCAGTCAGCAGATACTTTTGATATACGAGATGGTAAAATAATAACTAATTATTGTAGTGGATTTATATACATGCAATATTATGGATATGCTAAATCTGAAGAAGGTGAACAACTTGTTCCAGATAACTTTTGGTTGCAGGACTTTATAAGGAAATTCATAACTTATAAAGTATTATTGCAATTATTTAATCAGGTTACAGATGAAACATATAATCAAATAGAAAGGAAAGTAGATAGAGCAAAACAAGAACAAGAAGAAGCTTTCATTATAGCGCAAACAGAAATGAAAAAAGAAACTTTTTGGGATGTGGCTAGAAAGATTACAAGAGATCAAAATCGAAATAACAAATATAAAATTAGAGACAACTATAGAGGTTGGAGATGGTAATATATGTCTGAACAAAATTCTAATATAAACGCTAATCAAGCAACTGTCGGTTTAAATACGGATAGTACTGCCAATCAGCTATCTCCAGGAAGCTTAACATATGCTTTAAACGCGGGAATAGAAAACTTTGACGGTAATATTGTAACGTATCAAAATGAAACCAGCAACATTAAATGTATAACTTTTCCCGAAGGATATACTGTTATAGGTACAAAAAATCTTATTGAGATAAATAAGATAATCTTTTTTTTAACTGATGGAAAAGGTAATTCTCAGATAGGATATGCTATTGAAGGAAGTTGTCAATATATAGTTGCTATAGATGATACTGTACAAGGAAGTGATAAATTAAATTTTAATTTAAATTATCCTATTCTTAAAGTAGTAAGTAAAACAACAAACTGCTCTACGCAAATATATTGGACAGATGGTCTAAATCCTCGTAGATATTTGGATTTAGAATTTATATTATGTCCAAGTTGTTCTGCTGCAAATAACACATTTCCTTGGAAAAGCATTCCTAATCCAGTAAACGCGTTTCAGCCTATAGAGCAGATCGGACAATTAGACAGTAATAAACTATTAGTTCAACCTAATTTTTCAATACCAGAAATAGTTCCTACAGAAGTAACCGTTGGTGGAATATTACCAATGGGAACATATCAATTTGCAATTCAATATTGTGATTCTCTTGGTGAAGGATATACTTCTTTTTATAGTATAACTAATCCGTTAGGTATTTTTGAACAGAAAATAGGAGAAACACTTAATCTTCCAACAAGTCAAGCAATTGCTTTAGCAATATCTAATTTAGATATTAGTGGACTATATGATTATTTTAATATTGCAGTTGTTAAAACAATTAACAATATAACAACAGTTGATTTAGTAGGAACTTTTCCTATTCTAAATACTTCTTATTCTTATACTTATACAGGAGTAGAAACAACTAATATTAAATTAACAATAACTGATATATTAGAACAATCTCCTTATTATGAAGTTGCACAAGATGTATTTTCTGTAGATAATGTATTGGGATGGGATAATTTGATTGAAGCTGAAGATGTAAACTATCAACAAATATGGTCTAAAGTAAACTTATTGTGGGAAACACATAAAATTCCCTATACTCGTTTTCAAGGATATAGTAACGGATTGAATACTGAAGCATATAAAGGATATATGCGTGATGAGGTTTATTCTTTTGAAGGTAGATTTATATTAAAGAATGGGCAAAAAACAAATAGCTTTCATATACCAGGAAGAATAAAAAATACATCAGATGATATACCTTTAGTAGATATAAATAATCAAGATTTAGACGCAATTGTAACAGATGTATGTGAAGCTCCAACTCCTAAAGAAAGATGGAAAGTATACAATACTGCTACACGTATTGATTATACTGATGAGTATAAAGCCAACGGTATAAATAATATTTGCTATGAAGGTTCTTATGAATATGGAACGATGGCTTATTGGGAATCTACGGATAAGTATCCTTCAAATGAAGCTATCTGGGGAGATTTATCAGGACAACCTATAAGACATCATAAATTTCCAGATTCATTAGTTACACATATATATAGTTCTGATACTAAGAACGATCTATTTATATATCCGATAGGTGTTAGAATAGATGTAACTTCTTTTTACGATGCTATTAAGAATAGTTCTTTAACAGAAGCTCAGAAAAATCAAATCGCAGGTTTTGAAATAGCTAGAGGTAATAGAACAGCAAATAAATCAGTAATTGCAAAAGGACTATTTAACAATGTAGGTAAATATAGTTTTACTCCTCCCGAAGGAGGTAGTTCTCAAACATATTATTATGCAAATTATCCATATAATGATTTAAGACCTGATCCTTATTTTGTAACTCAACATATGAGTAACCATATTGGTTACAGACCAGATTTATCATTAGATGGTTTTACTAAAGCAGATGTTAATAGCGATGCTCGTAGTAGATTTAGTTTTCATTCACCAGATACACATTTTTATCAACCTTCTATATCTTCAGGATTACAATTAAAACTAGAAACTATAGAATATGGACAAAGTAAAGGTCACTTTGTAGCAGTTAAAAAGAATGCTGAATATAAATTTCTTAGTAGCGAAACTGTATATGCTGCAGCAGGTATCGCTGTATCTGGTTCAATGGGTTATGGAGAAGGAACTTTTGGATGGCCTGTCCTTCATTTATCAAATGCTGTGCCTGGATTTACCGAAACATTAGATTTATTTAGAAAGTTAATTCCTTACACAAACTTTGGTTATACTTATAATTCTTATGGGAGCTATAATAAATCTTATCAAATACCTAACGATCAGGGAGAAAAAATAAGACTTATTAATTTTGCAAAATATCTTACCGATGGTGTACAAGGTATTGAAGATGGTAATTTAATCAATAACTATCGAAGAGAAAGTTCTGTTTATTTAAATACTACTTATAAATTATTATTCCCTGATGAATATAGTTTAGCAATTCCTCAAGATGAATCTAGATATAATTTAGCTTCGTATACAACAAATACATATACGATTGCTGAATTTTTATATAATTTTATAGCTACAAATAGTGATATTGTAACAGATAATACTATTACTACTGCAATAAATAGATTTTATAACGCAGCTAGTATACCAGATACTATTACAGTAACTTTTAACATTCCGTCAGTAATTACTACTGATGTACCTAGTGTTGGAGATATTTACAGATTAGGTTCTGTAAATTATGTTGTTCAAATAGTAAATAGTGTACCAATAGGAGCTACTACTTCACAAGTTACATTAATAACTACTGTACAAGTCATTAGTTTATATACACCTCCTCCTACTTTTGGAACACTTGCTCTAGTATCTTTAGATGATCCTTCTGAAACATCTGCTACCACATTAGGATATATTTCGTATATAGCTGTAAATTCCTCTGCTAGTAGTTCTTTAAGTGATATTAGAACAAAGTTGCAATCTGTTGCTTTTGCAGGAGCTACTTTAGCTGATATTGAGGCTTTAAATAATGGTTGTAGCGATTGTTCAACTGGATGTGATTGTTTTGCACAAATAGCTTATAATGCGTTTTATGCACAGTTTTATAGCGAAATACAAACAAATAATACACCACAAGCTCCTGGAGATATTAGAAGTACAAATATTGCTTCTTATTATGGTTCAATAAAACAAATAATAGATAATCAATGGGGGCAAATATATTCTTACGAAACCATATATACAGGATTCTATAATGATCTTTTTCAAAAAGATGGTACAAATTTTCCATCTTTTCCTACTGTATTCGGAGGAGATATTTATATAAATAGATTTGCATTAAAAACAAAAACATCTATCTTTGTAGATAATACAGTTAACAATCCTGACGATACAGATATTCAATATGATTATTTAGCTAATTATGGATATCCGATGTTTTGGTTGAGTACTAAACCACAAGATGTCGTTGTAGATATAAAATCAGATATTGATGCAATATATAAAATTATACAATCTTCTCCAGGAGTAGGTGGTAGTGGTTCTACTCTTAGTAAAATATGGACAGTTATTAAGGGTATATTTTCTGGAGGAATGTTTGCAATACCTACCGTAATTAAATTACTTATAGATATATTTAATCAATTAAAAAAGAATATTCTTGTTCCTAATACAAACTTTGATAATTTCCAATTAGAAGGAATAATGGAACAAGGTTTAATGTATTTATTTAATTATGGAATACCTTATTTCTTTGTTGAAAGTGAAGTAAATGTTGACTATAGACAAGCAACTAATGATTTAGAAGGTAATTTCTATCCTAATGTTGGAGATGGTATACCTGACGATTGGTTACAAGAAGTAAATGTTCCTATTATAAATGACAATAATTACACATACAATCAAACATATTCTAAACAAAATAAGGAAGAATATTTTTCACATTTACGTGAGAATTATGATCCTAATAATAAATGTTTTACTAATTTTCCCAATCGCGCTATTTGGTCAGATAAATCTAATCTAGAAGAAACTAAAAATAATTGGTTGGTATATAGACCTAGTGCTTTTTATGATTTTCCTAAAGCATACGGAAAACTTACTTCTCTAGATAATTTGGAAAATATTCAAGTTCTTGCGAGATTTGAGAATAAATCTCAAATATATAATGCATTAACTACCGTACAAGTATCACAAGGACCTGCTGCTTATTTAGGTAATAGTGCATTATTTTCAGCAACTCCTCCAATTGATTTAGCAGAATCGGATTTGGGTTATGCGGGTTCTCAACATAAATTGTTACTTAAAACTGAATTCGGGCATGTATTTGTAGATGCATCTAGAGGACAAGTAATTTTATTACAAGGTTCTAAAGTAAATGACATTGCGTCTAAAGGAATGAATAAATGGTTCGCTGAAAATCTTCCATTCAATATAACAAATAGTTTTCTTGATATAGATATAGATAATTGTTATAATGGATTAGGTCTTACTGGTTCATATGATCCTTTTTATCAACGCTTTTTTATAACAAAGCTTGATTATCAACCGCTTATACAAGGAATTACTTATGACGGAACCAATTTCAAATTTGCAGATAGTATAATAAATTTAAGTGATTCTAAATATTTTTGCAATAAATCATGGACAATTTCTTATAATTTTAAAACACAAACATGGATTTCTTTCCATAGCTTTATACCTAATTATTATATAGGAAATAATTTATATTTTCAAACAGGTATTAAATCTAATAATACTCTTTGGAATCATAATCAAACATTCTTTTCTTTTCAAGAATATTACGGAACACAATATCCATATGTATTAGAATATCCATTTGTTTATAAATATCAAGATGAGATATTGAAAAATGTTAAAGAGTACTGTAGTGCAATTAAGTATACTGATTTTAATGTATATTATGAACCAAAAGAATTAATATATTTTAACAAAGCAATTATATATAATAGACAGCAATGTTCAGGATTACTTAATTTAATACCAAAAAGTAATTCAAATATGGCACAACAGTTTATGTATCCAAAATATAACTCTACATCTAAAGATATACTTGTATCTAAAGCAGATAATTTCTATAATTATAATACTTTTTGGGATATTATAAAAGATCCAAATAAACCTTGTTTCACATCATCTTGTGATTTATCTTTAGAAAATATTAGTTTAGATAATACAAATTTAGATTATTCTAATAAAATTATACGTAATCAATTTAGAGCAAAAGATTTACGTATTAGAGAAATTTTAGATAATAGAAACGATATAAAATTATTATCTCGTTTTATTACTTCACCTACTACTACAAGTTACTTATAATATGAAAGGTAAAATGGCAAAAAGAAGCAAAAAATATTTTCCAAAAGCTGATTTTGGAGATGAACTACAAGGAAGTAATCCTTTAGAAATAATTCCTAAAGATAATTATCAAAAGTATAATTGGCAGCAGATTCATCAGCAACAGATTCCTCAACAGAATAATCCTCAGCAAGGAGCTATTGAGAATACTAGTCAAAATAACATGAAGCCTTTTATGAAAGGAGCGGCTGGTTTTGCAAAATCTGCAGGACAAGGATTAGGAGATATTGTAACAGGAGGAATATCTTTAGCTAATGCATTAGTACCAGACAATAAAAATAAGCAGCTTTTAAGACCTGATATGCAACAAATGAGGACATACAATCCTTATCAATATGGTACAGGTAGCGAAGCTATATATGAAGATGGAGGTGTTGTAGATGGTGTAGGAGATTGGTCTACAAGACAAGTGGAACAACCTTATCATCCCATGAAAAAACACGGCATACAAGTATCATACGATAACACAACTACCCCTTATTCAGGAAACCAATATCCTGATCCAAACGCTATTAATTATCAAGCTCCTAATACTGATTATTCACATACTACTCCTTCAGGAGAAGATTATGTTAGATATGAAAGAACAAGAGGGGTGCGAGGAGAAAAGTATACATACGATCCTATTTTACCTAATAGCTGGGATCGTGCTCGAAAAAATGCTTTTTTACAACAGCAACCTGAATACATGGGAGAAGAGCATTTGCCTATAAATTTAAGAAATATTCAACAATACGATGAACAACAAGCGTATACTCCGAGACCAAATGACGATCCTAATTTCTTTAATAAAATGAAGGTTTGGGATAGAGACATAAAATATCCGTCTCAAGTTCCTGTAGAAGAAGATTATATGGAATATGGTGGTGAAATAGAAGAAGCTAAATCAGGTATACATATAAAGAAAAAGAATCGTGGTAAGTTTAATGCTCTTAAAAAGAGAACAGGTAAAACTACAGAAGAACTTACACATTCAAAAAATCCTTTAACAAGGAAGCGCGCAATCTTTGCACAAAACGCGAAGAAATGGAAAAAACACGAATTTGGTGGATTAGTAGAAGGACAAGAATTAGATTTATCAGAAGAAGAAATTCAATCACTTATCTCACAAGGATATAAATTAGATTTTGAATAATATGAAAGTACGTATCGCAAAAATACCCCAAGCTAAAAATGGTTTAGATGTTTTATGGGGAGGAGGTGCTAAAAAAATATCAGAAAATCCACATGATAATGGAACTATTGAGTTTAATGGAAAATCTCATGCAGATGGTGGAGTAGGTATTAACTATAACGGTAATACTGTAGAAGTAGAAGGTGGTGAAACTGCTGCTATCAATAAAGATGGAGATATGAATATTTTTGGTAATATGTATGTACCTAATTCTAAACTCAAATTTAAAACTGCAGCGAAAAGAATTGCTAAAGAAGAAGAGAAATCTTCTAAACAATTAGATACTGCTATAAATTTAGTTAATGAATATTCTCCTTATAATAAATATACAGCCCTTAGTTTTAATTCAGGCGTTGCTATGCAAGAAGGTGCTCAAATTAAACAAAGATATCTATCTTCTCAAAAAGAAGATTTAGCACATTTACAAAATGCAATGTTAGATACTGCTGAAGAAAAAAATATAAGTCCTGAAAAGCTATCTAATACTCTTCGTAAGTATAAATGGGGTGGTAAAATTAAAAAATATAAAGAAGGTGGTGAAGTAGAGAATAGTCCTTTTACTCAATATATAGCAGATGCTGCTAAAAAATATGGAGTAAATGAACAAATCATTAGAAATTTAATTAATACTGAAAGTGGTTGGCATTCAGGTAACGTAACTTCTTCTAAAGGAGCTGAAGGAATTATGCAAATAATGCCTGGTACAGCAAAGGAATTAGGTTTAACTCCTCAACAGTTAATCTCTAATAATCCTGAAGATGTTAAAGCAGTAATAGATGCGGGAGTACGTTATTTCAAACAAGGATTAGATAAGAATAATGGTGATTATAAATTAGCTTTGGCAGCATATAATGGAGGACAAGGTGCTGTAGAAACAGTTAAAAAAGGATTGGGTAAACAACAAATAACAGGGGATGATTTAATTAATTATTATGAAAAACAACCTGCTAATAAAAATCCAAATTCTTATAAAAACGAAACTCTTCCTTATATAAAATCTATATATGGAACCCAGCACGATAAAGATGTATTCCGAAACGATGTATATGGTATAAAAGGAGAAATTGCTCCACCACCACCAAGAGATTATCAATCAATAGAATCTATTCATAGTCAAAAATATGCAGATAATCCTGGAGCAATACAACCTATTCGTCAAAATTATTTTGATAAACAAACAAATAGTTTTGTATCTAATAAACCAGACAACACTGATTACTTTAGAACGTCTCCTAATAAAAAGAAACCTTCTCTTGCAGATAGTAATAAATTAGGAATATCTGATTTTCTAGGAGAAATACCCGCATTATTAGATAGACCTGATGATGTAGCGCATTTCAGCTATCAACCAGAACTATATCAACCATATCAAGTATCTTTTCAGGATAGACTTAATTCTAATTTAGGTACATTTAAAGAACTTGAAGGACAAATTAAAGATAATCCTGCTGCGTTATCTGTTTTAGCAGGACAGAAATATAATGCAGATAATCAAGTATTAGCTGAACAATTTAGGACAAATCAAGGGATAAATAATGAAATAACAAATAAAAACATATCTACTATAAATGATGCTAAATTGAAAAATCTTCAGTTGGAAGATACACAATATACTAGACAAGAGCAAGCTAAATCAAATACACGTTCTCGTAGAGATCAAGCTCTAGCATCAATATCTAATAAATTCGCACGTAATCGTGCTGAAAATATGGATATACGACTTAAAGAAAATTTGTTTAACTATCGTCCAGATGCAAAGGGAGTTATGCAAAACTATAATCCTGATGCCGTTTGGTCAGTAAATCCTTCACAAGGTTCTGGTAATCAACAAGTTGTAGGTGGTAGAAAAACTTCTCATTACGATCCACAAGGTCAACTTACAGGATATACTGTTTCAGAAGATGAAGAAACAAAAAGTAAATGGGGTAGTAAGATAGAAGTAGCTAAAAAAGCAACTTCTAAATGGAAAATCTAATATTTGTTATTAAACTACTTTTAATAAAATTTGTTAGATTCAATAATTTTAATTATATTTGCAAATAATATTCAATGAGTTCATTTACAGAAAACCCGACGTTAGCTCTCTCTCCTTATGTTCCAAAGGTTAATGTGGATACATATGCTCAAGTCGGCATGTATAAGCAAAATCAATATAATCAAGGATACGCTAAAATTCAAGGTGCTATTGATAATGTTGCAGGACTAGACGTATATGGAGATCATCGCAAACAATATCTTGAAAATAAAGTAAATGAATTAAATACTCATTTAAAGTCTATAGCAGGAGCCGATTTAAGTAATCAACAACTTATTAATCAAGTGGGTGCGTTTGCATCACATATAGCAAATGATCCTAATATACAACAATCCGTAGCAGCAGCACACCAAATAAAATCTTATTATAAAGATGCTAATACATTAAAACAAAAACATCCTGAGCTATATACGGAACAAAATCAATGGTATGACACTCGTCAGATAGAGGCTTATGCCAATAATCCAGATGTAGGTGCTATATATAATGGTCCACGAGAAGCTACAAGATATGCTGATTACGACGAACCTATAAGAAAAGCTCTTAAAGATTTATCTCCGACAGTATCTTATAAATCAGGAGCGAATGGTAGGTATGAATATGTTATAGACAAATCTTCAACAATAACTCCTACGCAAGTAGAACAAGTTATAGAAGGAGTTCTTTCTTCTCATCCTGAATATAAGAAACAAGTTCAAATAAATGGAGCATATGCTTATAAAGATTATACTCCAGATCAGTTGGATCATCATATGAATTCTCTTACAACAGATGTTATTACAGAATTACATAATAAGAATGAATTTTACAAACAACAAAAAGCGAAAGATCCGTCTAATCCTATTAAAAATGCTAATGCTGATGAACAAATCCAGGGAAATACCGAAATCATAAATAAATTATCAGAAGTTAAAAAAGGTTATGACGATGTATTAAAAAACTATGGTGTTGAAGCAGCAAAAGAATATTTATATAATTCTAATTTTAAATATAATTATATAAACAATTATCAAAAAGATAATCACGAATTAGAAATTAAAGAAAATATAGGTAATGTTCAAGCTGATAAACATTGGTTAGATTATGTTAAAGAAGGAGTAGATCCTAATACAAGGATGCCTCTTAAACCAGGTGATCCTTTATGGGAAATATCTCAAACTGCTAGTGGTAAAACTAATTATGCTACCAATAGAGTAGTTGTTGGACAACCTTCAGGAGAAACATATGCTTCTGATAAGAATACTAAAATGATTGAAGACTTAACTTCTAAATCTAAAGAAGAGCTTGCGACTTTACGTAAAGACTATATTAACGCTTATTTTAATGGAATAGCGTCTAAAGATAATCTTAAAGCTTTCGATAATTATGTAGCAGAACAAGAAAAACATATTAATCTAGGAGACGGTCAAGGAGATCCTCTTTATTTAGGTTATAAAGAAAATTCAAAGAAAACGCAAGTACAGTTAAAATCTTTAACAGACTTAAAAACTGCTGCTGAAACATATGGTGCTGAACAAGTAAAGTTACCTGATCAAAATTTTGTAATTAAAGATAAATACGGAACAATTACAATTAATCCTTCACAGCATATAAATTTCATAAACAAACTCAAAGATATAAACAATTATATCCAAGAACATGCACAAGTAGAGGGTGGTACAAGTAGTACAGGTATTTCTACAGGATATACTTCTAAAAAAGAATATGAAAAAGCACAACAAGAAATATTTGACAAATATAAGAATGATCCTGATTATGAATTATTAAAAAGAATATATTCTCAAAATCTTCAAACAGAAATTGCTAAAACAGTAATAAATCCTTATGATGAAGCAATATCTAAAAGAAGACAAGCAGTTAACGAATATTATACCAATCAAGGTAAAACATTAAATCCTGAAGGTATTAATGTTCAAGGAAATCCTAAGTTAGAAAAAGAAGTAGAAGGATTAGCTAAAAATGCATATACCGCAGCACACCCTGATTCAAAGTCTTTTCCTAAGAATTTTGAAGTATTAAATACTTATTATGATAGTAAAGGATTACCACATGTACAATATGTAGCGGATGGTGTACGAGAAGATTCACCGCTTACTACTTCAGGAGAACTCTCTTTTATGAAAAGAGATCCTTATGATTGGGCTGAAAACGCAATTGAATATTCTCCAGCAAAACAATTAACTACTACAAGTAGTAATGGTAAAATAACGTATTCAGTAGGTAAAGATAGTTATGGTTCATATTCTTTATATTTATTAAATAATGGTAATCGTATAAGAATACCTACTCCACAACCATTAATTTCTGCAGGAAATGCAATATCTCAAATTGAAGATTTTGCAAATGCTAAAAATGGAGATGGTTCTCCAATGACCTCTCAACAAATAATTGAAACAATACAAAACGAATATTTAAATAGATAATAATGCCTGAATACGCACCTATAATTAATCCAGATAATACCAGACCAATTCTACCTAATCAATCACCTTTAAGTGATAATATTAGTAAAGAACCTGTTATTGGTAATTCTAAGGAATTAGATGCACAATATAGGAAACAACAGTTCAATAATATATTTTCGGCTCCTTATAAAGATAAGGATGCGATGAAAACTTATTATACGCCTGAACCTGAAACTAGAAAATATCCTTTATTTAATCCTTTGGTTGATAATGAAGAGATTTATGCACAACAGCAAAGTCCTTTAACACAGACTTTTCACGGTATTACAAAAGGTGTAGCAGATGCAGGTATATCTTTTGCACAAACGTTATTATTTCAACCTAATGCACAATGGGCAGAAGATGCTAAATCTCGATTAGAAAATTTTCTACCCAATTATTATTCTCATTGGCAACAACAACATCCTGTACAAGCAGCGATACCTTTTTTTGGTAGCGGAGCAAACTTTTGGTTTGATAAAGTATTTAAGGGTACAGCCGATATGCTTGGTATGATTGGTGCAAACTATATACAATCGGCTCTTATAGGACTCGCTACAGGAGGAATTGGTGAAATAGGTACTTTATCTGAAGGAGTAGGTAATATTTATTTAAAAGCAAGTAAATTTTTATCAGGTGTAGATAAAACAGCAGAATTTCTAAAAGATATGAATCTTGAAGGAAGAGAGCTAGAAGCTATACAAGGATTTGAAAAAACTTATACTCAAAATGTAGGTAGGGAATTTCTTCAGAATACAGGACATGTTGCTACAAATACAATATTTTCTCATATGATGGCTTCACAAGGAGCTAAAGAAACATATGATACAATACATAAAGATTTACATAATCAATTTGTTCAGGAAAATGGTTACGAACCAACAGGAGAAGATTTAACAAATATAGAGAAAACAGCTACATCCGCGTCTAATGTAAAATATGGTACGGATTTCGCATTATTTATGGTTCAGGCACTTGCTATGCCACACTTACTTAATTCTTTTAAATCTGCTATAAACCCTTCTTTTAAAGGAGTTGAAGAACTTACCTCTAAAATGAGCGGTAAAGTTTCTTTGGAAGAAGGTGCTAAAACATTAACAGATGCGGATAAACTTAAATATGAGAGTACTAAAGGTAATCCTTTTGTAAATAATTATATTAAGCCTTTTACCAAAAACATGATAACTCTTGGAGGAATTACTGTAGGAACAGAGACCTCTAAAGAAGCAGTTAAAAAATATTTTGAAGATAAATATAATAAAAAGATAGTAGGAAATTTAAATGATATTATAAAATCAACTGTTTCTGGACTAGAAAATACTTTTGGTTCTAATGAGGGTTTAGAAGGCATTTTAAGCTCTATGATGACGGGTGGTATACTTGGTATAGTTGAACATGCTTTAGAGGCTAGAAACGCTCGTAAATCAGGTCAAATGACTCCTGAAGAAAGGGGTAATTATGCATATAATCAAATGAATAATTGGTCGGCGTCAGGTATATTTGAAAACAATTATGCTGAAGCTGCTGCTACGATGAAGTCAGTTGATGATATGAATCAAGCTATTAAAGATAACGATCCTTTGGCTTTTAAAGCGGCTAAAGATGATCATTTCTTTAATTTTATTACTTCAGGTATTAAAAATAATTTGTTTGATGTACGCATTGCTCAATTGGAAGCAATGAAAGAAATTCCTTTAGAAGAACTTAATAAATCATTAGGTTTACCAAAAGATACAGATTCTCATAAATATATAGATTCTTTAATAGATAAAGCGCATGAACTTAAAAGAGCACATGACGCAATGAATAAAACATTAGGTAATCCTTTTGTTTATAAAAATAATCCCAAAACAGAAGAAGAATTAAAACAAAATGAACTTTATCAAACATTTGAAGATTATAAATCTTCTCTTGTTAAATTATCTTATAATAAAAGAGAAATAGATAAAGATGTTAAAAATATTGAGCAAGAAGCTAAAAAAGTAGATCCTCGTATAGATAAAGATTTGTTATCTAAATTAACAGATCCTAATAAATTGCGTGATCTCAAAGAAGAATATAAAGATAATATACGAGATTTAGAAGAACAACTGAGAGCAAAATTGTTTTCTGGTAAAGATCTTATTAATAAAAAAGAACAATTAAAACATTTAAATACGCTTGTTTCTAAAATAGAAAAGACATTAGATTCAAAAACATTTAATGGTGTTGAGTACCATCCTTTATTTAATGATTTATTGAATTATGAAGTAAATGGTAGAAATTTAGAAAATCAAGTACCTATTGATAAAGTACATATCGCTGATTTATACGATAAAGGATATGATTTAAATAAACTTACGAAACAAGTTAAAATTGCAGATTTTGCATATGATTTCCAATTCTCTAAAGATGGCTATGATGATTTTATAGCCAGAACAGATGAAGCAAGAAAAGCTTTAGATATATTCAGGAGTGAAGCTGAAATGAAAGCCTACTCTCCTATTAAGGATGCAGATGAAATCAAAGACAATAAAGCAAAACCTGAAGAAAATCGCCAATGGAATCTTAATAAAGAACATAATCCTTATACAGTATCACAAGATGGTGATAAATGGAATGTAAAAAATCCATTCGGAGAACCTATACAATCATTTGATACAAAAGCTGAAGCTGAAGAGAATAGAGATTATGAAAATAAAAATCTATCCGATTTAAAATCAATAACTCCTACTGGAAAGAAAGCAGATGATGGACGAATTGAAGTTGTAGATAGTAAAGGTAATGTTCAATGGTTAGATCCTAGAATGTTAGAAAACTATCAACCTACTAAAACAGAAGCGGAAATTGTTGCTGCTAGAAAAGAATTTAATAAAAATCTTCAAGTAAGTGTAAAAAAACAAACAGATAAAAATAAACCAACAGTTCTTCCTGAAAACGATGATTTTGCAGAACAGATTGTAAAAGATAATGAAGCTAGACCTGAAGCTAAAAAACCTTCTTTATCAACATTATTTTTGAGAGGAACATATAATGAAAAAGATGGTTCTCCAATACATAAACGTAGAGAAGCTTTTGCTGCAAAAATTGATAATTTACCTAATCACAATAATTTAAGATTAATTTTAATAACTCCTAACACAGAAGAAGCATTTGGTCTTAAAGGATTAAGTGATGCTTTTTTAGATAATTTAGGGGAAGTTATTAATAAGAATGACCCTGAACAAGGTCTTGTAATGCGTGCGATGGTTGAACAAGATGCCGATGGTTCTTTGTATTATGTAAACAATAAAGGAGAACGTATTGGTAAAGCAGGTGAAGAAATACCTAATATATTAGAAAAAGGTATTTTTGATACCATGCCTACTACCGATTTATCGTGGAGAAGTAAACCAGATGAAAAACGCTTTCATTATCAACAAGGACAAACGGAAGAAGATGCTTTAGCTTATCAAAAAGCATGGAAAGCTAAACGCAAGCAAATATTTAAATGGAAAGGTGATAAAGAAAATCTTTTAGGTAATACTGAAGTTTATGAATTTTTAACTTCAAGAGGTATCGCGCAATTAAACGATTTGACTCCTACAGGAAAAGTAGATGAGAACGGAAAAGAAATTAATAAAAGAGCTAGAAATGCTGTAGGAGGAACTCTTATAGATGAAAGTAAAATAGGAAATGAAGGATTAATTGAAATATCTACTACAGGTAAAATCTCTCATAATGGAGAGGATATATCTGTTTCTAAAGGTGTTCCATTATTCCATAACGGTTCTACTCTAGAATATCTTTCCAATAGAAAATTAATAGATAAAGAAATATCTAATATTTATAATATTTTAAAGTATTCCGCAAAAGAAGGCAAATTTAATCAGGATGTTATAGATTATCTACAAGGAGTTATTAACTTTACAACTACCGAAACAGGTAAATCTATTTCAAGGAACCAAGTATATCTTAAAGATGGTTTCTTATATTTTGGTAATAATGAAAACGGTGTACCCTTTACAGAAAAAGGTATTAAACAAAATAGTAAACTTATCGAAGAATACTTGGGTAAGATGTATAATGGTGTAAACAATAGATATCTTAAAGAAAATCGTCCGTTTACAGAAATATCTATCAACGATAAAGGAGAATTAGAATCTTTTACTTGGAAATCTTATCAACATTATTTACTGTCTGATAAATATATATCTGATGACGCAGAACATAATTTACATAATAAATCTAGAGGAGGTGTAGATTCTATTCCACTTACTACTCCAATTAGGAAAGTTGTGGAAGATGTTCCTAACGATAGTAATTTTATATATAAATCTTTTATAATTCAAAATCAACAAGAAGGTGCGGAATTTCTTAAAATAGAAAAAAAGAAAGAACAACCTGAACCTATAAAAGAAACTAAACCAAAAGATACTAAGGAAACGCCTATAAAATTCGATACTACTACTAAGTATAAATTCAAATCTTCTACAGGAGAAGATATTGCTTATACTGCAGGTATTGATGAAAATGGTAAAGCTCAAATAAATTGGGTAGAAGAAGATCAATTAGGTCTTAGACGAGCTGTTGCAAAAATATTAACTAATAAAGGAAAGGACTTAAATGATCCTGAAAGTCAATATGAAGCAGTAAATCAATTAGAAAAAGAAGTTACGGATTATCTTAATGAAAGGTTAGATAAAAAGCGTGCGACAACAGTAAAAGATGAAAAAAAGATAGATGAAAAGGCTAAAGAAATAAAAAAAGAAAAGAAACCTAATAGTAAGAAAAAGCCTAATCCTGGTTTTGGAGAAGAACAATATCGTATAGTAGATAATTTTGATTATGTAAAAGCCGATTTAAATAAAGAAGAAAAATGGATGAAAGAGAACTTGTCAACAGTTCCTTTTAATCGTTTAGAAAATATTATACGTACTACTAATGGAGGTACTGCTTTTGGTGTATTTAAAGATGCTGCTATTCATATATGGGAAAATGCTGAAGTAGGTACAACCTATCACGAGGCTTTTCACTCTGTATGGGATATGTTTACAACTTTACCTGAAAGAGAAACTCTTTTAAAAGAATTTAATAGCAGAGAAGGTAGTTTTATTGATAGAGAAACTGGTGAAACTGTTGATTATAAAAATGCAGACGAACATCAGATTTTAGAAAAAATGGCGGAAGAATTCCGTAATCATGTTATTACTAATAATAAACCTCAAGGAAATGCTTTAACACGTTTTTTTAGAGATTTGGTTAACATGATTAAAAAATTAATATCTCCAGAATCTAAAACTATTGATCAATTATTTAAGAGAATAAATTCAGGTTATTATAATACAGGTACTTCAGTATCAGAAACTTTTGATAGAGCAGATTCTAAATATAGAGTTCCTGGTATAAGTGCGTCTAAAAGTTATCATCTAGTAAAAGATATTACTTCTCGTATTATTTCCAGATTATTTGCAACAGATGAAGGATTAAATACACTTGTTAATTTTGAAAATCCAAAAGATACTCCTTCTAAAGTATTTGAAGATATTTATAATGAGCGTGCAACTTATTATACAGATAACGATACCGAAGGAACTATTCCTGACCAGTTTGAAAACGGTTTAATAAATGAAGATCAATTCAAATCGTATCAAAATTTCTGGGCTAATGTAGATAAAGGATGGGATACTGTAAAAGCAGATATTGTAGATTATCTTAAAACATTAGGTATTGATACTAAATTCTCTGGAGAATATGTATCATTAGCAAATGAAGAGTCTTATATTGAGAATAACTCTGAGAATGCAGATAGCGCAGATTATGACAAATCTGATAGACAAGAACAGTATCTTAAAGACGAATTTAAATTAGATGCTAAACGCTCTGCAGGAGTTCCTATTAAACTTTTATTATCTACTTTATTTGAAGCTAGTTTTCAAAAAGAAGCACAACCTATAAATGGATTAATGCCTGTTTCAGATGTTATTGATCCTAATACAGGTTTGAGAAAGATGTTACCGTATGCTAAAACATTTAATACGTTAATGTCTACATTGTATAACTTAAATACTCCTAGTGAAAAACAAGAAAAACTTAAAGAACTTGCACAAAAAGACCCTAATTATGTACGTCTTTATAATCGTCTTGGTTTTAATAAACCTGCTGATCAAATAAATGCTGCAGAATTAAAACTTCAAACAATATTCTTCAGTGTTTTCTCTAAACAGAGACCTGAAACAATGACTACTATAAAAACTGAAAATGGTAAAGAAACTTCTACATTTTCTTCTAACACAGTAGCTAATACAGGTAGATTGTTAGAATCTTGGATGACTAATCTTGTAGAAGAAGGTTTGAAATCTGGTTTAGTTGAAGAAAGAGAAGGTGTTCCTACATTTAAAGCAAGTAAACTTAGAGATGCCTCATTAAAAACAAATGCAGATAAATCTAAATTCTTATCTTCTTTTGGGATTCAGTTTGATCCTTCTTTAATGGAAAAGCTTTCTGCTAAAGATCAAAAAGATTTATCTAAAGCAATTAATGGATTAAAAGAAGGTATTATAAAAAATCCTATAATTGTAGATGTTAATAAAAAGACATTAGGCGAACAATCTAATCTAGAGCGTATTGCTGAAATTTTAACAAGAGCTAGTGGTGAAGGAGAAGAAAGTACTATATTTGGTCTTAAAAGCGAGCAGCGTCAAACATATTTAAATAATAATACAGTAAGTAACTGGTCTAACGATTTAAATAATGTTAAGACTAAAGAAGAATTATTTAACAAACTTCCTTTTTTAGAAAACGATCCTTATAGACAAGATTCTTGGTATTTAAGTAATTTGTTTAATGAAGATGGTACTCGCAAAGCTATTAAATTAGAAACTAAATACACTCAAGGGATAAATGATCAATCAGATAATAGAAATCCCAGAAAGCCTATAGGAGTATTACCATATGCAGAACGTGTAGTACATCAGATAAATCAAGAACTCAATAAAAATTATTATATACTTACTCCAGGAGATTCTAAAACAGAATGGATGTTAAGTATGGAACATATTATTCCATATTCTAATTTCAAAGGTGCTTTAGTAAACGATAAAGTATATAATTTATTTAATAAATATTATAAAACTGAAAAAGAAATTGCTACTGAAGCAGATGGTAAAATTAATGAATCTTATAAATCTTTAACATATCCTATCAACGGTGATTACAATACTGAAGAATTAGGTAAGGAAAAACTAACTAAATTCGTTACTGATAGAGTAGAAGCTACCAAAAAGACGTTAATGGATTTTGGCTTTATTCAGGATACAGGTAAAGGATTTAAGTTAAAAGGCTTTGATAAGAATTTTATGAAAGCAAACGATCTTAATAAAAATTTATCTGCTCAAGAAGTACATGATTTTATTAAGTTTCGTGAAATTAATTATATGCTTAACAACGTTGAACAAACAAAACTATTATTTGGAGATATTGTTAGTAAAGCAAAAGATTGGGAAAAACGTGTAAAATCATTTCTATCTCCAAGACAATCTTCTTATTATGGAAATGATGCATACAATAATATTTTAAACGACGAATATAATAAAGTAGGAGATACTCCTTTGAAACAAGGTGATCCTGGGTACTGGAATCATAAAGATAATATGAAGACAGCTACTATCAAAGATGTATATTCTACAGAAGATAGAGAGTATAACGGTAATCGTAAAAGTATCGTAAATGATGCTTCTTTACCTAAAGAAATTAGAGAAGCTTATGAGAAAAATAATGTTGCGGATGCTGGTGCATGGGTAAATGCGACTGCTTATAGAGAAATACTGACAAAAAGTCAGCAAACATTCACTAAAGAACAAGAACAACAGTATCAGTATGAATTAGCAAAAGATAGAATGCTGATAGATAAAGATAGTAAAGCAGGTATTTTACCTAAATCATTATCTTGGCAGTATTCTTCTGAAGAATTAAGAAAAGCAGATGAAGAACTTTTATCTAAAGGAGATCCTAAATCTGGAAAATTTGCAATTCTTAAAACAGTAGGTACTGGTGTAGATGCAGAAGGAAATACTTTCTTGCATAAAAAATCTATTGCCCCACAATTCTATTCTATGTTTAGAAAAGAAGAAAATGGTAAAGTGTCTATTGGAAATGGTGCATTAGCTTATCTTAAAGATCTTCGTCAAGGAGTTTCTTATCACATTGCAGAAAGTGGTGTAAAAATAGGTGCTAAAGAAAAAGTAGATTTTTACAATAAAGAAGGACAACCTAATATAGAACAGTTTAATCTTAATCAAATATCTTCAATTCCTTTTAGATATTATGGTATACAGGTAGAAACACAAGGCTCTAAAGAAAAACAAACTTTAGGTAGTCAGGTATCTAAGCTAGTTAAAATGAACTTTTTTAATGGTGGCTTACCTATTGATATTCAGGATAAATATAATTTAGATACATGGAATGGTTTATCTGAAAAAGAAAAATTAGATAATTCTCCTGTATATAAAGCAATTAAAAGATATTCTGATGTGTATAGTGCGATGCATGATCACGGATACAATATCTTTTTAAATAAATTAGGTATTGAGGATTTAGGTGATAGATTTGCTATACCTGATAAAAGTAAAGTACTTGCATTATTACAAAACGAACTTCTTCGTAGAGAAGCTCCTGAAAATATAAAAGATGCAATTAAACTTAATGATCAGGGAGAATTTGTAACTGCTTTTGAAGCATTACCTAATTATAAACAAATTAAAGATATATTCTCTTCTCAAATAGAGAAGAATATTGCAAAGCCTAAAATGAATGGTGGTCCTAAAATCATGTTATCAAATCTTGGATTTGAAGTAGGTGATAGGAAAATAACTCAAAAAATGGTTAAAGGTAATCCTGTTTATGTATCTTCAGGATTAGAGTTTTATACTGCAGAATATGATAATGCAGGTAAAAGAACAAAAGTAAACCATATGGAAATAATGCTACCAATGTGGTTTAAAAACAAACTTAAAGGAAGTAAAAAATGGAAAAATTCATCTAATGAAGAAATCCTCAATCATTTAAACAATACAGAAGAAGGAAAGAACATTTTAAAAGGTATTGGTTTTCGTATTCCTACACAGGAAACAAATTCATCTGAAGCATTTATTGTAAAAGATTTCCTACCAGATATGCTAGGAGATACAATTGTAGTACCAGAAGCACTTACTACAAAAGCAGGTATCGACTTTGACGTGGATAAAATGAATACATATCTTAAAAATGTATATGTAGATTCAAATGATAACATTAAAGAAGTTCCTTTTTTTGGTATAGGACATGATGCATTAAATAAAGTAAAAGACTTTATACTAGGAAATATATTTGAAAAAAAAGTTACTGAGAGATTAGATGCTATTGATAATTTAAGTGATGAAGATTTAGAATCAGATGGATTATATTCAGAATCTGATAGAATATATAAAGAATCATTAGAAAATGAATATTTCAATTCAATGAATAATTTAATTCTACATCCTGATAACTATGAAAGATTAATTGTTCCTAACTCCGCAGATAAATTTAAAAAAATAGCAAGTAATTTAACAGAATTAGCTCCTGAAGAGTTTGGTGATAAAGGTGTTAAATCTCCTTTAGATAGTTCTTATATGGCTAATGGACGACATGGTGCGCTAGTTGTAGCACAGGGTGGTGTGGGTATCGCTGCTGTAGGACAAACAAACAATGCTTATAATCAATTACAACCAATATATCTAGATCCTGCAAAATTAGCAAATGTACCCAAAAAACAAAGAGATTGGTTAGGTACACTAGATATAAAACTTCCACACAATACAATTAATATTAACGGGATAGATCTTCCATCATTTTCTTCAAAGGAAGATACGAAAGGGAATTTAATATCTAACAATATTTCTCAGGTAATAGATGGTACTGTTGACTATGTTAAAGACCCTTGGTTATCTAAATTGGTATACTCTAAATCTTTGCTTTCTCCAGCATTAACTATAATGAAACTAGGTACAGATCCAGAAACAACTTTTATGTTTTTGAATCAACCTGTTATTAGAGAGTATCTTAAATTCATGGATAAAAATGGTGAAACATTTTTAAATAATGATAAATTAGTAAAATCTTTTTATAAAGTACAAGAGTTTAATTCAGGAAAAGCAAAATCTACTGAAATTAATACTAAAGATCTTAAAAATAATATTTCTAAATACTATAAAGATAAAGGCAAGTTTACAGAAGCAGAAAACGCAGAACAAAAATTAATTTTACAAGAATTTTTAAAATATAATACAATTTCTTCTAATTTATTTGATGTTTCTCGTGTTAGTGATAACGATACAAATCCAATTGTTACTGATGCTGATATTATAAAAGAAAATCTTAATCGAGAAAAAGCATTAAATAATAATGTTATATCTGGAATAAATAATCTTTTAAATAATACAGGACAAGATAATTTGTTTAAAAAACAAGTTGATGCTGTAAATGCTGTTTCGGAATCATTAAGTAATTTAGATTATGTAAAAGATATTAGAAATTCTGTAATAGGAGATATTGCAAATATAAGTAGACTTAATAAAGAAGACTATAATAAAGCTGCTCGTGATATAGATAGTTCTTTAATTACATATATGGTTCAAACAGAATCTGGTTTATCAGATAGAATTAAAGAAATGATGATTGACAGAGAAACTTCTGTTGCAAATAAACTTTTAAATTTAAAGAAAAGTATTCCTAAAAACTCATCTCTTACCAGCAATAGTTTTTTAAATAAACTATTTGCTAATATCAAAGGAGATACTAAAAATATAGGTCTTTTAACTAAAGTAAATGATATATTAACATCTGATACTTATACCAATGATCTACGTGAATTAAGAGATAACGCATCAACCAATGAACTATATAAGGATTTAGTTAATTTATCTTTTCTACAATCAGGTGTATCTAAAAATGCATTATCGTATTCAGAATATCTTCCACACGAAGATTATAGTGAAATGATACAACCATTAATAGAAAACATCAGTCATTATGATTTAACAGCTTTTAAAGAAAATGGTGCATATTTTAGAAATGCTTGGAGTAATACCCGTGTAGTTCCTGAAACACATGAAAGTAGATTTGAACCAACTTTCTATAATCCTGAAGGAGGTGTAAAAGTAGGTCGTATGGAGTATGAACCTTGGCACAAAAGTCTTAGAGAGAAATATAATATAAAAGAGTTTTGGAATAGACCTTATAAAGTAGGTACTGGTTATGGTGTAGCAGATGCTTCATATATAACAATGAACTTAATAGAAAAAGATAATTTCGGAGAAGATGCTAATTTTGGTAAAGTACTTCTGAAAAGATTAGAAGATTCTCAAGGTAATCCTATTATAGAAGGTAGTAATTTTACTAATTATGTATATATTCCAATAAATGCTTGGGGTAATGGTGTGAAAGCACAAGAATATTATTCTGAACCTAAACAATCAGAATTTAAAAATGGATATCGTAAAGTAACAGAAATACCTGCAGAAGAATTATTAAATTCTTATAATAAAACAGAAGAACTTTTGGAAAATCCAAAAATTAATCGTACTTTTGATAAACCTGAAGAAAAATCGTTATCTAAAGATAATGAGCCAGAAGTTCCTTGGGATGAATGTACAAAACCTGCTTTTACTCCTAAAAAACCAAATAAAAAATAATGAAACTAGAAGCTGTAATTATATGCGTAAACTACTCAGATTTTCTGGCGCATACTTTACCACAAAATAAACAGTTTTTTGACAAGTTAGTAGTTGTCACAGATACGAAAGACACAAAAACAAAACAATTATGTGATTATTACAACGTGTTTTGCATTCAAACAGATGTTTTTTATAATGGAGGTAGTCCTTTTAATAAAGGAATGGGTATAAATGAAGGATTGAAGTGTTTAGATAAAGATGGGTGGGTATTACATATAGATGCAGATATTTATCTACCACCTTTAACAAGAGAAATCCTTGAAAAAATAAATTTAAATCCTATTTTTTGTATGGGATAGATCGTATGATGTGTCCTACATATGAAGAATGGATTAAATTTAAAGAAAACCCTACTCCTACACATACAGCACATGTTTTTGTACATCCTACAATATTTCCTATGGGTGTTAGAATATGTGATTATACTACTAATCAAGGTTATCATCCTATAGGATATTTTCAGTTATGGAATCCAAAAGGTTCTGGAATATTCAATTATCCAATAGAACATGGTCGTGCAGATAGGACAGATGTGCTTTTTTCTAAAAATTGGACAAGAGAAAATAGAGTATTAATTCCAGAACTAATATGCATCCATTTAGAATCAGAAGATTTGAATCTAAAAGAAATGGGTAAGAACTGGTCTGGTAGAAAAACAACTATTTTTTCTAAAAATGCCGAACCAATTATTATAAAAACCAAACCTATACGAGGATATAAATCAGATATGTTTAGACATCTATGTATTCTAATAGGTCGAATATTTGATAAAAAATGATTTTAATTTCTGCACATAAAGATACTGTTTTTAATAATCCTAAAATGGATTACAAAGACGGTAAACATATTGGTTTACTAGATAATCAAATAGGTATACTTGTAGCGAATCTTTCATTATATAGTAACGATATTATATATGAATTAGAAAAATCAGGTAAAATACAATATTATTTTAATGAAGGAGAAGAATTTGGATTATTAACAAATCCACCTAAATTAACTAAAAAAGATATTGTAATTGTTGTCGACGTATGTTCAGATAAGAAATATAAAGGATACGATGTCGCTATTGAAAATATCTGGAATATCGAAGATATTGACGGAATAATTGAAAATCTTAAATGGGAGGGCTATAAGGTATTAAAATCTGACTATACAGGAGATCTTTCAGATGAAGATGAAGCTTTCTCTTGGGTAGAACAAAAAGTGCCTGTAATGAGCTTTATAATACCAATAGAGGCTATTAATGATGGATGGCATAGAATACAGCAAGATAATACAATAACCTATCAAAAGGTTAAAAAAGCAGCTAATTGTTTAACTAGATTAATTTGTTATACTATATAATATGAGCATTAAAGATAAAAAAATTCTAATATTTGACACAGGTTCTTTCTTTGAAACAGCTTTAAAATTAGCAGATTATTTTCAGCAAGTATACTATTATTGTGCTTGGGAATCTGGATTTCCTGGTATGGATAAAGCAGTTTTAGGTAGTGAATGGAAAGATGGTAAACAATTAGATACTTTTGATGGTAAAAATCTTAAACGCGTTTTAAGTTTTTATGATTATATAGATGAAGTAGATGTTATTCTATTTACCGATGTATATTGGGGTGATTTGCAAGAATATCTTCGTAACCTAGGATATAATGTTTTTGGTTGTGGATATGGTTCTGAATTAGAACTTGATAGATGGGATACAGCAAAAACATTTAAAGAAAATGGTATGGATGTTGCTTCTATGAAAAAAATAATTGGAATAGATGCACTTAAAGAAGAACTACAAAAAGTAGAAGATAAATATATAAAAATATCACGATATCGTAAATGTACAGAAACTTTTCATCATGAAACTTATGAATTATCTTTACCTATAATTCACAAAATGCAAAGTGAATTAGGTCCTTTATCTAAAATAGCAGAATTCATAATATGTGATCCTATTGAAGCAATAGTAGAAGAAGGAATTGATTCTTATACGGTTAATGGTGAATATCCGAATGTGGTATTAGTAGGTGCAGAAATAAAAGATGCTGCTTATGCAGGAGCCATTATGCAATACAAGGATTTATCTAAAGGAATATTAAAAACAAATAAACAAATTTCTCCATTATTTAAAGAGTGTCAATATAAAGGATTCTTTTCGACAGAAGTACGTTCTACTAAAGATGATAAGAATTATCTTATAGACATGACTTGTTTTTCAGAAGATACTGAAGTGCTTACTAACAACGGTTGGAAACTGTTTAAAGATTGTGTAACTGAAGATAAATTTGCTACTTTAAATATAGAAACTAAAGAGATAGAATATCAATATGCTTCTAACTATATAGAAAAGGACTATATAGGTAAAATGATTCATTTATCGAATAAAAGAAATACATTTGATTCTTTAGTTACTCCTGATCACGATATACTTAGATATGATGAAAAGAAAAGAAAACTTTTTAAACAAAAAGCAAAAGACTTAAATACTAAAGGATATATTCCTCGTACAGGTGTATGGAAAGGTAAAAATACTGAATTCTTTGAATTACCTTCTTATCATAAAGAATGGGATTGGAATAGTAATCTTCATGGGGGATATAAGATATGTACTAAAATAAAACACGAAGATGTTAAGCAGATAAAGATGATTGATTGGGCTTCTTTTATGGGATGGTATTTATCTGAAGGGAGTAACAATGGTTATATAGTAAGTATAACACAATCTAAAAGACTAATCGAATTGGAAGAATGTTTAAAAAAGCTTCCTTTTAATTATTCTAAAACTTCTTCAGGATTTCAAATTTCTTCTGTGCAATTATGCGAATATTTAAATAAATATGGATTATGTAATGAAAAATACATTCCCGATTATATTTTAAATGCTAATAAAGAAATTATTGAAAGTTTTTTATATTCTTATTGGTTAGGTGATGGATCTTCATCTAGTGATAGACAACGATATTTTACTACATCTAAAAAAATAGTAGACGGATTACAAGAATGTATTTTGAAAGTAGGTTCTGTTGCAAATATTAGAACAGGAAAAGGTGGTAAAGGTTCTGTAATGTCTGTTAATGGTGGAAAAGAATATATAAGAAATCATGATTTATATATTATAGAACGCTATCGTGAGAGAACAGATTATTGGTTTGAAACAACTTCTCGCAAAGATCGTTATATACACGAAATTGATTATAACGGAAAGGTATATTGTGTTACTGTACCAAATGGCACTTTGTATGTAAGAAGAAATGGAAAACCAACATGGTCTGGAAATTGTAGAGAACCTCAACCACCGTCACATTTATATTGTGAAATGTTTGCGAATCTTGGAGAAATTATATATGAAACAGCTACAGGAAATCTAATAGATGTTATACCAAACGGTAAGTATGGATTATATGCAACAATAACTTCAGATTGGTACGATGAAAGCCATCAGGCTATATATTTTCCTCCAGAGATAAGAGATAATGTAAAGCTTAATTATCCTATTAAAATAGATGGTAATTATTACTGTCTAAATATTAATAATTTTCCAGAAGTAGGTGCTTTAGTATGTTGTGGAGATTCTTTTGAAGAATGTAAAAAGAAAATGGAAGAAATGGCTCCTAAGATAAAAGGTTATGGTATTAGTATTAAAATGGATAGAATAGATAAAGCAATTGAAGAATTTAGTAAAATGCAAAAATCATGAACATTCACGATTCACGAAAAATCTTTTTGAATAAAAGATATATTATCCCAAACGATAAAAATATTTATTATTTTGCAAGTGGTGGTAATTTATTTATATTTAAAGAAGATGGCGGTCAATTATCTACAAGATATACTATATATCAGGAAGGTAGTGATTGTTTTATAAAAAGTCCTGCTTTTTATGGTAATCAACCATTATTAGTTGATAAAAATAAAAAAAGTTTAATCAAATTAACTCCTAAAAATCCAAAAGATGAACACGATTTCATATATTTACAATTATATGCAATCTTTGGAATGTCTTTTTCATAATTTAAAATAATCAAATGGCTTGTAGAGTAACATATCTATCTAATGGTAATATATCTAAAGTTTTTGCACCAGATGGCAAAGAAAGCGATCTTTATAAAAAAATATTAGATAAAGTGCTTGAATTAGATAAAACTGAAAGATTAGAATTACAAGACAAATATACTCCTTGGGTAGGTAAACATATACGTGGATTAGATGATAGGAATATTGCTTTGGCTGTTTATAAAGGAACAGATTCTAAAGTATTCAAAGAAAAGTATCCTGATATAGAAAAAGATGCAAAAGGTGATCCTAAAATATCTCCTGAAGAGTTATTTAAAACTCAAATGAAAGAATTGCCTAAATTATCTCACGATTATGCTGTAGAGATAATGAATAGAATGGGTATTGATGCTAAAATGTTTGATAAAAAAGAATTAGCAGAACTCCCTAAAGGAGTAACAGCTTGGGCAGATGTTGGTGGAAAATTTATTCAATATGTACAAGGACATGAAACAGATATACCCCATGAAATTTCTCACTTTGGTGTTGCAATTACCCGCAGTAAAAATCCTAAACTATACAAGGAATTAGAAAATAAAATAGGCTCTAGTAAAGAATATGAAGAAGTAAGAAGACTATATAGTAGTAGTGAAGCTTATAAAAATGAAGATGGAACGCTAAATATCAAAAAACTCAAAGAAGAAGCTATAACTCAACTAGTAGAAAAGCATCTCGTACGGAAACTTGAAACAAACGAGAACCCTGAGACTTTAGTTGCTGTACAAAATTGGTGGAACAAAGTAAAAGATTGGTTTAAAACTCTATTACAAAAAGCAGGATATAAAGACCCGTTTGAAAAAGTTGCAGAAAATATTAAATCTGGAGATATAGGAACTACCAAAGATGTTAGTGAAAAACTATATCCTGAAGGAGACGAAGCTAAATACTTTAAATTAGAAGATGATACTAAGAAAATTACAGATAAACTTGAAAAAGAACATCTTGATACTGTAAAAACGAAAGAAGGATTTTTAAGAAATAACGAAAAAGTAAAAGACTTATTTGAAGTTAAATCAAAAGAAGATAAGACTAAAAAAGAAGAAGTTATCGAGAAGAAATCTGAACAAGGACATAATGATATGTCTGATGTAATGAGTAGACTTTTTGATGAAAATAATCATTTACATGAAAAACCTACGGATAGTAATTATGCTTCAGAATTAGATCCTAAAAATAGGATATATGATAATTTCTTTAATAATATTAAAGAACGTATTGAAAACGAGCATTTTCCTGAAGGAACTAAATTTTATCATGATTTAAATATTTATAATCCACAATTAGATAGAGCAGGGAGTTTAGACTTTTTAGCTGTTACACCTGAAGGAAAAGCTAGTGTATGGATGTTTAAATTTATTAATGGCGATGGCACTAAAGATATTTCGCTATCTAAAAGAGAAAGTTTCCAAAAAGAAATTGGTAATTATAAAAGAACACTTAAAGATAATTATGGTATAAATGAATTTGACCAAACACGAGTTATTCCTGTGTTCATGAGTTTTGATGTTAAAAATGGCGAATATTCATTGAAATCTGCTAAAATAGGTAATTCTAAAATAGAAGTTGAAAAGAATGAAAAATTATTGCCTATTTCAACACTTGATGAAAGAACAGGTGATTCTTTTGTAGATCATCTTATTAAGAAATTAAGTGATTTATATGATGTAAAAAGAGAATTTCTAAAGGATAAAGAAAAAGTTAACGAAATCAATAATATTTATAAAGTAATACGAGAATTACAAACAAAGCATCAATTTAATTATTTATTTAGTCAAATTGATTCTACTGTAGCAAATACTCATAAAATAGTAGATAAATATAAAGATAACTTTAAAAAAGAGAATCTTGCAAATATTTCTAATGAAGAATGGGAAAAACAAGCAATAGAACTCAATAAAACGCAAAATGAACTTTCTATATACAAGGAGTTAGATAATATCTTTGAAGATACATATCCTAATCCTACAGATAAGCAAAAAGAAGAATTAGCTAAAATTAGAGAATATTCTAATAAAGCACGTAATGAACTTTTTCAGCTTAATAAAGTAATACGTGAATTTGCTAATGAAAATGCTAAGAGATTTGGGATTGAAGATTTACTCACTCCTGAAAAAAAACCAGGATGGATTGCATCTATGTTTAATACTCAATCAGAATTCAATCTATCAGGAGTATTAACTCTTAATAGAATGATGGATACTATGCAAAATTATAGAGATAATGAAACACGTACACATGTAAATGAATTGTTATCTATAGGTAAAGATGTTAAAAACTGGTTAAAAGGTAAAAACGCTAAAGATCTTATTAAAGCTGTACGTAAAGAAGATAAAAATGAATTGATAGATCAATATGATAGAAAGTTTTATCAGGATTTATATTCTAACATTGAAAAAAAGAATGTTAAATGGATAAAAGAGAATGTTGATAAAAAAGCTTTTGCGCAATGGGCTGAAAAATATAAAAAAGAACGAATGGAAGCTATTCGTAATGAAGTTTATATTGGTACAGAAGAAGAAAAGAACGAACAAAAGCGAAACGACATTGAGAAACTAAATTCTATAACAAATTTAGCTTCAGATTCAGCATGGCTGAATTATAGAAATATTAAAAACTTTCCGTTAGAGAAATGGCACTCTACAGAATATTCTAATTTAATAAAAGAAGAGAATAAACCCGTATTAAAACTTTATAATTTTATTAAAGATTTAAATCAACAAGCTGCAGAAGTAGGTTATATTGAACATGAAAGGAAACGTAATTTCTTACCTTTCATTAAAAAATCCCTAGCAGAAAAAGTTGTAATGGGTGGTTCTTATAATTGGGTACAATCCGTATTAGATTCCGTAACTATACAAGAAAGTGATACTGACTATGGTGTTATTAATAAATTAACTGGTGACGTTATAGATACTATTCCTAAGTATTTTACAAGCGAGACAGATAACGTGGAATATGCCTCATCAGATTTATTAAAAAATATAGGACTTTACGCAGTCAAATTATTAGATTATAAATATAAACAAAGTATCGAAAATCAATTAAAGCTAATGCTTTATATTGAAAAGAATAAAGGTTCTTTACAAACTAACTTCTTAGGTAGAGTTGTTAAAGATGCTGAACCATCGCCTTTAAATGAAAATAATTCCAAAATATTGGAAGATTATATCAAGAATCAAATATATGGACAATCTTATGTAAAAACTGATTTTTCAGATGCTGCTAGTAAAAAGATAGGTAAAGTATATAACGAAACTTCTGAGAAAATAAATAAAAAACTTGGATTTGAATTATTTCCTAAAATAGGAGGTGAGGATAGGCTTTCACTTATTAAAGGATTAGATACTTTAATGCGTACTCAGCAATTAAAAGTGTTAGGATTCAACTTAGGTACTTCTGCTTATCGTTTCTTAGGTACAAATATTCAAGCATTAATCAGTACTGGCACATACGGTACTGCTGCAGATTATATGAGAAATGAGCTAAAACATACTCAAATGAAATTCTTAAAAAATGACTTTGATGTACATATAGCTGCTTTAAAAGAATTTCTACCTGTAGATGGTCAAATAATGCACGAATTAGGTAATTTATCTTTTAGTAAACTCACACAAGAATCAATAGGTGATTTTATGATGAGTTGGATACGTACTGCGCATGATTTTATCCAATACGTTAATTTTGGTGTATTTATGGATAATGCAATCGTAATAGATGGTAAAATTCATAACGCAAGAGAATATTATAGAAATACTCCTGAATATAAGGCGAGATATGAATCATACCAGGATTTAAGACAAAAAGAAAAAGACTTTGAAGACAACGTTAAAAAGTTAATTGATGAACACGGATTGGAAAAAAGAATGTCTGTTAAAGATAGTCGTTTACAGATTGATGGAGTAGATATGAATGGCGAAAGTTTTGCTGCTTATAAACAACTAATTAGACAAATAGGTCGGAGATTAAGTGGTAATATAAGCAGAGAAGATGAATCGCGTATTAGAATGATCGTATTAGGTCGTCAAATTATGACTTTCCATAATTGGGTTCCTGGAATGATGAAGACTCGTTTTAAAGGATTATCTTATAATGATGGTACAGATACTCATGAATGGGGTAGAATGCGCATGGTTGGTAAACTTTTATTTCAAAACGGATTAAATTCGGTTTCTCGCCTTATTTCTATGACAAAAGGTACAGATAAAGGTATTCAATTATTAGATAAACTCTGGGAACAAAAACAAAAAGAATATAAGGAACGTACAGGTAAAGACTTAAAAATGGATAAAGAACGTTTTTTCGATCTTGTTCGCGCGAATATTAAAACAGAAGCAAAGGAACTATTGGCTTTAACTTCTCTTATAGGAATGTTCATCGCAGCAAAAGCTTTATCTAAAGAAGAAGAGGACAAATATACTAAAGGTTATTGGAATTATGCTTTACGTATATTAGATAGAACAAAAGAAGAAATTAATTTTTTTTATAACCCAATAGCTTTACAAGGAATGCTCAACGGTTCTATTTTTCCAGCATTAGGTGTATTAACTGATTTTACTCGTTTCGCAGAGAATTTCCTTCGAGAGGGTTTAGGATATGTAATTCAAGATAAAAAAATAATAGATTCTGCACATCCTGCTAAATATTTCTTTAAGAGTTTTCCTGTTTCTCGTGAAATGTTAAAGTATTTTGCAATTTTTGAACCAGATGTAGCAAAATCAATGGGTGTTGAGTTTAATGCTCAACCATTCATACAAAGATAATGCTATATAATGGTCGTAAATTTTATACAAAAGTTGTCAGATTCATTAATTATACTTATCTTTGTTATGAAATAATAATATATTATTTTACATATTAAACAAATTTTTTATGGGTTATAATCGTTCAAATGATCCAGGTCTAAATTTAGATCTTAATATACTACTCCAGAAGCAATTTAGAGATTTGCGGCAAATGATGTGTTGTAAATTGACAGAAATCGCTAATGGTTCAGGTATTGTTAGTAATTCTATCATGTTTACTATAGGAGATGGTCATGCAGGAACACCTCTTGTAGGAACTACTACTTATACAAATACTGTTTTAAATAATAAAACACTACTCATTTTAAAAAATGGTGTAGGATTTTTAACTGCTGGAGTTGACTTTAACTCTTTAACAGGCGGAGGATTTGTACTTATAGGAGGAGAATTATTTAATACAGGTGAAACATATACAATTTTATATTAATGAATAGAAAAATTATCCAATTTCAAATAGGAGATGGTCAACTATATACTCCTATAACAGGTTCAAGTCAGTATATTAATCCTGATATTAAAAATGACAATTATTTAGTGTATAAAAACGGAACAGGCTATCTATTTGAAGGATTGCAGTTTTCTAAAATATATACAGGAGGTCTTTCTTTATCAGGAACCTCTACTTTTAATACTGGTGAACAATATACTATAATTCTATATTAAAATAAAATCATGAAGAAACTATTACTCATATTAGGTTTATTAATAACGTCTTTTGCATCGAACGCGCAATGGTATAATCAGCCATATTATAACGCACATAACTATGGTAACGAATTTGGTAAACTGCAAATAGACAGTACATTCACTCTATTGTTATTAGATACAAATAATTTATATACAGGAACTGGACACTATCCTTTTATTCTAAGGCTGAATAGTGCAGATAGTAACTTATATCTTTACAACGGTCTTAATTGGAAAAAAGTAGGTGGAAGTTCAGCTACTCCAACTTTAGATCAAGTATTAACCACTGGAAATACTTCGACACATGGTATAACTCTTACAGGTAGTTCTGGTAATATATCTGCACAAGGTATATCAGGAACTTCTTTCACACAAACAAGTTCTAGTACAGCTAATCAGTTTCCTGGTGGATTACAGACACAATTTATAAATGTAAAAGGAACAGGTGCTACTTTTCAATATCAATTTTTACCTAATCCTAATATATCTCGTAATACAAATTACTATTTTGGTGTACAATCAAATTTAGTAGATACTATTGTTACGGACACTAGGTTATTAAATGACACTTTGTCAGGAAGTGGTACTAATGCATTATTAATGACTACTGCAGGTACTAATACTAAACTTAGTACTATAACTTTAGATAAAGCAATACAAAACGGACCAAATACAGCTAGAACTCCAGATTTTATTAATGGTTTTACTGTCAATACACCAACTGCTGATGGTGCTCCTCGATGTTATCTCACTATAAATGGAGGAGTAAATATATATGATACGGCAACAGGTAGTACTAAAGTAGGACCTTTTGGTGGAGAATATGGTGCAGGTAATGCAAATAATACTATTTTTGGTTATAATATACAAGTACATAGTGAACAATACGCTTCTTTATTTGGTTATCATGCGGGACAGAATATATCAGGACAAAGTTATAACTCTGGATTTGGTTGGATTGCGTTAGAGAATGTAAGTGGTCCAAGAAATAATGGATTTGGTGTGGGTGCTTGTGATGCTTGTGGTACAGATAATTGTGGATTTGGATATGACGCAGGAGCTTATAATACTGGTATAAATAAATCTATTTTTATAGGTAATAAAGCGGGTTATAATCTTGGACATGGAGTTCCTAATATAGATGGTATGTTTGTGATAGATTGTTCTGCTGGAAATGGATACAATTCTTTCCTAATAGGAAATGGTGCTGCAGATGGTGGTGGAAATATTACTTCAACTTCTTATTTAGCGAGAAACTATTCGCTAGATAGTCTTTATGGTAAAACTGTTTATTATGATAAAGTTGGTACACAAGGAGAAGGTCTTGTACCTATATATGCCTATAATAAAATAACTGGACAAACTTCTGCAGGAAATATAACTACTTATACAACTACGGCAGACGGTGTATTTGAAGTAAGTGGTTACTTAGCAGTAATAGCAGTTGCTACAGATGTAATAAAATATCAAGTTAGTTATACAGATGAAAACAATAACGCTAGAACTCAAGACTTTTATCCTCAAGGTACAACTACTGCTACAATAGCAGCTACAGGTAGTTATCCTTATAGTAGTATGCAAATATGGGTAAAAGCGAGTACGGTAATAACATTAAAAACATTCCTTACTAATAGTTCAGGTAGTATAACCTTTGATGCTTGTGGTAGTATTAAACAGATAGGTAAATAAATTAATTATATAATGCCTTTTTTTGTACCTTCTTATCCAGGAATAACTAGTACCAATGTATCTATTAATACGGATAACATTGTAACTACTGTTACAAAGGATTGTAAAAGTGCAAATAATTTAAATGTATTTCAAATAATATTAACCAATAATCATGGGAATAATATTATTTGGGAATATGTAGATAAATCCAGAAGAGATAGTGATTATAGTCTATTATTAAGTCCTTCCGTTACAGCAAATGTAACTGTATCCGATTTTGTTTATGGAGAAATTGCAACAGGTGTTATAAATGGTTCTAATAATGTTTTTACAACAGCATTTAATTTTATAATAAGTACTATACAAGTATTTGTTAATGGAATTGAGCAAACTGTTATAAATGATTTTGTACTTAGTGGTCAAAATATATTATTAAATACTTCTCCTATAACAGGAGATATTGTTACAGTTAATTACGTTAAATCTTAAAACATGAGTTCTACACAAATTGCAACTAGACAGATTCAAAACGGAGCTATTAATGATGCTCAGGTAAATGCTAGTGCTGCAATAGCGTCTAGTAAACTAGCAGATGGTGCTAACTTTGTAAAAAAAGATGGTACTGTTGCGTTTACAGGTAGTCCTAATGCGGGTAATAATAAAATTATAAATGTAGGTACTCCATCTTCTTCTACAGATGCTACTACTAAAGGATATGTGGATACTGCTATATCTAACTTAACTTCTCTTTATCAATATAAGGGTGAGGCACGAGCAGCTACTACAGGAACACTTCCTGCAAATACTTATGCAAATGGTACAGCGGGTACAGGTGCTACATTAACAGGTAATAGCAATGGTGCTTTGACAGCACAAGATGGCGTTACATTAATAGTTAATGATTACCTATTAGTTAAGAATGAAGCTACTGGTGCTAATAATGGTTTATATCAACTTACTCAGGTAGGTGATGGTTCACATCCATATATCCTTACTAGGGCAACATCAATGAGTACTACTACTCAGTATCCTGGTGCTATGATTATAGTACAGTCTGAAGGTAGTACATTAGCTAACACTATCTGGTTGTGTTCTAATGCGGAAGGCTTGACAGTAGGTACTACCGCAATTACTTTTGTACAAAGTGCAACAGGTGGATTACAAGCTTCTAACTTTGTAGATAATGAAGTTGTTTCTGGTACTATAAATGGTTCAAATACAACATTTACACTAGCAAATACTCCAGTATCAGGTACAGTCAAATTGTATTTGAACGGCGTTAGACAACAGTCAGGAGCAGGTAATGACTTTACAATATCTTCAGGAACTATAACAATGCTTACTGCTCCGATATCAGGAGATATATTAATCGCCGATTATAGAAAATAATAAATAAATGAGTGCTACTAAATTAGCTTTTAGACAAATGAAAGGTGGAGAACCTTCTCAAATGTTAACAGATGCATCAACTATATCTTGGGATTGTAACCTAGGATATGCTGCATATGTTACTATAACTGCTAATAGAACCCTTTCCATAACTAATATGCAAGATGGTACTGCAGGTATGTTAGAGGTTATTCAGGATGGTACTGGTGGACATACTCTTACAGTTACAGGTGGTACTGTTACTTTAAATAGTGCTGCTAGTTCTAGTACAATGATAACTTGGGCATATGTAAATGGTACTTTCTTTTGGGGTACAGGTACAGCAATTCCTACAGCAGGAAGTATAACAAATGCCATGTTAGCAGGGTCTATAGCTCCTTCTAACTTACTATATAGAGGGCTATTAATTAATATACAATATCTTACTTCAGGAACTACATATACCCCAACTACAGGAACTAATACTGCTGTACTACATATGGTAGGTGGTGGTGGAGGCGGTGGTGGTTGTACTGGTGTATCTTCTGATACTGCTGCTGGTGGTGGTGGAGCATCTGGAGCATTCTTAATGAAAAGAATTACTGGTGTTACAGGTACATATACTTATGCAATAGGTGGTACTGGTTCAGCAGGTTCTACTTCTGGTGGTAACGGTGGTGTAGGTGGCGATACTACATTTACAAATGGTGGTACAACATATACTGCAAAAGGTGGTAATGGTGGAATTGGTATGACAGCAGGTACTACAAATGCTGTTTCTGCTGGTGGTGCAGGTGTTATAGCTACTAATGGTGATATAAATACGGGTGGTCAAGCTGGTGGACCTGGAATAAGATTTAGTGGTACAATAGCTATAAGTGGTAACGGTGGTTCTAATATATATGGTGGGGGTGGTGCTGGAATATCTACTACTGCTGCTGGTAATAATGGTACTGGTTATGGTTCTGGTGGTGGTGGTGCAATGTCATCATCTTCAACTGCAAGAGCAGGTGGTGTAGGTCAAGGTGGTATTATTGTAGTTTATGAATTTGCATAATAATGCTAAATACAAATAGATATTATTTTAATAGTCCTGCTATTGTATCAGCATATGATACTGATGCCGTTACATATTTTAATGCCGTTGCATTAGCTACCACAGCATTATCTACTACTGTAAAAGGTTATATAAATACATTAGTTTTAGTAGCTAAAGCACATGGTTGGTGGACAGGTTCTATTGCAATATATCCTGTACCTAATACAGATCCATTGGCTTGTGCTATTAATTTAAGAACTCCTGGAACATATAATTTGACATTACATAATTCTCCTACTATAACAAGTAGCGGTATAACTTGGAATGGTACAAGTCAATATGCTCAAACAGGGTTAAATGCCAGTACTAATCTTACGGTTGACAACGTATCTTTTACATACTATACCCCAAGCACTACTTCGTCATCAAATGGGGCAGATATAGGATGCTATGATGGTACTAATGGAGATGAATTATGGATTCAATCTTTTGGTAGTACTACAACAAATATGAATACCGCAAACGGGGTTATTTTTACCAATGCTGTAATAAAAGGTTTATATATAGCAAGTAGAGTTTCTTCTACAGATGAAAGACTTTATATAGGTGGTGTACAAAAGGGCTCAACTTACACAACGTCTTCTGGTAGTACAAAACCGAATTTAGAAATTTATTTAGGTTGTGATAATCAATCTGGGGCTCCATCAAATTATGTAGATAGAACTTGCGGATATGCTGATATTGGAGGAGGAGTTAATAGTACATTAGCTGCGACAAAATCAACAGATATACAAACTTATTTAACATCAATAGGTAGATAAAATTAAAAAACTAAATATGAATATTGCTCTTATATGTTGTACTTATAATCGTTATACTTGTTTAAAAAGAGCAATTAAATGCTTTTTAGATCAAGAAATAGAAGATAACAAAGCAACATTATTAATATATAATAGTAGTAATATTCCAATTATATTAGGAGAATTTATAATTCCTTCAAATAAGAAGATAGTTATTGTAAATAATACAAAAGATGCTAAAACAGGAGAAGATTATACTTCAGTAGGTGCTAAATACAATGATGCGATTAATTATGCAAAAACATGGTTAGGAGATTTTGATTTATTTAATTCCTGGGATGATGATGATTTGCGATTGTCTTATTTTATACAAGATGGTATACAAGGAATAACTAAAGCACATCTACAAGGAAAGAAAGCATTTAAACCCAAATATTCTTATTTTAAATATAATGGAAATATTGGATTAGCAAGTAATGTAATGGAACCTTCTATATTTGTTGATTTTCAGCATATTGTAGAGAATGGATTTCTAGAAAACTCTGTGAAATATCACGATGGATGGTTGTTACCTTTAGTTGAGAAGAATGAAATCTTAGTAGAAAATACAAGAAGTTCTTTTATATACGATTGGTCTGGAGAGATTCCTGTATATAAAATGAGTGGAAGAGGCGAAGATACTCAACAAAATTTTGTAATGCATAAAAACAGCTCTGTTGATACAGGTAATAATGTACCAATACTTCCTATAACAGATGAAGAAATGCAGAGGTATTACAAAGAAATTGAATTTTTAGAAGTAAACCAAACAAATTAAATATATAATGAAACCAATTTTTTTAACGATTGTTCCCGATGATAATACTTTCGTCTGGGAATTAGAAGTACATCTGCAAAATATTTTAAATAAAGGTTATGATAATACAGTACATTGCCTTATATTTAGACCTATTATTAGAAGTACTTGGAATCCAAATATTCTTAAATTAGAAGAAAAATTTAAAAATACAAATATTAAGTTTTTTTATTATGAAGGAGATGCTAAATTACAACAAGATACTTCGTTAATAGATTATATACCTCTATTAAGAATTTATAGTTTAATAAAGCATTTTGAAAAATATCCTGAGTTATCTAAAGAATCTATTTATTATAATGATAGCGATACTTTATGGGTAAAAAAATTGGATTTCTCTAGATTTACAAACGATGATATTTGTTATCTTTCAGATACTTCCAGTTATTTAAATTTACAATATTTAGACAATAAAATAAACGATTGTTTACCAGAAAAGAAACAAGAATTAATAGATTTTAAATCTGTAGATAAACTTTTTCAACTTTGTGGTATTTCTCGTGAAATTGTAGAAAATAATAACTTAGGTACAGGTGGAGCGCAGTATTTATTAAAACCAGGATTAACTAAAGAGTTTTGGGAAAGTGTATATAAAGATTGTATTGTTATTCGTTCTTTTTTAAAAATAGTTAATAAACAATTTTTTAAAGACGAGAATAATGGATATCAGTCTTATTGTTCTGATATGTGGTCCTTATTATGGAATTTATGGAAATTCGGTTATAAGACAGAATGTCCTGAAGAAATGAATTTTGCATGGGCTCCAGATAAAATATCTAAGTTAAAACAAGTTTATATATATCATAATGCAGGAGTATCCGCAAATACCATGCTGATAGAAGGAATCCCAACAAAACTATTTAATAAAATCAAATATCGTAATAATATAACTTCACCACATAAAAACGTAGCAGATATAGTAGATGTTTCACAGAACTATTGTAGTTATTTTTATGTAATGAATCTTATTAATATACAAAATCCCGTATTCTAATGAGAAATATACCAAGCGTAGCAGAACAACATATCCGAGAGGATATTGGTAATATAAAAAATACAGATCATAAAGTCAAATGTTTTCATCAACTTGACTTATATCTTGCAGCAGACCTGCAGTTTTTAGACTTATCTAGTGATTTACAAGAAATCATACTGTCTCATATATTTGAGCAGGAATAATGTATTTTTAACCTTAAAATAGAATTAAAATGGCTTTTACAAACAAAAGAAATCCTCGTCTAAGATTGTTCCAGAAATACGATAAAAACAATCAGGCAATACCTAGTTCAAGTGTATTGCGTTATCACATTCCTAAAGATGGTAAATGGAAAGATATTTCTATTTATAACGATCTTTGTTGCATAACAACAGAAGATTGTGGTGGTAATATTTATGTTGTATTTGAAAATGCTAGTACAAATGGTCAGACCATTACTGGTATAAGTTTTCCAGATTTTACTCCTACTATAACTCCTATTGCGTTAGGTGGTCTTTATGTAGTAGCCGTTCCTAAATCTACAACTAGTGTAACTATAACAGTAAACCCTAATGGACATACTATAGCTGCTGCTAGTAGTGCTACATCAGTAGGTACTGGTACTGCGTCACCTGCTTGTCAGGCTGCTGGTGCAGGTAATCAGTATACATTCACCCTTGCAGGAAACGCTTGTGATACATTTTTAATACAATTACTTAATGTAACTACTTGTTCATAATGAAAAATAATAATATTTTGGAACTATCACAACAGCCAGACGACTTGCGAACAGGAACTACTATATTATTAGTGTCATTACTATCTGATTTGATTCATTATATAACAGAATCAAATATAACCTTTTTTCTATCTTCAACGGTAGCAATAATGGCTATAATATATTATTTTGTTATGATAAGAAAGAATTGGAAAAAATAATGAATTAAAAACCAAAAATATGAATTTTATCAAAGAATATTGGGCTAGTATGTTGTTATATCTAGCCCTTCTTTTACTTTTTGTGATTTCAATAGAAGTAAAAACATGTAAAACATACATTAAACCTGTATCTTTACAATTACAAGCTCCTATAAAGCAGTTTAAAGACCCTTCAGGTGCTCAACATTCAATTGTAAACTTGCAAGAGACTACAAGTATGCAAAATATAATAGATTCGCTTAAATTAGCTCTAAAAGCTAAAAAAGTGCAAACTGTTATAAGAACTGTTGTACAAATAGATACTGTATTTCAAAATTTACCTGTTTACATAGATACTACTACAGGTGAAATTAGCACAGATAAACATGATGATTATATAGATATAACGGTCGCAATAAATCTAAAAAACAAAATGTCTAGTATAGGACTTGTTTCAATAGATACTTTAACGCAAGTTATAGAAAAGAAAAAACACTGGTTTAAAGCCAATGAATTATTTATAGAAAATATTAACAAGAATCCTTACAATCATATTGTAGCAGGAAACGCTATAACTCTAAAAGAACCTAAAGTATTATTTACAGTAGGACCTGCTCTAATCTATAATCCTTTTACAAGTAGAGTAGATCTTGGTATAGGAATTACGTATAATTTATTTTCAATAAAAGCCAAAAAATGAAAATAAAGTCAAATATTGCCAGTATGCTTACTGACAATTCATATCTTTATCTTGAATTTATTAAATGTGTTTGTGTTTATTCTGATCCAGGCGCAGATTTAGAAATAAATAAAAAAGAAGATTTTATAGGAATAACTATAAAACCATCTGATCCTATTTTTAAACAAGATATTATAAGAAATGTACTTGGGCTACATCATCTACTAGGAATCAAAATAGTATTCAGTAGTTCATTAGCAATACAGAAAAATATATTTTTTACAGTAAATTTGGTAAATTCGTAAATTTGTTGTACATTTGTAGAAATTAATAAATATGCCAGAAGATAAACCAAAATTTGTACCAGGTACTAAGTATACTTGGGAACCTACTGCTCAAATAGTAATGACTGGAGCAGAATTCAATATCCTTTATAATCATTTAAAGCAAATTATGCAAGGACAAACTAATCAAATTCAAATGGCTCTTATGATAGCTGATATATTTGGATTAGGTCAGTTTATATTAGAGCGTAACATTGAAAATGGTATTATTATACCAGAAACACAACCAGAAGTAGTACAAGAAAGTTAATCACCTTCGCTGCATCATAAAAATTAAGCCCTGTTTCTACAGGGCTTTTTTATTTTTCACAATTAAACAAGAAGTATTTATACAGATTCTCCTATATGGATATCTGTTTCAATGTTCTTTTTAGGTTTTCCTGTCTTGAAAATATCAAGAAAACGAGAAGTATCTTCTGCATCTAAATGAATTTCTGAACATACCTGCACTTTACGTTTTTCCAAACGTACTGCTTGAGCTTTATTAGTTTTCATTGGTACAGGAATTTCACGAATATCTTCATGAAAATCATCAAGAAGTATTACAGATTCTCCTTTTTCTAAACCAAATAGACGAATTACGTAATCTAAATTAAAAGCATCCGTAAAGACTTCATCTCCTTCTTTACGATTGTACACAAACAAATTAGGCATTTAGATCTTTTTTAACGTTAGAAATTGTTGCTTTAATGTCTGCAACGTGATTGTTCAAATTTGTATCCAAATTATCTACTTTAGTAGTAGTCGCATCAATTTTAGCTGCTATCTTCTGAGATAATTTACCGTTCTTATAAACCATTACAAGAATCCAAAATAAAGATGTAGCCAACGCTACAATAACATTTGTTACCATGAGTTTAATTAATTTTTACAAATTTACAAATAAAATTTCATTTTACCAAATTTAATCACAGATATATTCTTCTTCCATATCTTCCCACGGTTCTTTAGTTACTAAGTAACCCATTCTATTTATCCAATGATATCCTGTTACAATATACATATTTCCATCATCTCCATCTAATATAGTCCATACATTATTAGGAAAGACTTTTGCTTTTTCTAATACATATTTACCTTCTTCGCCAAAAGTTTCATACATTCCTCCTTCAAAAGGTGCTATATCTTGAAAATTTTTGATATCTTTTTTATCTTTTGCATACTTCTTTACAAGGATTTGATTAGGTTCTACTGTATATTTCTTAAAGAATATATCATCTGAAGGAACTTTTCTATTCATTTTCTAATTCTTTTAATATATTTAACAATTCGGCAGAATTCAACTTACATATTTCACAAGGAATAAGAAAATTTATTAAATATTGCTCATCTTCAAAGGAAATTCCACATTTTACTTCACCTTCTGCATTATTCCTCCAAAAATGATATTTAATTGCTACTAAAATCCTCATTTTAACGTTCTCGTACAATCTATTTAACTCGATACTATTCTTCACGATATTTCCATTTAAAAGTAAAACAATCTTGATCTGCGTCTTTAGATTTTTTATAGTTATTGATATAACTTTGAATATTAGTAGCTCCCATTGGATTAAATGAGTGTACTGCTATTTTTGTATCCTTTAAGGAAATATTATTTTCTTCACAAAATACACATAACCATTTAGCACAATCCATGCCTGTTTTCTCTTTAAACTTAGAATACATTATAGGAGAACCTAAAGGCTTCATTTGGTAATCTGTATAGTGCTCTGTCGAGAGATCGTGATCTAGCGATAATAATTTAGGTAATTCTTTATGATTACCGTAGAAAGTAGTTATAAATTCTACAAATTCGTTGTAACTTCTAACTGTATACCATTCATCTATATATCGTGGTTTTTCATCTATAATTCGCACATCATCTAAAAATAATCCGATTCTATTCATTTACAACCTCCAATTTAATACAGTCTTCTTCTATAGTTATGTTTTTAACTATATTTCCTTTTAATTCTTTGCCAAAACCTCCTAAATCTTCTCCTTTTCTTATCCAAGGACCTCCTGAAGGATCTATTCCTACAATTTTATCATTATCATTGGTAGTTACTTGCAAAAAGTCTAATAAATAACCTCTCATAATAACAAAACTGCCTTCCTTTTCAAAAGTAATTTTATCTTTATATCTATTTATATATGTTACCATAATGTATATTTTTCTTTTGCTCTAAACTATAAAAGGTAATAAATTTATTCTACGTTCACTTATAATTGTATTATTTTTGTTATAGGATGAATTTCCCAAACGGTATGTCGCCAAAGATTACCTTTGCCATTATCTATAGTAGAGTTAGCTTTATGTTCATCATCTCTAAATAGATATCCACATACTCGTACATGTTTCCCTACTAGTTTCTTTAAATCATTTGTTGTTCCTAGTATAGATTTAAATCTAGGAGTTGCTTCTACTATTATTGCGTTTGCTTTATTAGTTTCATTAGAATCTTTTACTATATAAATATGCGTATCTTTATATATAGAACTATGGCAATTACAACTTTCTAAACCACCATCCTGTATTTCAAGTATATATCCATCTAAATATACAGAAGTATCCCAAGTCATATTATTAGTAACAGTAAGAGAAGCCATATCATCAAACTTTATCTCTGTATACCTATAATTACTTATAGTAGAGCTTCTATTTTTGCAGGAATCTACAAATTTATGATGATTTGCTGCAACAGTATTGCCTTTAGTGTCTCCATATATAGAACAAGTATTCCCTGTTTGAGAGAATACTTGATTACTACATAATAGAATTAATATTATTAATTTTTTCATTTATTTAGATTTTTCTATGATATTCCAAATATAATATTTATTATCTAATTTATTGTAAAACATATCATAGTAGGATATTATATATGAAATATCATATCCTACTGTTTTATAAACCATATATCCTTGTATAGCTAGTACTAAATGTGTATTAAACACGGTATCTTTCTCAGATACCATGAACCAGCATTTAATTGTATCTAGTTTTATACAAGTACGAATACTATAAATAGTATCTGTTGAAAATATTTTAGAAGGTTGCGCAAAACAAGTATTACATATTAATACTAATATTAATGTATATATTATTTTCATAAAAATCTATCTTTAAAATCATTAAAATCCTTTATTCTCTTATATCCTGCAGAAACATGTTGATTATGTTTTGCATCCATAAGAAAACAGCATATACCAGCTTCATTAAGCTCATTAAAGTTCATTTCTCTATCGTCTATAAACCAATCTATATCTAGACTTTTTATAATATCTACTTTAGATTCTAGATGTTTTACTGTATAAACTGGAACACACGGAAATCCATTTTTTTGAATCCATTCTTCAGTCCAAGAAGTAGGAATCATACGAGAGGTTATATAGGCTACTGGCTCTAAAGGTAAATCTTTAGCGTCTAATTTTGGAGGAATAGATAACCAAAATTCCTTATTATCTTTTAATATTTCAAATTTTGATGCTATATCCATATCAAAATTCCAGAATGAAGGCAGATCTTGTTTATGATATCTAGTCCAATGTCCTATCCAATCTGCTATGACTTCATCAATATCTAGAGCTATTCTAGGTTGTTTCTTATTTACATATAATCTGTTATCCAATTCTGGACAACTTTTATAATATTCTAACAAAAACATAGCGTTTGTTATCAAATGAGATAAGTGTAATAATCCACTCTCTGAATCATAATCTACGCCCTTTTCATACTCATTAAGATGTCTTTTTAAAGAACCTATGCACTTTCTCCATTTCATTCCTGACATCCAGTCATTTTCATTATATTTAGCACAACCAAAAGTTAAAACCTTTCCAACTTCCTCTAGTAATACTGGAGGAACTAAGTCTAATCGATTCTTATTTTGATCATACCTCTTTGCTTGATTCATATATTTTCCAATTATAATCCATATAGTATTTTCTACTTCCATTAAGTATTCTTAATATATACTTTTCTTTGTATTCTATATTTTCCTTTGTTATTTGCTTTATATTATCCCATAACCTAATAACCTGTCCACTTTTATCTATTTGTTCTATTTTACAAAATTGATAAGTCGTTTTTAATACACATTTTTTAGGAAATTGTTCATATCTAGTTATTATGAAATTTTTTATCCTATTACGTTTATTAGTATAACACATTCTTATTTCTGCATCTTGACAATTTAGAAAATCAGTAGCATCTTTTATTAAAACTCCCGACTTTATTAATGTATATTCTAATGTATATATATCTACTTTAACCCTTTCTGTTCTCTTTTTAATATATAATAAATCAGATTCTGTAAGAACATCATTATAATATAATATAACATATTCATTATACACTAATTTTCTTTTATTTAGTATATTTGATATATGTGGTCTAGACAAATGTGTATCTTCCGATAATAATTTACAAGAGGGATATTCTTTTATTAATTCTCCATTAAGATTATATAATGTAACTGCTTTATTTAAGCCTATTTCTTCACTATCATGCCCACTAACTCTAAAAGCTTTTTCTTTCTTTCTTTCAGAAGTTTCTTTTAAATGCGATTCTGATATTTTATATTTAAATTTATACTCTTTTACTGAAGCTATGTTATATCCAAATTTTTTATCATTTGAATTAAATATTTTTATAAATTCCGCTTCGTATTTTTCACATTCATTAGATGGGCATAATAGTAAAATTTCAAAACTAAAGTTTTCTTCACCGTATTTATTCCAAGCATTTTGTAAATGTTCGTTATAATGAGTGTTATTAGTAAGGTGTGACAAATGACTTCTTTTTCTATGTCCTACTCCTACTTTAGAGCTACCAATATAAAGTTTACTATTGATTAAATTTTTAATACAATATATTCCTGATTTTTCTGAATTTCCTTTGTAATTTACAAGTTTCATATTTAATAAAAAAGGTACTTACAAATATACATAATATAATTAAAAATACCAAATTTATTTTATATTTTATTATTTATTGTATCGCAAAGCTTTATTTTCTTCCATATTCTTTTTCTATTAGTGCTCGAATTCTTTCTCCTGCTACAGTATCATTACCTTCTTCTTTTAATATCTTTTTTATGCGATTAACTACATTAATATTTAATTCATTTTCTCGCATAAATTCCATAAAATCATTCTTTTTTGTTTTTATTCCTTCAGAAGTGAATTCAAAAGGTTTTTCTTTATCTTCCATATTAATGATTTTCTAATATATTAAAACATTCATCAATTGCTAATTCTGTAGCTTCTTGACGACTTTTTGCGAAATCTAAAAATATACCATTTATCTCTATTATCCAATCAATACCATCTTTATCAACTGTAATACCTATTAATAGTTTTTCATTGTCTAAAAAATTAATGAAATCAGAATAATTTGTAATTATACCTTTTTGTTTATCTTTAAACCAATTGAAAAAGGTATCATATATATTGGGATATTTTTCTCGTAATTGTTCTATCATTGTCTCATTTTTTCTTTTATCTGTTGTTCTATTTCCAATCTTAATTCGTCATTATCCTTTAAAATCTGAGTTAACACATCCACTCCCTGTACTTTTATGTCTTTATAAGTACACCATCCTGCACCTGCTTTGTGAATTATATCTAATTCTATAGCCATATTCACAAAATCTTTCATTTTATCTATTCCTTGACCATAGATACACTCTACTTCTGTTGTTAAAAATGGAGTTGCTAATTTATTTTTAACACATTTTACTTTAATTGTTACTCCTTTTACTTCAGTTCCTTCTTTAATTTGCGATTTTGATAATTCAAAACGTAAAGAAGCATAAAATCTCAACGCATTTCCTGCAGGAGTTGTTTTCATAGGAACATATCCTCCAAGAGCTTCACGTAACTGATTTAACATAACTAGTGTTGTTCCTGTTTTTCCTATTTTAGCAGTTACTTTTCTAAAAAATTGACCCATTAAACGAGCCATAACACCCATATTAGAGGCTCCAAAAACATTTTGAAGTTCCGCGTTTGGTGATAAAGCAGCAATACTATCTAATATAATTAAATCTATTTTTTTTGTTTCTACTAATTTATCAATTATTCCTAATGCTTCTTCGGCTGAAGCGGGATGTATCAATATAAGTTTTTCATTATCTACACCAATTGTTTCAGCATATTCAGGATAATAACTATATTCAGCATCAATAAATGCACAAGTTAACCCTTGAGATTGTGCTTGTTTAACTAATTCTAACGTGAAAGTTGTTTTAAAAGTACCATCCATTCCATGAATTTCTGTAACACGTCCTCTTGGTACTCCTCCTATTCCTGTAATAGCATCTACTGATAGTATTCCAAAAGGAATCACTTCTAAATTTCCTATTTCTTCAGATGCATATGTTATAACTCCTTCACCAAATTCTTTAGATATTTCATTCAATGAATCTTGTAAACTTTCTTCTTTTACTACTTTTTCTTTAGCCATTAATGATTTATTTGGTACAAAATTACAATAAAAAAGGGAGAATAACAAATATTTCTCCCTTTCATGTATAGTAATAAACCATATTAACGGTTATCTCCTGATCCTTGTATTACTCCTCGTTTTTGTCTATCTTCTAATTTTGATAGATTGTTTATAGCAATTATCTCTAAATCAATATCTATATCATTAGATAGTGCGGCCATATACCATAAAACATCTCCAATTTCATCAGAAATTTGTTTTCGACTTTCTTCATCAAAATTACCTTCTTTGTCTCGAAGAACCTTTTTGATTTTACCCAAAACTTCTCCTGCTTCGTTAGCTAATCCTAATGCGGGATATATAATTTTATTTCCTGTTCCGTAAATTGCTGTTTTTATTGCTTTTTTTTGATATTCTTTAAAATTCATATCCATAATTTAAATTCTTACAATTTCACATGAATTTCCACTACATGCCATAGCACCCATTTCATCCATATTTTTATATTCTGGTTTATTTAATATTTTTGTAAAATCAACTTCTTTAAATTCTCTATTAACTAGATTCCATTTGTGTCTAAGATGAACATCTTTTAAACAATAAATCATAAAATTAATATCTCCTTTAAAGTAGTTTTTAGCAAATTTCTTTGCTCTTTTGATCCAATCTTTTTTTATAAATACATCTGTCCTATGTCCATGTATTTCACGATCTCTATGTAATATACATTCACAAGCTTCCCAAAGATTATCTTTAAAAGCATGTAATCCATCAACAATTAAACCTGATGCAAATAAAGAACCTTCACCATATTTAATATATATTTCTTCAAAAGATAGAACAGAAGTATTAGGTGCTTGATTATAGTCTTTATCTCCAAATACAGACATGAAACTAACAGCACTAAAACTATCTTGATTATCAAAAATATAATTAGTTATATCATTATAATTATCTATTATAATTGTATTTGATACATTATGTGAAGTAGAAGGAACAATACAATTTTCCTCATTTTTACCTTCTTTTATCCAAGAATTCATTATAAGTTTAATCTTTTTAAGATGTTCTACTCCTTGTAGATCTGACTTATAAATAGTGCCTTTAGGATTTTCAATAGGAACATAAACAACATAATCTGTATTTCCCTCTGAATATACACTTTCTTCTATTAAATAAGGCATACTCTTTTGAATATATTTTGCTGTTTCAGTTTCCTTATTAAGTTGCATTACTCTAAAATAATTTTTAGAATGCTCAGGTGTAACTCCACTAGCACACATTAAAACAACAGGACCATTACCTCCTGGTTTTACAGTTGTTCCTCTCGCTGTTGAATTAATACCTAAAATATCTGCAACTTCTTTATTTGTATCTAATACTATTTTTGCTGCGTTTTTAAGAATTTCTTCATTGAATAACCATGGAGAATTAGTCCATCCTGCAATAGAAACACCTAAAAGAGCCTCTTTTTTAGTTATTATAATAGATTCCTCAAGACAATCTTCTAAATGATTGAAATTAGTATATCCTGCTTGTAAAGTTCCTGTTATAGCGGCGGCTCGACAAGCTTCGTAGAGGTCATTTGGATTTTTAAGAATAGCTCCATTTATTTCGTTTAAATTACAAGCTTGAACACCAGTAGTAACTCCTTCATCTAATATTGTAATATCAGATGACATTATTCTATTTATAATATTTTTATTATCATAACCGAAACACAAAGGAGTGAATCCTATTTCAAAACAAGGATTATATATTTCAAATATATTATTTAGAAATACAAATCCGATATCAGAAGTTCCTTCATTTATTTTTAATAATTCTAAGAATTCTTCTTTAGTAAAACTTCCTTTAATAAGTCCGACTGAATTATTAGAACGTTCTCGTTGTCTATTTTCTTTTCTCCAATTACCTGATTTAGCAAAAATCATATCTTTATTTTCAGGAGATATTATAATTGAACAAGCACTTCTTCTAACACCTCCAGACAACACCGCATCTGCTAAATGCATAAACACATCATATAATAGAATTGCTTTAAATTCTTTTGGAAAATCTTCTACATAAGAATTTAATAATTTCTCAATTTTTTCAAAAGCATTTCTGATTCCATCAGAACCTGGTGCTTTGAATCTTCTTCCTACTTTTGCTCCTTTTTCTCTTATTTGAGAGTAATCGAACTTAATTTCGTATCCTTGATATTCTTTAAATTTATCAGATACTCCTTCATATAAATATGAATTTATCAGAATATGTTCTGCTTCAGCCCACCCTTCAATACTATCTTTTATAGTAAAACTTTTAATTCCTTTATTTCTTTTTACTACTGTAGGAATTCTTTCGATAAAAGGATTCATCATGTTAACGCCTACACCACAACCACACAATAAGAGATAAAAAGCATTTCCTAAAAAAGAAATCTTATCTGCATACATTGTGATACAATTATACATGCGAAATTCATGTTTAAATATATCGTTTCCTCTGAATTGTAAATTTCTTTGAGAAGCTAGGAAAATCTTTTCTTTATACTTCTTTTTAGCAAAATTCACATAAGGTTCTAGTTTTTCAATTTTATCGGGATATTTGTAAGCATGAGTATCAAATACCTCGTCTACAGCTTCCTCCCATGTTTCATACCTATCTGCTAAATCGTTCCATCCTAAATAGTCAGAATATAATTTCAAATCTGACAAAAATTTCCGTCCTTTTTTATCCATTTATTTTTTATTTTTACAAAAATAATAAATATTTTTGGTAATTACAAATTTTTTTTGTAGTTTTGTATAAAATATACAATTATGCTACCTTTTAAACAAATCCCAATATGGGAAGATAATGCAAAAATAGAAGTAACAGGAAAACAATTAAAAGAAATCAAAGAATTTTGTGATTCTATTTCTAAATTCATTCCTATTATTGAAGATATTTTTGCAACAAATTTAAATTCAGGTTTAATTAAAGTTCATTATGAAGACCTTGAAGGAAACGAGTTATCGCAAGAAGAAGTTGAAAAAATGTTTATCGAACTTTCTATTAAACATAGTACTCCTGAATTAAACGCAAATTAATTTATTTAAAATTAAAGTTAAGACTAGCTTTACGGAGCTAGTCTTTTTTTTTATATATTTTCGTTATATGCCTTATATTTTACACGGTCATTATAAATAGTAATTAATTCCCTATATTCTTTTTTTAAAGAACGTGTTTTCTTTCGATCTTCACATTCTGCAATATCAATATAAAGGTCATCTATTTTTTCTTGTAAAATATCCAAAGGCATATCTACAGGATTTTCTTTTTCTAATTCAAACTCCATAAGCATTTCTTCAATCATAAAATGTTTCTTAATATATTAAGGAAATATTGTTTCTTTACTTTATATTCAATTTCTACTTCTGGTTTTAAATACCATCCCTCTTCTTTAACCATTATATTTTGCCCATTGTCGTCCATAAACTGAGCATCTTGATGAACAAATAGATCGGGATTAATTTCATGATCTATTTCTCCATATTTCTCCCGCATATAAGATTTTGTTAATGCGTCAATTGCTTCTCGAAGATCTAACCTTCTCAATTTAGGATCTTCAACATCTAAACTTTTTCGTAATTTGAATGGAAGTTCTTTTATTGATTCAATTTTAAAATAATGGTAATCAATTTCTCCACGTTTTATATACGAATCAGTTAATTCCTGACGAAAATCACTCCACGCTTTATTTTCAGCATCTCTATAAGGAGTATCTTTCAATAACATTGGAAGTGGATAAGTGAATTCTTTACAAAATTTTACTATGATCCTTGTTCTATTACCCATTATTGTTCTTTTTAAATCTTAATATATTTCGTATATGTTTTTTATGACATTTGTTATATTCTTCTAAATGTGTGTCTATCGCAAAACAAGGTATGATAGTAGTTAGTTCTATTCGTGCATAGAAATCAGCTAATTCATTCATATTAACAATAACTTCTTCTTTTTTATTAATAGATTCTTCTTCTTCGATTTTAGCAAGTACTTTCCTACCTTTACTATCGATCGTGACTTTCTTGTTTCTCTTTTGATCATTTGCTGGTACAAATTCCACTTCCATTGGTGTAGGAACAACCTTTTCATATCTAAGTGCAAAATTTTCATCGATTCTGAAGCTTCTTGGAGTCTCCCTATTTATAAAATATATACTATTGTCAGGATTCCGTATAGCATGTAAATAATTAGGAGGTCTAATACCAGCTTCTAATTCGTTATAAAAACCGACCATCTCTTTAAATCGTTCTTCTTCTATAAGCATAGCACCTCTATCCAGAGGCTTGCATGGAACAGGTACTCTACCATCCATATAATAGTAGGTATGTTTTTTTTGTTTAGCTATTAATTCATCAAGACCATTTCTTATGTCTGGCATATTAAATATTTTTTATTAAAAGATGTTTATAACCTTGCATTTGAGCAGTTGTTATGAATTGATTAAATTTTAAACTATTTTCATTCATATTTCCTTCTACACGAGTGTTTATATTTATTATATAGTAATCGCAATCTTCAAATTTACCTTTCTTACCCATAGGATGCAATGTGTTATTTTCAGGATTACAAATCATTTCTAAAAGTTCTAAAGATAGACCTATTTGATTATTATCTATATATAATACTTTAACATCCTCCTTGGTATTTTCCATCTTTAATGTAATTAATTATTTTTTGTGTTTTTTCATCTATACAAAATTCACCTAATTCTGCAATTTCTTCAGTAGATAATTCTTCAAAAATATTAAACATTATAACACCTCCACGTAAAAGAACATCCATAAATTCTCTCATTATAAGAGTTTTATCAGGTTTATGTAAAATATCTTTAGTGTGATACTTTACCAAAACTTCTTGTAATTCTGATAATTCCTCTAGGAGTTTTAATAAATTATATTCTTTTGTGTTATGTTGTGATAAATATTCAAGCAGTAAATCATTCTTTTCAAGTAGTTTTTCTTTAGTTATCTTGTTCATGTTCTTTTGTTTTGTATCTATAATATTCTTCATCTCTCCTAGGAGCATCCCATATTTCATCAACTTTATCTAAAATACTTCGTATTTCTTTATAGCCTACTTCATCTAAAATAACTCCTTTGTTATCACAGGGAGTCAATTTCTTAGCAACCATGTTCTTTAAATTTGCAGATTTATACATAGCACCCCAAACAATAGATTCTGTTAGTTTACCATCTGATCCTTTTACATCTTTAGGAAATAATTTCTTATATATCTCGGAAAATTTAGAATATCTACCTGCTTTGAAATGATAATAATCTTCTTTCCATCTATCAGGAATCCTGAACACAAACATTATTAAATCAGCTTTATCTTCTTTGCCAACATTATAATCCAAGATTAAATGTTTTGCCAAAGGTTCTTTATAACGTATTACTTTAGTGAACTCAATCCATTCCCTTGAAAATACATCTGTTACTTTAAATAATACAAATAAAGGACGTACCAAATCATGTTCATATTCTTTATCATCTAAATATGCATTTACAAAATATTTAGCGACAAGTCGTTCTCTAATATTTAACTCAATCATATTTAATAAGAAAAGGGAAGTTTTGTTATACTTTCCATTGAAACTAGATTCGTGTGGTTTCCATTTTTCTTGAATTATTTCATCTATGTCAATTTCATTTTTTGTCATCCGTTTAGTAAATTTACCATTAAAAATCCATTTTCATACATTTCTTTGGGTTTATCCCATTTATTATTAAAATAATGCCAAGCAATATCTTTCAATACACTTTTCCATCCTTTTTTGATTTTCATATTATGATCGTGCGTTTGAAATATACTGAATAAATATTCTCGATTTCCCTCAGAAGATAAAAGCAAATCATTCCAATTATATTTGTATACATATGGAATTTTATCACTAATATCTATCACAATATTTATAGGAGGAATTACCTGATATCCACAATATTTTCCTTCACAATATATTGAAAGCCATTCTCTTAATAAATAATCATAAAAACTTAACTGATCGCAATAACCATATTGTTTAATACTTTTTATAAAATCATGTGCAGAATATGAACTTTTAAAATCAATTATCTGTACTGTTTTATTCTTATGATCAAATCTAACAATATCTAAAGCTCCCTTTAAAGGAATCTTCTTATCAACATCGTATTCAAAATCTATGAATATTTCGTGTTGAAACAATAATAAATTATCTGCATTTTCAACAAAATAATCTTTTACTGTAGAATCTGTTCTGAGTATTTCACAAAGTTGTATTGCTTCCATATTCATTTGAGGAGAAATTATTTTTCTTCCTTGTGATTTACATAAGGAATTAAAATAATCTGTTCCTTGTTCTATCAATTTACTTATACGAGTTTCTGCTTTCCAGTTATTATTCCATCCTATTACATCTTCATTTTTATAATTATTTGCATAATATAATAATTTTTCATGTAAATCTTCTAAATTCTCTTTTACAGGAATTTCTTCTGGTAGTTGTGAAGATAATTCCAACGCTTTTTGCATACTATCATAAACATTTTTTATAATAATCGCAACTGCTTTAGAAGGGAGTTTTTCTTCTCCAATGTAAAATCTATCATTTAATGTATCAGGAGAGAATAACATGGTATCTATCAAAGAACCCATTGTGAAATTATCTTCATTTTTATCTAAATCTTGCTCTCCATCTATCCACAAAGCTTTCCACTTTTTTGGAGATTTTAACATAAATTGCTTTATTGCTGACTGACTGATCCCAAATCTACTTCTATAATCATCTTTTTGCATATATCCTGTCTATTTTTCTAATTCTAAATCGCGCCTGAAGAATCTAGAGAGCACGTTATCATTGTATGTATCTTTATTTAACACGTCATACTTAAATTGATAATAAACTTCAAAATATGTAAGTCCTTTTCTGGTTTTACACTTTTTTAAAATTTTCATTGAAAAGTTTTCTTTACCATATTTTTCAATATCTTCTTTTAATCTTTTGGAAGAACCCCAATAATCTTTCCATCCACTATCTACATACTCTATTTTATATTTTGGTTTTCTACCTTTTTTCGTGATTGCGTCTAATTCTTTTTTAGTTAATTTCTTTTTTATTCTATGCAGATACGCTTTTTTACCTATATATATCTGTTTAGTTAACTTATTAGTTATTAGATATATATATCCATAGTATTTTTGTTCCATAAATGTAAAGGTAAGAAATATTTAGCATAATACCAAATATTCTTACCTTCATTTATGAATTAACAACCAATCTATAGTACTAAATCCAAACTAAAACAATCTTGTAACTCCTTTATAAGTAAAAGAGTACTTTTTATCTTTTGTGAGATCGTGATTACTTACATAATCTCCTTCTTTAAAATCTCTTGCAAATATTCTGCATTTTTCTTCATAGTATGCGATTAAATATTCACTTAAAAACGAAGCTGTCTTATCTCCTTTAAAGAATTCTCTATAATGATTTAGGACTCCTGTAAATGTTATTTTTTCAGGAGAAGTTATTATTTTTTGTTGATTATATTCTGTATATTTAATAATAGCTAAACACATAAATAACCAATTAATCATCTTTTGAGGATTTAAAGTAGCTGAAGATAACCTTGATTCAGCAGTACCTCTTTCAGAAAATATCATGTTCTGATAATTCCACCAATAATCATTGTGTTAACATATAGGCTTTTTATCCTACATTTCTATATATTTCTATATAGTTCAGACTATATCTTCACCTAAATAGGTGTTGGATGCTCGTGGTAATTTCATAACCGTTCTGGTCGTTTATTACTAGTCGTTGAACCTGCTATCTATTCCTAGATAGGTCGGCTGCTGATTGGCATAGATTTCTCCTTAGCGTCCCAGCAATTCTTCCAATTTATAGTCGGCAGTATTGGAGTTTACCGACTTTTTCTATTCCATTTTTCTCTGATAGGATGCTTTTTTCTTTGACGATTGTAATTTATATCTGCAGGAGCACCGTCAGATAAAAACTTAAATATATCTTCATATACTTCATTGACATATCCTTTATATCCTTCTTTAGATTTATCCTGAAGAGGGTATATATGTAAGCGATCAAGTTTTTGACAATAATTCTTATGTTTAATACCGTCAGGATTTGTCTTATAATAAGGAAACATTTTAAATACATCATCTTGTATCTGATGGCAAAGAATATAAAGAGCTACCATATAACCTCTGTCTAAAGGAATATTTCCAAAATGTATATGATAAGAACAATTAATGTCTACATTACATCTTTTAGATAATTCCTCTGCAATAGTTACAATGTTTTGCAAACATTTTACTCCTCCCATAGGTACTGTAACCCATTCTGCGCCTCCTATAGAACCATCTCTACAGGATACTACTCCGTGACGATATTGAAAATTATTACTACAGTTTCCTGCAGAAGTTTCAATTTCAATACCTATTGTAGTATCTCCAAGAATTTTTCCGTAAGGAATTACTTCTCGACTAATAGATAAAGGATAATTCTTATATGTTTTTTTCTTTTCTGCAAATTCTTCTACATTATCTTCAATATTGTATCCCTTATGTTTGAAGTCTTTTTCCGCACGAATTGATTGAAATTTTTTAATATCCGCTTCAGACCATTCATCTTTATCATACCAAACACAATTTGAAATTTCTTCAATATAATTGTTTTCCAGAAGAATTTCTTTATTTATAGCAGTAAAGTTACCAAATTTCTTACTACGTCCTGCTACATTATTATAAACATTTGGAGTAAAGAATTCAAAGATAGGTGTTTTATCTTTGAATCCTATAACTCCTTTTATTAATTGAGGGTTGTCTTGAATAACTTTCCATTCACGTAATTCATAGTCAAAAGCTATTTTTCCTGAACATTTACGATACCACTTTCCGTTTATTTCAAAACAATCTTTATCAATTACATGATATGCATCTAATATATGTTTACAATTTATACGATATTCCTTTTCACCAGTAACTGTTTTTACTACTTTTAATTTCAAGTTAGGATTATCACTATATAAAATCATACATTAACTGTTGTTTTTTTATTTAATTCTTCGATAAATTCTTTTAACGCGTCTTGATTTGCTTCAGAAATAGTTTCTAAACTCTTTTTGATATTATCTATTACTTTATACAAAGCATTTGCTACTTCTTGAGCTAAATCATTGTTTTCTAATCCTTGAAGATCATCTGCAACACTATTAATATCTTGTGTAAAAAGAACGGTATCTTCCATTAAAGCCTTAATTTCCATAATTTGTTTTTCTTTTTTTTCAGTTAAATCTTCATGTTCAGTTAATGTTTTCTCTATTGTCTTTTCTTCTGTTTTAGCTCCTACTCTTATCCATTTAGCGACATCTTCCAGAGAAGCATCTTTGTCAGATGAATTCTTAGAAATTTCAAAGAAATAATCTAAAGTTTCAAAGGTATCTCCTAATTGAGCACGAATTGAAACTCCTGTAAGTACAGCTTTGTTGATAGAATTAAATAAAAATGCCTCTACTTCTTCTGTATCAGGATCTAATTCGCAAGTTCGTGTTAAATAATCTGCACAATATTGTAAAAGTGCATTAAACTCATTTTTAGAAAATCCTCGTAAAGCAGTTTCAAATTTATCAAAAACAATATCAAAACCTATACCATCATCTTTAATAGATGTTTTACAAGCAATATTACAAGAACCAACATTTTTTTGAATGTTAAAGGGAAGTTGCGATTGAAATGATTCATCTATATCCAAGGCTTTATCTCCACGAACGGAAGAAGTTATGCCTGTAAGATAACCATTACTTACAATATAAACCCGTGAACTGAATTTAAAATCAATATTCTTTTCATAAGGACGACCTGAAAGATACCACATAAATCGTGTTTCAGGTGAAATTTCCAAAGATTCTGTAGGTAAATTTGTTACGGGATATATGGAATAATGGCTTATCAATACAGCAAAATTGGTTCTATTGGAAATCCAATGTCCTTTCGTTGCTTCTTTTGATAAGTATTGAAAATTATCCAAACTCTTAACCATAACTCCTGCGTAAAAGAAATATTGCTTTGCAGTAACATCTTTCATATCAGAAATTTCACCCCTATGTTTCAACCAGTAAGTGCCATTACAAAGGAGTCCTTTATAATAATATCTACCAAATCTAACATATATACTATCTTTATCTGCTTTTTCAGGAATAGTTTCTTTCCATACCAGAGAAATCTTACTATTTTTCTCAAATACAGAAGCACTTTCAGAAGCGGATTTTATAATATTTTTTATAATATTATTGTTTATTCCCTGATTCTGGTAAGTAAATTCCAAATTAGCATCTTTTCTATTAATTTCCTTACGATATCCTGTGATAACTCCATTAGTAACTCTAAATATCGTGTTGTATTCGAGAGTTTCAACTTTTTGGCGATTTTCGCGAATAGATTCTAAAGCAGATGCCATAGAACTAAAATAGATACCTTCAGGCGTTTTCATATAGTGCATTGGTCTCTCCTCATAGAGTTCTCCTTTAGGAGTTTTACGCGTTGCACCATGATATAAATAAAGACTATTAGGCTGTCCTTTTTTAGTCCAAACTAATGCTGCAGCACCCTTATACTTTTCAAGGATTTCCACGCCTACTTTGTCTATTAACATTCCTAAAGCTTTACTATCTACATGTATTTTAATGTGATCTATATCATTTACTCTACATAATTCCCATATGTTTTCAATACGTCCGTTATGTACAATAATCATGTCATTTTTTTCATCACCACTTACACTTTTGATGTAAAATGGATGATTATTTTCAACAGTCTGTGCTCCATGAGTAGCTTGCCTTGCGTGGCATATCATCAAATTACCTTTTGTTATATCTATTAAAGGTAATTCGTAATTTGCAATATAACTACTAAAGAGTCTAGTGTCTAATTTAACTTCTGTATCATTATGTCCTTTGTAAATACTCCCGTTTACAAAAAATCCACAACCATGTTCGCCTCTACTCTGATTATAAAGACCAAGAATCGCAATCTTCATTCTAATCATGTTTAATTGGACAGGTGTAGGAGCTTTTATTGCAGAAATACCCCAAATACCACAAAATGTCATACTATGATCTCGTTTAAATATAAACGAAAATAGTAGTTGAACTAATAAATAGATTGTTATTATTGTCATTGTTTTAGTTTTTTTCTAAGAATTTTAGTTTAGCAATTTTTGGTACTTCTTCAATATATTTCTGTAAAGTGATAACTCCCATTGATGGAGCAGATGCGCTTTCTATAACAATCCACTCTGGATTTTCTCGTTTACGATTCTTTTTATCCTGAGCAGATTGTACTCGAACATCAAATGCAGCTATGTCAAGACCTAAATGTTGAAGAGCATCTACACAATCTTTAACAATAGAATCCCAATTAACAGGCTTATTGAACTCCTCATTGTTTTCAAGAATCCATACACAATTATCATCATGTCTTTGCCATTTGTTTTTTTCAGGAGCATCTCTTTTCAACATTTTTCTACAAGTATAGAAACATCCATTTTTAGTTACATGTAGACGATATTCTCTTGTATAAGAGTAATATTTTTCTAATATGTAATTGGAATTATTTTTCCCTTGTATAGTTATATTAAATTCTTCAAGATTATCACAGAGATAATTACCTGTACCTCTAGATCCTAATACATGTTTAATAACTATAGGAAAAGGTAACTCTTTTGTTGCGATTTCTTGTTTCGTTTCAGCATCAATGATAATCCCTTTATCAAAATAAAACCATTTAGCTGTTTTGATATTCCCTTTATTGAAACATTCCTTCATCAAATGTTTATTTGATGAGTTTTTAACCCCTTCTACGCTATTTATTTGTATATATCTAGGATCTACTATCTCTGTAGTGCTACCTAGCCTTAAAACGCTTCTAAATGGCAATAATGGTAGTAAATTTCTCAGTTCTTGATGGCTGGGATGCCTCGACCTCAATCTTGTTCTAAAGAGTTTCATCTAATAGTTTATTTAATAAGTTTTGGAAATATTTAACAGTTTCATGATTCTCAGGCATATATTCAGGATGAGGTTGTATACCTAATGCTTTTATTTTAGGATAATATACTACTTCGCACTCTAATGGCGGATTCATTTCTTCCTCATTACCGCCTTCATGATAAGGAGAGATATCTTTTGTCCATCCAAGAATTTTATAATCTGTTTTAGGTAAATTAAACGGATATTGTGCCTGATGATGAGTAGATGTTACCATTAACTCCTTACCATCATACGTTTTCATTTTATGATTACCTGGATTATATTGATGTTGAACGAGTTTTCCTCCTGCAAGTATCGAAGAAATGAATTGTGATCCCCTACATACACCGCATATGGGTATACCTAAATTAATTGCTTTTTCAGCTTCTTGTTTTTCTTCAACATCGCGCTGTTTATTATTTCCTGTACGAGGATGTTTTTTTTCACCATACATTGAAGGGCTTACGTCTTCGCCGCCTGTGAGAACTACAAGATTAGCTTTTTCCATTTTATTGGTTATTTCTCCTTGCATCCAGTTGGCATATCCTTTAGAGCCACCTATGACATAGATTTTTCGCATTCTATTATTTTTAAGTAGTTATTTAATAATTCTTCTTTAGTCTTACTATCCTTTAGAGCTTTTTCTAGTTTTGTATTTGCAGGATAAGTTTCATACATATCTTTTAGCTTTACAATACCGAAGTTCTTTTTTAAATATGCATTCACTAAAGTACCCTCTGGTGTATCAGAATTCAAAATGTATTTTAAGTATTCTTCATGATTTACAAATCGTACTAATACATGCGCAGGACGAAAAGAATGCATCTGATCACATACATATGTACATAAAACAAATATATTCCATAATTCAGATATCTCAACAACATCTTTTGAGAATTTTAAGAACGCTTTTACAATTAAATAGAAATCTCCCTCATAGACATAACGAATACTATTAATAAGTATCTTACCTACTAAATAAGAGTTTTCACTAACAATTATATCCACGATCCATTTTTCTTTTGTATTTTCATATGTGAATATGAAACCTAATTTTTTCAAAAGAGAAAAATATCTTATTACTTGATTTTCACTTAATCCGTCGTACCAATCTTTAACAATATATATTTTAATCGATTTAACTTTGGATAATTCACAATAAATGTGTGAAAAACAAGAACTTCTGTCAATTTTTACTTCCTTGTCTGTATTTGTTATATAATCGTAGGTTACTATTTGATTACAATATTTCATTTAATAATTCTTTACAATTTTTAGAATTTTTTACAGCATCAATATACTTTTGTTTACAGTTATTGTATTTGTCTTGTCCAGGTAGTCCAAATTCATGTTCTATATAATGTCTAATGTGTTCGTTAGTACTTGCTTTTAAAATTTTTTCTTGAAATTCTTGCAATGTAACTAAACGTACTCCTATATATGGATTAAATGAATGATTTGAATTAGACCGTGTATCTACGTAAGTAGACAATAACAAGATATTCCATAAAGGTTGTTTCTGCTTGTTTTTTACAAATTTTAGAAATGTTTTAACAATATCTGGAAAATTTTCAGCATATAAAAAACGAAAACAATTCAATAGAATCTTATTAACCAACATACTATTCTTTTCAGGTTTTATTTCAAATATCCACTCCTCTTCTGTATTCCGATATGTGAATTTGAATTTCATTTTTTTTAAATATCCTAAAAAAGATAATATTTCCTCTTCTGTTAGTGCATTACTCCACTTCTTCACAAAAAATACTTGAACCGTTTCTATATTATATAAGTTTCTATAAAAACGATTGTAACACGCATAATTTTCGCGTAATTGAAAATTTTCATCTGCTTTATATTTTAAACGATATTCTACATCACAATGCATTTATACTAAATTTATTTGAAAGTCTTTAATTAAATTCTCAGCTAATTCTCTATTAGAATTATTTATTGTTTGTTGAATAATATCGCCCAATCCTTCTATTTCATTAATGCGATTATTGTTCACAAAATCAACAGCTTTTTTAGTATTTTTAAAAGTCCATGTTATCAATCTCTTATTGGAAGAAAAAAATGAAGATAAAGTTCTGTATTCAGCACCCCATTGAGTGTGGCGCATATTACCTGCACAACCATATCCAACTTGTTTTCTTTCATTTTCTGGTTCAATGAGTATAGATGGTACTCCTAGAAATAAATCACATGCTTTTATTAATGCATAATTTGCCTCTTCAGATGGATTATCATAGCCCATATGAATGTGATATCCACAAGCACGAAGATTATCTCCTGTTGGTTGAGGACGTATTTCTTCCAATGTCCAACAATTCCATGACGGGTCACAACCGAAATGCTTTGCATTATCTGTTTGCAGATATTTTTCATCTAATCTTGCAGAAGGCATTGCTATCGCTTCTAGATTAGCAGGAATAGTTGCGTTAATATAATTAATTAATTTAGCAACATTCTTATAGAATTCATAAGCAGTCTTTACAGGTGGAATATTTCCTTCTGCAGATACATTATCCAAAGAAGTTGCGAAAAACTTATTTCCTGCTACAAATTTAAAAGGTTCGTCCTTTGTTCCTCTTATTATTCCTTCTGCGGATACTACTTCTTTAGTTTTTTTATCTCTTAGGAAATACTCAATATCGCTACCTAGCGTTAAATTATTTATTTTCATATATTAATGTTTATTATTCCAATTACCAGATTTAATTATATTTTTGCGTTCAAAAGCATCATCATTATGCATTACATACATGTATCCTTTACCATACGGAGTATCTACTGCAATTATATCATACCAATTATCACTATCTCCAGGAATCCCTGTACATCCTTCTAAGCGATGTACTCTATTTAAAACAGTGTTACTTGTTATTTTAAATACATCACATTCAATAGAACCTTTACCATTATCTATAACAATAGGAAAATGATCATTTTTTCCATACATTGTATAATTTGCATCAGTTCTAAATGTGCCTAAATATTCTGATTTGTGTTCTAGAAACGCTTTGTAATTATTTCTTCCTAAGCGCAAAGTTCCATAAACACATATGAGAACTTCTGGATTTTCTTCTGTAATTTCAATTCTTTTTGTTTGTTTTAGTACTGCTTCCATTAGTTTGTTATTTTTTTAGTAAAAATTCCATTATTAGAATGTATGATTATTTTATCTCCTTTCTTTTGTAATCTTTTAACAATATTATCAGTGATTTTATAGTCGATAGTCATATCGTAATAAATCTTAATCGCTTTTTTTGTGTTAAAATTACTCATTTATAGTTGTTCAGGGGTTACTAATAGCATGTCGTATCCATAATTTACTAATCGCGAATTAATATTGTCACATAATTCTTCTACAGTGAATTCCTCACATAGAAATTCATAAGAATTCGCTTCATCTAGAAAATTGTAATCTTCTAATTCTCTATTTTTAGCAAAACTCTTAAAAATATCTATAACTTTTGAATACAATTTCTTTTCGCTACTAGAAACATAACTTTCTTGTACAATTCCATTTCTTAGAACTAAGATTACTTTCTTCATAATAGATTTTTACTAATGAATAATTCTTTTAACATATCTAATCCATAATATTTTACATAATCACTTGCATCTTTAATTTTGAATCGTTCGTACTCCTTGTATGGTATATTGAAGTAGCCAAAACCTTTATTATTCAATTTAATAGATGAATTTACACCTGTAACATCATTATCAAAAAAAATGACTATCTTCTCAAAAGTATTCAGTAGTCTTTGTTGTAATTCCTCTGGAAAAGCTCCTTCTGATTCATTTTGCGTTGCAAGAACATTTTTGAAAAGTTTACGGCAAATTATTAAATCTTTTTTACTTTTCGTAATAATACAAATCTTTTCATTGGAATTCCAATCAAAGTTAGATAATCCAAATGGAACTGTTAAAGGTAAAGAACTAACCCATTTCATTTTATCATCATGTGGACTATATATTTTTACTCCTACTTTATCCTCGTAGGGTTCAGGATATGCGAAACGCAATATGTTTTTAGTCCAAATTTCTTTTTTATTGATAAAAAGTTTCTTTATTGGATAGACATTTTCTCTTTCTAATTCTTCTTGTTTTATTTCATATTGTCGCCAAAAAGATAGATTTTCTTTATTCCATTTATCTTTAACAAATTGAATGATTGTAGATTCTTTAATTTCTTTATCCAACGAATTGCTTTCTATAAATACCTTTTCAGGAACCCTATTAGTAGTTCTATCTATTAATCCAAAGTCTTGTGCTATTCTTTCTAATGCTTGATAAAAATTACAATTATATAGAGTTTTAACAAAATCAAAGCAATCCCATGTCTGATTATTACGAAAATCAGTATATATAATTTTGCCATTTTTACCAATAAAGAAAGAACATGAAGGATTTTTATCTTTAGAAAATTTTGAACAATACGCACGACCTATCTTGAAGGAACCATGATAATACATAAATATTGCTTCTTCAGTTATCCTGCTAAGAATCCATTCTTTAGATAATAAAATTTTTACAGTTGCTTTGTTAAAATCATACATATATAAGATTTAAAATAAAAAAAAAAGAGTGCCTGGAAAGACACTCTGTAACTTATTAACTATAAAAACAAAACTACACATTACAATTATTTATATTAAAATGGAAGATCGACAAGAGGATCTCCTTCTTTTGTATCTGAATCTGGAAGTATTACATCGTTTGTTGTTGTAGATAGATTCTTATCTTTAGTAACAAACATATTCCAGTTAGCAGAACCTTTTTCAAAAGGACCTTCGTCTATATCCATTTTATCAGGTAGTATATAATTTGAGTAAGGAAAACATGCATATACTTTACCAGTATTAGTTTCTTTTCCTCCTACACAATACATTTTCTCAATTTTTTTATGCATAAATACTTTTTCAAAATATGCAGCAAGTAGATCTGAACTAGCAAAACTCCTATCACATTTTTTATCAAAAAGCATCAAATGCAAATATTGCAAACGATCAATTGCTTTTGGTGTTAAGAAGAATTTTTCAGTCATTTGACCTTCTTTTCCTTCAAATTTAATCGCTAAATAAGGAGTTTTCTTTTCCATTGTACCCGTTTTAACTCCGTCGGGTTGTACATACTCTACTTCACTAATAACCAGTTTATAATGGCCTGGTTGTAAATATTTGGTATCTTTTGGTATTTCCGTTGCTGCAAAATCAAATGTTTCGTCTACTCGAACTTTTTCCATATTTTATATTTTTTCTTTTACAATTTTTTCTTTAACTATTACTTCTTGGTCTTCTTCATTATAATATGCGTTTATAGTATCGTTTACATATTGTAAATCATTATCTATAAATGCTTCTTTAAACATACCTATAGGAGTTTTAACTGTACTATAGGCATCTCTTGTTTTAAAATAATACTTTATTTCATCGTTTTCATTAACTTTACAAGCTAGAAATACAATTTCATATTGTGCTTCAATACTTGCGAGTTTATCAGATATCATCTTTCCTGAAGATTGTGCTTTAATTGTTTTAGATTCAATTATACCATCTCCTTCTACTTGGATATGATGCAAAAAGTACACATTTAAATCATCTCGTAGAGTATTCGCAATTTCAGATAGTACTAAGAATTCATGTGCAATATCTCCAAATTTAAAATATCCTTGTTCTTCCCTTCTCCTATCTAGTTCTTTTGCTGCGAGGAAAGTACTATCGTCAATAACTGCCATTTTTATATGAGGCATTTTATCACTGATATGCTTCAACCAAGCAGCAATTGCTTTAGACGAAGAACTGTTTATTACATTACCTTTAGGATTTTTCTCTTTATCCCAAATGGTATAATTCTTTTTACTCCCACGAAAAGGTAATCCTTTACCTAATGCTGAAAATATTATTACTTCTTTTGGATTAACTGTTCGTAAAGAGGATGTTTTTCCACTACCAGCTTCTCCTAAAATTAACACGCTTTTTCCCATCTATTAGTCATATTTTGTTTTACAAAGTTACTAAAATAATTCCTGTTTTCCAAATTTTTCTTTTCTTTCTTTTTCATAAATTATTATCCTGTCATATATCTCATTTAATTTTTCTTTATCTGTTGGAAGAGGCATTTCTTTAAAAATTTCACGTTTACCATCAAAATATAAACCACATCTGGGAGCCATTTCACCCTCGTTATTTTTAAGCATTAGAAGCGATTTGAACCTATCTCGTAGTATTTCTATATTATAACCATCTGCATTGGGATACCATGGAATTTCATATCTCCAAGGAGAAAATAAAGCAAACATTACAAAGAACATTTTGTTATCATACAAGCTCTTTATCTTGTATATCTGTATTTTATTTTGTTATATATACAGCTCAGACTATGTCTTAATCAATTTTCATTGATTTCCCGCTTTCGTGGTAGAATTATATCCTCGACTTTACGTTAGGAATCACTACTAGTCGTTACACATTCTCCTTTATTTCTAAAGGGTTTAGCTCGGCGTTGCCTTCTTCAAGGTTTTCACCGAATTAACGGGATTTCTCGTGACTTCATATTTTGTATTTCATACTATCATAAATATAATCTTGTATTAAATGAAAAAACAATTTTAAACTATTTCTTCTTATATAAATTTCAATTTATTTTATAGTATTTGTTAAAATATTTACTCTATCACGCATAATTACTTTTGCGTCTCCTATGCTGGAAATATTAGGTTCAACTGCAGATAAATTTACTTTTCCAGCATTACGAAAAGTATGTTTCTCTGTTTCAGCATCTACTTGTAATACTGCTACTACAGTCATATTTAATTTTTTACATAGATCTAATCTTATTACATTCCTGGATAAGGTTTTGATTGCCTCCCATTCTGTATTATGATGTGCGTCTTTTGTAATATTTGAATAATTATCTATAATAGCTATTAAATGATGCGTTTCTCCATATTTTTTATGTAATTCATGAGATACTTTTTGTATTTCAGAAGGAGAAGAACAATTATTTATAATATAAACGCTTTCGTCGAACTCCTTGTAAAAATCTGCATCCTGTTTCAAATAATTTAAATATTTATCAGGAATAGGTACATCTTTTGAATCGAGATATTTAGCAGATATATCTATATGATGACGAGTATATAAATAATGTATCATCATTTTTTTATATATAGCTTCATCACCATCTTCCAATGCGAAATATAATATTTTTACAGGATAATTATTTTTTTTAGAAAATTCCAGCGTTTTATAAACAAAAGCATCTCTTATCCATCTACTTTTACCTATACCAGAAGAGCCTAATATTCCTATATAAGAACCTTTATCTATTGAAGGAATATAATCTTTATATCGTTCAAAGGGAAATGGTATTCCATTGTGTAATCCCTTTTCTTTTCTTTCTTTTTTATTGATAATACTCTGTAAAACTCGTTCATATAATCCCATTTTTTAATCCTTTTACTAATCTTAATAAGCTTTCTCTATCAAATTTGTCTTGTACATTATTTTCAGGTATTAATTTATGCGTTATACAAAATTCAAGAAGTTCTTTATCTGTAAACGCGTTGTAATATTCTTCCATTTCCTGTGTTATATTCATCCATTCTTTTTTTAATTTTTCTTGTCCAGCCTTTTGTAAAACATCTCTACTTGTCTTTTCCATTACACTAAATCCATTATAGAAGTATCTACAACATCATCTTTCTTATCTAAGAATTTATCACACCATGCTGCTAAATCAGATACTCTACCTTCTTTTTCATTTTTAAATATAAAAAATATTGCTTTTCTTGTAAAAGCATGTCCTGAATCACTGTTTTCCTGATGTTTAATATACATTTTAGTAGCTCCTAGTATAGTGTCTTTATCAAAGTTGTAAAGTTTCATAAATTTATCTAGGCGCACTACTATATCATTAACATTCGATCTATGTGATTTAGGGAAAATTTCTACATACTCTGTAGCCCAATGATCTACAGGAATTCTTAATGTTTCTGCGGTTACTTGTATTCCATTTTCGGAAAATTCTTTTTTTATCTGATATACTAATTCTCTACCTTTCTTTGTTAAATTAAATAGAGGTAATTCATCTTCATCAGAATGTATTAATAATTCTCTTCGTTCTAATTGTCGATATAGAATAATTGCACGTTTTTCGCGATTATTGTCATCAAATTCATCTAATAAATCATATCTCATTTCATCAAGAGCAAACATAATAAATAAAGCAGAACCAAAATAATCTACATGTAAATTATGTGATTTTAACTTTTTTATTATGTTTGCGTTGAATTGTATTATTATATTATTCATATATTAACATAGTTTTTCTATATTCCTTCGTACTTGTGATAAAGTAGTTTGATTGTAAAACGCACCATTTTCATATATAACTTGCAATATTCCTTTATCTTCTTCTTCAGGAGTACATTGAGTATATACATTGAAATTATGATCCACAGCAACCATTCCTTTCAAAGATTTCTTAGTACCATCATCCGTTATAGGATCTTTATATATGTCATACGCAATTCGTTCTACTTCATATTCATAATCTACAGGAATTCCTTGTGCATTTTTTACAACTCTTGCAAAACCACCTTCTTTTTTTTGAAGGATTTCAAACCAAGAGCCCTTAACAGCAAATCCAAAAGTATCGCGAGTATTCATTTGATAAGTAAAAGAACCTACACCGAGAACAATATTAGTACAAGCAAATCCTTTAGCTTCTAAACGTCTATAAATCTCCATTTGTCTATCTAGAGTAATAGAATCACCATAAATAGCTCCTATATGAGAATCAAGTACTTTATAACCTTGTTTGTTAACTGTACCACCAAACATATCCCAAAGTAATTCAATTACACCCTTTTCTTTAGAATTTGATTTGATTTTAGAATGTTCATTTTTCCATTCTTCTTTATTATCCCATATAACTTCACCACAAATTATATCTACAGGATCACCAGAATCAGGACGTATTACTAATTTACCATCACGAGCCATTATGGCTTCTTTATTAGCTGGTAAATATTCGGTAATGAGTTTCCATAAATCAAATGTATCTGAAACAATTGATAATATACCTATTGGAAATTCTTTTAACCAGTCAGCAATCATTTGTTGTTCACCTACAGTAAATATTTTTGTTGTGCTTACTGAGTGTTCAGACGCATTGACAGAATTGATAGAAACCTCATTCTCAGGCTCGTTATAGAAGTATCTAGCTCCTGGTATAACTATAAGTGTATCAGAACCTCTAAACGAAGATGCGTGACCTAATCCACTAGCTAGCATATCAAAAGGAGATAATCCTCTAGCACTAAAATCATGAGCTAAATATGGAAGAAGTCCAATATTCTTCTCATCTGTTTTATTTATCCATTCTTTTAGATTTCTACGATATTGTAAAGCAATAGTTGCAGAAGTAGAAGATTTCCAAGATAATGCAGAAATAATTGTTTCTAGGTATAATGTTAACCAAGCATATCCATCTATTGTATTAATAAATGTCATATGTGGAACATTTGCAGAAGTTTCTATACCTTCTGGTAAAGCTTTAATTTTAATAGGTAAATAACCTAATTTATGGAGTTTGATAAAATGATCTCCTTTAAATTCCATATCAAGATACATAGACATATCTCTAATAAAACTAGCTGCTTCTTCTTGTGTTTTATCAAAGAAATTCTCTTTAAATTCGTCATGTAACCATTTAATCATAAGCTGATGACCAAATGAAAGAATTTTAGTTATTCCTTTAGGTGCATGTTTTACACTTCTCGGTATCAATGTTCCATATAAACGAACTGTTCCAGGAGCTAACATTTTTTTGTGTCCCACTTTATATCCATCTGAATAGTAGAGACTTAATGGTTTAAACATATTAATAATTTTAACCTATTTCATCTAGGTGTGTTTGTGAACGAATAAATGCTCTTTGTCGATACATCGCTTCTTGTAAAGTATCTAATGCTTGATCTAGACCTGCACGATCATCTAGAAATATATTAGCATATATTTTATTTTGATTACCATATGGTAAATCGATAGGATTTTGATTAATTGTATCTATATGTAAATCTTTAGAATCACAATATTTACGAATTTCTTCATAACGATTTTGTTTACAAGCAGTAAAAATTACAATATATGCACCAACTCTTCTTGCTTCTTTTAATAGTTCAATAACTTTATCACATTTTTGTTGATTTGTTAACTTCCAAGGACAAATTGTATCATCAAAATCAACTGCGACGATTATCTTACCATGAAGATTCCATTCTTCAACTAATCTTTTTATATAATCGTTCATATATTTATAATTTTAACGTAATCTTTAATTCCTGAAAATTGTTCAAGTATTTTTATGTGTTTTTCATCACTATAAAAAGAATTTGTAGTGTAAACATTTTTAAAATACTCTTTTAATTCACTAAAACCATTATGGAAGATACCATGTGATACAACGAGATATAAATTACCACAATTCAAAAGTTTTAGTCTCTTTGCAATTTCTATAAAAGTTCTACCACCATCACAAATATCATCAATAATGTAGACATCTTTGTTCTGTAGATCTACTATTGTAGTATCTACTTTAGTTTCAATGATTTTTCCAGTAGATAACTCACGTATTTTTTGACATTTAATTAAATCTCCAGTAAATTTTAGATATTTACATAGTTCATATATCTTTTTTTCACTACCTGCATCAGGTGAACATATACAATAGTTAGTTCTTGTTTTTAGAATGCTCTCTACAAAAGTATAATTTGTTAGACAAGTTAAATTATTTATACAAGCATCTGCTAAAACTTCGTTATGTACATCGTAACATATAATTTCTTCTAGATGTAACGAATTCAGAATAGGAGCAATTACATCTTTTAGATATTTAGTTCCTCCATTTTGAAATTGTCTATCAGAACGAGCTCCTAGTAGATACGGAATGTATAGAATGATATTTGCTCTATTATTTAGATTTCTAATCGCTGTAACAGCACAAATTATTAATTCTAAATGTTGAAAATTGTTAAAAGAAGAAACAATTTGATAATGTTTTTCATAAATATTAATCACTACATTTTGTTGTCCATCTGGATAAGAAAATTTCTTGAAAAATAAAGAATCCTCTTTTCGTAAATCTATTGTTATCATAATATTTTTATTTATTCATTCCAATCATACATCATATCGTATTTAAGTACATGTGTTTTATACAAAATAGATAGTGTTTTTAATAAATTATTTTTCAATGCACCTTTTTGAATAGTACTCCAATAATGAGAATCTAAAAAAGGTATTGTATTATGCCTAAAATGCGAAATGTATACATGTAATTTCCTACCATTATAATCTACTTGGAATCTTTCATATAAACCTTCATGAAAATCTAATGTTCTCAACTGTTGATATGTCATTTCGTATATGACTCCTTCTACAGATTCGTTTGCATTTTCTCTGATATTTGCAAAAGTTGGTACTTTTACTCCGCAATCAAATATTAACTCATATCCAGGAATAACATGTGTTGCAATTTGTTCACAAAAACCTACTCTTACATCAAGACGATATTTATGAAGATTAGAACCATATGCAAAATATAGAACTTTTTGATTCAATTGTTTTTGAGTGAACTTCTTTTTCATATAGTTTTTAAGTTGTTTCAGGATATTTCTCATAGAATTCTAATATAGCTCTATATATTGTTTGTTGAAATGTTTCTTTTGGTTTTTGCTCTACATATACAAGTTGTCTTTCTTCGTAAGCATCTATACTTTCTCTAATATGTATTCCAGAAGTTTTAGGCTTTAAAATTTCAACTTCATCATTATACCAAATATGTACTTCATACTTTTTACCAATTTTATTTAATTCTTCTAGTATATCCATAATTATTATTTTTTAGCTTCCCATCCAGCTTCAAAAGCACGAAGAAGTAATTCATAATATACATATTCATATTTTAAATTACTGTCTTGAAATTCATCAGAATTATTTTCTGGAGGATAAAAGTTATATTCTTCACAGAATTTCTTAAAAGCTTCATACATATCATCCATAATTAATCTTCATTTATAGTTAAAAATAAAGCACCTATCAAGATATATAAAAGAAACCATAATTTATTATAAGTTACTGCTAAATATGCAGGTACAAATAATACACCTAATATTATTCCAATTGCAATAAAAGACTCTATAACTAGAACGATATTCATTAAAAACTTTTCCATAACTAATGTAATAATAAGTATTGATTAAGAAATAGTGTTGCTATGAATATTCCTATCAAAATCATTGCAGTATATATTTTTCTATTACAATCTTTTGTAAATTGTGTAATAAAAAGCACCACAAATATACTTAACATCGCAGATATTAAAATTAAATTTACTGCTTCCATTATTTCTTTCATATATTTTATTTTAAGGTATATATAATATTGTTAGATTATCTTTATGTAAATCAAATAATTTCCAAGTTTCTGTATAATTTCTTTGAAATTCTTCTACATTAAATGGTTTACATATTACATGAAATCCATTCTTTGTTCTTAGAATATCTTTGATTTTGTCACCTACTGGCAAAACATTATAAAGTTCCTTACTTAATTGATTAGTAAAATTTCCACGATCTTTAAAGTCAAAATCTAATATCCAACTTTTATCAGACTCATTTGAATAAGTTCCTGCTACAGATTCATAAGCTTTTCTTACAGATTTGAAATCTTTGTTCATTATTTGATCTGTAACTTTTTTCAAAGTATGAAATGCAAGTTTCTCGAAAGAACGTTTATTAAGATTTATTCCTGCACGAGCATTATGATAATTACAAAGAACTTTAATTTCTTCGTACTTCCTATCAAGATATTCCAATGAAGATACATAATAAGTTTTTACTATATAAGAATTATTTCCTAATTCAGGATGTTCTTTTTTACGTTTAATTATTTGAAGATGATAGAAATCATCCTCATTATTAAACTTTAATAAAAATTTTATTTTATCAATATTATCTATCATCTTTCTTGTTTTTTAAATCACCTATTTCAGAATACATAGCTAGTAATTCAGGTAACAATGCTCCAAATCCTATCCAAGAACCTAATATGAAGAATCCTAGATAGTCTATATCCTTCAAGTAGATTTTGAAAATATTTGCGTTTGTTTTAAAAATTAAATTATTTATATAGTTATTTAAAATAACTAATATATACAGTAAGATAATGGTGCATCCTACACCTATTAAATAAATCCATAACAACGTTGTCATATTTTTGATTTTACGAGGTTAAGCATGTCTCCTTTAGTTACTACATATACATTACTAGTGCTAACAGATAAATTGTTTTCTTTCAAATCCTTTAAACTCAATACTGGTTTATTCCATAGTATATATTCATCTCTAGCAGATTCTGTAGAAAAAGCAATTAAGTCGCTATTTTTTATTATATCTGCAGGAAAACAAACAATTTTATTAAAAGATTTATCTGTAGCATAAATAAAACTATCTTCTTTATAAACGTCTACTCCATCATTAGTAGTAAGTATAGGCACTTTAGCTTTTTTAACATCTTTTAGATATTCAAAATAAGAGGCACATCCTTTAGTACCTGTAATCATAACCCTATCGTTTTCACAAATGGTAATACGAGAAATTATTAAATCATTATGTCTATTAATATCAATTCTGTCTCCAATAGTGAATATTTCTTCATCCAAAAGTCTCTTAACAGAATGTATACGATACAAATTGTTTGTTAATATATGTGATATATGCATAGGAGAAGTATAATCATCAGAAGCAGACCATTCATCTATTCCACGATTCTCTAACCATATTCTACCAGAAGTACGTTGAATAAAAGATAGTATTTTATAACTTGTATCTACTATTTCTTGCCAGAATTCGGAAAAATCTTCTATATTAGGAAGATAAATTCTATTTTTACTATCTTTTAAACAATACCATCCTTTTCCTACAGAATTATAAATAACAGTTCCTTTTATTAAATTACAATTAGGATAACTCTTTATTAGTGCATATCGTTTCATAAGTTATTTGCTTTATATAGTTTAGTAATCTGTTTTAGGCAATAAAGTTCCAAAAGCATTTTCAACCTTTTCTAAGGTTAATACATTATTCATAAGATCTTTAGTTGTAGTTTTATCTCTATAGCTAGCAAATAAATCTACTAATTCTTCATATGACATTTCTAAGAATTGTCCATTATAATATATACCATTTTTCATTAGAATAATGTTAATTGTCTTTTATTAATTTCAATTTCTTCTATTATTTTTCGTGTTTTTGCAACGTAATGATTATAATTTATATTATAATCTTGCCATTGTTTCTCCTTATAGGTATTAAACAATATTACAGGATCACCTACATGCAAATGTTCCATTGTATTTTTTCCTTTCTTTCGTTTGAAAAGTAGTGGCGCAGGTGTTGAAAAATAATATCTATTTAAATTTTGTTGCTTTTCATTATTATAAAAGATTTCATATCCTTTATTAACTTTTTTACTACAACAATAATCATAAATATGCAAATTGTGTTCTTCAGGATTCTTTATAGTGCTTTCTATAGCAATATTTTTAATAAAATAATTTTCTAGAGCT